CGGGAATCAGAGCGGAAGTTAAAATGTAAAAGTTTTAACACGCGCAACGCATAGATAACATAAACATAGGAGGTTGGCTCGGTTGAGTAAACTAGAAGAATTTTGGGAAGATATATATAAAAAATATATTAATGAAAAATGTTCATTAATGAGTTTGGCAAAAGAATATCATTGTGATAGACAAACTATCCGTAATTTATTAAAATCTCACAACATTGAAATTAGAGACGTAAAGCATCAAAATAAAAAAGACATTCCAAAAGAAACACAAGAAAAAGTAATTTATAATTATACAGTTTTAAAAAAGGGACTTATTCCTAGCGGAAAACCCTTTGGCCTTAGTCAGAGAATGGTAAAAACTATTCTTCAAGAAAATGGCATTTATATTCGTAATTATATAGAATCGAAAGATAATTCAAGAAAATATTCTATCGACGACAATTATTTTAAAACACAATCTCATAATATGGCATATATATTAGGACTATTAGCTGCGGATGGAAGCGTTTCTTCTAAAGAAAACGGTGTTTTTATTCAGTTGAAAGCTGACGATAAAAAAATTCTTGAAGACATAAATAAAGAGTTAAAAAATACTCATCCAATTAAAGTATACTCTTGTATAAAAGAAGAAAGAAAAGAAGAGATAGCAAAGCTTTCTTTTTGGAGTTCTACAATAAAAAAAGATTTAGCTCATTATGGAATTGTTCCAAATAAAACTTTTATCTTAAAACCGCCAGAACTTCTCCTTCCTGAGTACTGTATATCCTACATTAGGGGGTATTTTGATGGAGACGGCTGTATTTTTTTAAATAATTATACTCCTGGTTTTTCTATTGGTGGAGCTTCTAAAAATCTTATACAATGGATAAGAAATTTTTTAAGTATTCAGTACAATATACAAACAATTTTAAGAACACTAAAAGGAAAGTTGTCCGAAAATAGAGATTGGTATGAAATTACTTATTATGGAGATAGAGCCAGACAAATTTTTAATATTTTATATGTAAAAGATTCCCTATATATGGAAAGAAAGTATAAAAAATTCTTATCTCTTATGAAATAATTATCCAAGAGACTGAATTACCTTTGGTAAGGTAAAAAAGATATGCTGAACTTATACGAAATGAAGTATAAGAAGTAGAAGATAAAAAGCTTCTACGATAACAAAATTGACTCTACGATCTTTGTGAACAATTTATCTGTCAACAAAATGGTGTCACAAAACTCGGTGATGTTTCTTATGGCGCGGCATATAGTCAGTTATCTAAAGAATTTGAATCTTCTATTAGAAAGATTACTATGATGGGGTATGGATTAATTATGACCTGTCATTTAAAGGAGTCTTATGATGAGGAAGGAAAACTATTAAGCGCAAAGCCTGATCTTAATAATCGTTGTTTAAAGATCGTCAATGGCCTTGTTGATCTTATTGCAGTTATCACGCAAACATGGAATGAAAAAGGAGAAAGTGAGCGTTGGATTCAGACACGCGCGACTCCTACTATTTCAGCCGGTACTCGTTTTAGATTTCTTGAACCCCGCATTCCTTTTGGTTTCCATGAACTAGAGAGTGCACTAGCAAAAGCTATTGATGAGGAAGAGAAGCACGGTGCGAAAGTCGTAGATGAAGCTCCTATTATTCAAACGGAAAAGATAGATTTCGAGAAAACGATGTCAGAAGCTCGTGAACTTTGGATTTCAAAAGTAAATGCTGCGCAAACAGACGAAGAAAAAGAAGCGGTTGTTCGTGCAATGTCGAAAAAGGTTGAGCTAGTCTTTGGCAGAAAAATTAAACTATCGGAAGTTACTGAAGATCAAGCTGACTTGTTAGCTTTAGTCTTGATGGATTTGAAAACATTATAATCTGGCATTTCAAGACTTTAAAAAAGAATATGTAAAGCGGTTTGAGGTGTAGATAGGTTCTACACCTCAAATTTGCTATTTTCTCCAAAATATGGTATAATTATTTTATAGAAAGGAGTGAGAATATGGCTCCACATATTGTAATGTGTCGTTTCTGTAAAGAAAGATTTGATGCAAAAAAAGATAGAGAGAATATTGATTGGGTTCAAAAGTCGAAAGGTTGGTATTATCATACAAGTTGTTATCAAAAAATGAGGTCAGAAAAAGATTCAACAAATGATATATGGAAAGACCGCATTTATGATTTCATCGCGCATGACCTCAAAGTTTCATATAACTATTTCTTATGTGAACAACAGCTAATCAATTTTGTAGAAAAAGATAGGATTGGAACTTATAAAGGGATTTATTTCGCGCTCAAATACTTTTATGAAATTAAACATGGAGATTGGAATAAAGGAAATGGTGGGTTGGGTATTATTCCCTATATCTATAAAGACTCAACTGATTATTGGGTTGCACGCGAAGAAAGAGAAAAAGGAATTTTAGCTGGAATTGAACAGCAGTTAAAAGAAAAAGAAGTCTCTCCTGTTATAAAAGTTAAAAAGAGAAAATCCGAAAAAGAAAAAAGTAAGTGGAATTTGGAGGATATTTAATGACTGACAAAAATACAATAATTCAGATTTTTGGAAGCTTGATGAAAACTCCAAAACTTTTGAGCCAAGTTGATAAGTATAGTATTACACCAAGTGACTTTGAAACAAGATTTGAGAAGTTCATTTTTGTCGCAATCGATAATTTATATCGAAATGGCGCTGAAAGGATAAATCCAGTTGATGTTTCAAATTTTTTAGAGACAAATGCTTCTGGAAAAGTTATTTTTGAACAGAATAATGGTATTGAGTATTTACAGGATTGCGAGTTTTTGTCCGATGAAAATAACTTTCAATATTATTACACAAAATTAAAGAAATTTAACCTGCTGCGCGATCTTCAAAAAATGGGAATTGATACTTCTGAATTTTATGTTGAAGATTTAACACGACCACGCGCCTTCGATGTAAATAAGAAATTTGAAGAACTAACAATTAAAGATGTAGTTGATGCAACAAAGAAAAAACTTTTGAAAGTTGAAAAGGATTACATTCAAGACTCAAATGTTCAAAGCTGGGATTTGGCAGATGAAATTGATGATGTTATCGATGAATTTGGTGCGGAAGAAAATATTGGACTTCCAATTAATGGAAACATTCTGTCTCCAATTTTAAACGGCGCTGAACTGGGCGCGCTGACTATCCGCAGTGGATCAAGTGGTTTGGGCAAGACGAGGGTAGCTGTAGCCGACTGCGCTAAATTAGCGTTTCCTTTTTACTTCGACTTGGAAAGTCAAAAATGGGTCAAGAGCGGTTCAAGCGAACCAACTCTCTTTATTATGACAGAGCAGAAGCCAGATCAAATTATTAAAATGTTTTTAGCTTATTTGAGTGGAATAAATGAAACAAAATTTCGTTTCAACGATTTGACAGATGAAGAAAGAAAAAGAATTGAAATTGCAAAAAAAATCATCAAAGATTTTAACAATGTAAAATTGATGAGAATACCTGATCCGTCAATCGAACAGTTAAAGTTAGCCGTTAGAGAAGAAGTTATTATGTCTCAAAGAAAGTATATATTCTTTGATTATATTTTTGTCTCACCAGCTTTATTAGAAGAATTTCGAGGACATGGCCTTCGTAACGATGAGTGCCTACTTTTAATGGCGACTGCGCTAAAAGACTTGGCAATCGAACAAAACGTCTCAATTTTTACTTCAACACAGGTAAATGCACGAGCTGACGATAATACAGAAATCAGAAATGAATCTTCATTAGCTGGTGGCCGTTCGACTATTAATAAGGCTGATAATGGTATGATTATGGCGCGACCCACAAAAGATGAAATTGATATTCTTACGAAAGATGGTACATTATCTGGAGTGACTATACCAAATATTGTAATAGACATTTTCAAAGTTCGCTCTGGTAATTGGAACCAAGTTAGAGTTTGGCGTTATTTTGATTTAGGCACACTTCGTATTAAAGATTTATTTGTAACGGATTCACGCCTTATGCCAATTCAAAATCTTAATCTATATAGTTATGATTGGGAAATTACAAAAGAGGAAGAAGAATATTTGAATAAAATAAATAAGAAAGGATAATAATGGATTATAAACAAATAATCGAAGAACTTTCTTGTGAGCAAGTAGAAAAAATTTTGGACAAATTAGACGTGCCGTGGGTTGATAAAGGAGAATATTTACTTTGTAAAACAGCTTGCCATAATATTGATTTAGAAGAAGCATCTTGGAAATTATATTATTATAAAAATACTCATTATTTTTATTGTTATACAAGTTGTGCAAGTATGAGTATTTTTAGATTTCTTGAACATTATTATGAGACTCGCGCAATTCCTTATGACTGGCATGAAGATGTTCTTAATTTTGTTATTAGCTATAATGAAAATTATTTTAAAGAAAATAGTAATCTTGTTGTAAAGTATACTTCTCAAAGAGAAAAATTTGAACAGAAAAAAAATAGGCGTCAGCTCCCAATATATCCGAATGGAATCATCAACGCTTTTGTGAAACGGTATCCAGTCGAATGGATTCAAGAAGGAATTAATGTTAAAGCAATGGAAAAGTATCATATTCGTTTTTCAGAAGTCCAAAACAAAATTATTATTCCTCATTATAATGTAAATGGTGAATTAGTTGGAATTAGAGGGCGCGCGCTTGATAAATGGGAAATTGAGAATATTGGAAAATATTTACCAGTCCAAGTTGAAGGTAAGTGGTATTCTCATCCATTGAGCCTGAATCTTTATGGGCTTTTTGAAAATAAAGAGAACATTAAGAAATATGGTATTTGTTATGTATATGAAGCGGAAAAAAGTATACTTTTGTCTGAATCATTTTCATTTCCTAATTGCGGAGTAGCAGTCTGCGGCAGCCAATTTAATAAATATCAAGTTGACTTACTTCTTAGGTATTGTCAACCAAAGGAAATTGTACTCTGTTTTGACAATGAAGAAAAAGAAAAAGAAGATAAATATTTTAATAAGCTAATGGGAATTTGTAAGAAGTATAATAATTATTGTAATTTCTCATTTATTTATGATAGAAAAAATTTAACAAAGAAGAAAGATAGTCCTGTTGATAGAGGAGAAGAAATCTTTCGAGAATTAGTAAAGGAAAGAGTAAAGGTGAAGTAAAAAAGTGAAGTATAAGCTAGTAAATGAAAAAATTACAGAAGATTATGGACGAAATCTACTTCGCACGCGAGGTATTGAAAATATTGATCTATTTCTACATCCAGATCCAACTTGCCTTCAATCATGGGAAGATTTAGATAATATTAGTAAAAGCGCAGTAATGATTTTGGATAAAATCAAAGAGGATAAACAATGGGCGATTATTGCAGATTGTGATACTGATGGCGCTTGTTCTTTTGCAATTATCTATCAATATCTAAAAAGACTAAATCCAGAGAAAGAAATTAAATTTTTTATTCACACAGGAAAGCAACATGGTTTTTCTGATATGATGGATAACTTGATGGATACGGATTGGGGACTAATAATCGCGCCGGACTCAGCTACCAATGACGGCCAATATATTGAACAATTTAATTGTCCAGTTTTAATTTTAGATCACCACTTAAAAGAAGAAAGTTCAAAGATCCCTCTTAATATGTTCTTTGTAAATAACCAAGAGTCTCAATTTTATAAGAATAAAGATTTGTGTGGTGCAGGTGTAACTTGGCAATTTTGTAGAGCTTTAGATTATTATAGTCAAAACGATTGGGCAAAAGATTATATTGATTTATGTGCATTAGCAGAAATTGGTGATATGATGAGTGTTTTGAATTATGAAAATCAGTATCTAATTCAAACTGGTCTTCACAATATAAAAAATACGATGTTTAAAGTTCTATTAGATAAACAAGACTATTCAATGGGTGGAAAGATTAACCCAACTACTATTGCATTTTATATTGTTCCACTCATTAATGCAATGATTAGAGTCGGCTCACAAGAAGAAAAGGAAAGATTGTACCGAGCTTTTGTAGAGCCAAATGTAATGGTAGACTGTCATAAACGTGGCGCGAAAGGTACTAAAGAGCGGCTTTGCGTAGAGAGCGCGCGTGAATGCACGAATGCAAAAGCAAAGCAAGATAGAGAAAAAGAAAAAATTGTTGAATCTTTGGAGATGAAAATTTTTAAACAAGATTTATTGGAAAATCAGATTCTTTTTGTTCCACTCGATGACGATGATGATTTTCCACCAGAACTCAACGGATTGTGCTCGATGGTCTTAACTTCTAAATATCATAAGCCAACAATTATTGCAAGAGAAAATAGTGACGGCTTTTTTAGAGGAAGCGCGAGAGCAATGAGTAATACAGAATTAACTTCGTTTAAGAAGTATTTGGAAAGCACTGGTTTGTTTGAATATACTTTGGGCCACGATCAAGCATTTGGTATTAGTATAGAGAACTCAAACCTTGAAAAGCTCTATGGAGTCTCAAATGAAGAACTCTCCAAAATTGATTTTGGAGAAAATATTTATGACGTAAATTTTATAGTCGGTGCCAACGACAGAAATCTTTCTTTTTTAATTGCTGATTTAAGTCAATATGAAGATTATTGTGGACAACAAAATCCAGAGCCACAAATTTGTGTTACCAATATTTTAATTTCTTCAAATGAAGTTTCAGTTATTGGAAAGAACAAAGATACTATAAGAATTGAAAAGAATGGGATTACATATATAAAATTCCACGCAAAAGAATTAATTCAATCTTTACAAGAATATGATAAGATGAACTTAACAATTATTGGTAGACCGAATCTTAATGATTGGCTTGGACATCTTACCCCGCAGTTATTAATTACAGATATGGAGATTGAAGATGCAAGATTTTCCTTCTAACATTTATATTATTCCTACAGAAACCGGGGAAATCAGTAAAAGTTTGTTTTGAACAAGAATTAATATCAGAAAAAGAAGCAGTTGAAAAGTTTATTTCTCTTATAAATAAAAAAGCAATGAACGAATTAGAAAAAGAAGAAAAAGTTGAAAAGTTTACTTTTCTTATAGATAAAGTAAAAGCGATGAATGAACCAGAAAATTTAAAAATAATTTTTGAAGGCGGTTTAAAAAGATAAGAATTAATAAGAGGTATTTTATGGTTTATATGGGTTCTAAAGAAAGATTAGCAAAATATATTATCCCAATTCTTCAAAAAGCTATAGATGAAAATAATTGTGATACGTATATTGAATGTTTTGTAGGCGGAGCAAATATCATCAATAAAATAAAATGTAAAAATCGTTTTGGATATGACAGAAGTGATACTTTAATTGCTCTATTAAAACAAGCGCAAGATGATTTTAGTAAAATTAAAGAGGATGGAAATTTAGAAGACTGGAACAAAGGGAAAAATTATGTTAAAAATGGAATAATGCCAAATGATATGACTTTAGCTGACATTGGGGCAATAGAATTTTTTAGAAGTTATGGTGCTGGAGGTTTCCCTCGAGGTTTTGTTAAGGACTATCAAAATAGGAATCCTTACAAAGAAAGAAGAGCCAATTTGGAGAAACAATCGAAAAGCTTAAAAGGTATAAAATTTAATTGCCAAAATTATTGGGAATTAAAACCATGCTCAAATGCAGTTATTTATCTTGATCCTCCGTATCAAGGAACAAAAATTTATGGCTATGCTAGTCAAGAAAAAATGGATTATGATTTCTTTTAGAATTGGGTAAGAAAAATTAGTAAGAGTAATTATGTTTTTATTTCTGAACAAAAAGCACCAGAAGATTTTGAAGTTCTTTGGGAGAAAGAAATTTCCAGACAAGTTACAATAAAAAATGATTTTAAAGCAACTGAAAAATTATTTAAATTAAAAGAAAATTAATATTGTTTTCTTTAGAATACTATGATATAATATTATTAGAAAAAAGAAAGAGGTGATGCAAATGAAAACTACTTTGAATTATCCAGGTAGTTTACATTAGTTCAAAATCATACTGATAATTCTAATGGAAGACTTCGAGATTGCATCATTAAAATTGAAAATTTAATTGATTACGCGATTGAATTAGGACATGAAGTTGTTGCACTAACTGATCATGAAACAATTAGTGGAGCAGTTAAAGCTGAAGAATATTATCGAAAAATAAAAAAAGATAATCCTAATTTTAAATTAATTCAAGGAAATGAAATTTATTTATGTCGTAATGGTTTAAATGCCTCAAATTTTAAAGCTGGACAAGATAAATATTATCACTTTATTCTTTTGGCAAAAGATGCGATTGGGCATGAACAAATCCGAGAATTATCAACTCGCGCGTGGCTTCGTAGTTATCTAGCAAGAGGTATGCGAAGAGTTCCTACTTATTATAATGATTTATTTGAGGTAATTGGAAAAAATCCAGGACACGTTATTGGTTCGACAGCTTGCCTCGGTGGTGTCTTGGCTACACAGCTTCTTAAAGAAAAAACAGATGAAACTCTTAATCCTAAAATTTATAACTGGATTAGGCAAATAAATGATTTATTTGGAACTGGTAATTTCTTTTTTGAAATGCAACCAAGTTATAACAAAGAACAAATTTATGTAAATCAGCGACTTTTTGAGCTTTCAGAAGAATTAGCCATTCCTTATATTATTACAACAGATAGTCATTATTTAAAAAAAGAAGATAGAATAGTTCATAAAGCCTATCTTAATGCACAAAATGGTGATAGAGAGGTAGATGACTTTTATGCTACTACCTATATGATGAATACGGAAGAACTTGAAAGTTATTTTAGTTACTTTTCTGCTGAGCAGCTAAAAAAAGCTTATCAAAACATTCTTAAAATTAAAGAATCTTGTCAAGATTTTACACTTTTAAAACCATTGAGAATCCCAGAATTGATGTGGTATCAATACTCCCAAGAAGAAGAAGAATATTTTTTTTATAAAGAAAAAATTCCTTATCTAGAAACTTTTTACAATTCAGATTACTTTGGAGACAGACGTTTGGTTTGGGCAATTATTGATGGCATAAAAAATAGAAGAGGACTTCAAACAGAAGAAGCTTATAAGGAGATTGATGTATGTCTGGATGACACATGGCGTTCGTCTATCAAAAATAAAGCACATTGGTCTGCCTATTATTTAAATCTTCAAAAAAATATAGACTTGTGTTGGGAAGCTGGATCTCTAGTTGGCCCAGGCCGTGGTTCAGGCGCTGGCTTTATCTTGCTTTATGTGCTTGGTATTACTCAAATAAATCCTCTTCTGGAAGAAACACAAGTTTTTCATTGGAGGTTTTTGAATCCGGAGCGTGCATCAGTATTGGATTGTGATACGGATATTGAAGGTAGTAGACGTGCGCAAGTCCTACAAAAATTTCGCGATTTTTATGGAGAAGATAGAGTTTCCAACGTTGCTACTTTTAAAACGGAAAAATCTAAATCTGCAATTTTAACGGCTTGTCGTGGATTAAAAATTGATGTTGATATTGCTTCTTATTTAGCAAGTCTAATTCCATCTGACCGCGGGCAGCTACGTTCATTGTCACAATGTATGAATGGTGACGAAGATAAAGGGTTTAAACCCATAAAGCAGTTTGTCTTTGAAATGACAGAAAATTATCCTGAGGTCTGGAATGTTGCTTCAAAAATTGAAGGGTTGATATGTGGTATCGGCGTGCATGCTGGTGGTGTAATTTTTGTTGATGAATCTTTTACAAAATCTACTGCTTTGATGCGTGCGCCAGATGGCACGATTATTACTGCTTTTGAACTACACGATTGCGAAAAATGTAGTTTAATTAAAATCGACATGCTGTCAATCGAAGCTCTTGACAAAATTCATAATGAACTAGATTTGCTTGTTGAATATAATTATATTAAGCCAGAAAAGACTTTGAAAGAAACTTACGAAAAAGTTATTGGAATTTATAATCTGGAAAGAACGACGCCAGAAATGTGGAAAATGGTTTGGGAACACAAAATTTCCAGTCTATTCCAAATGGAAAAACAAAGTGGTATCAATGGCATAGCATTAACTCATCCAAAAAGCGTAAAAGAATTAGCTGTTTTAAACTCAGTTATACGTCTTATGGCACCAGAAAAAGGCGCAGAACAACCACTTGATATGTGGGCCAGGTATCGTTCTAATATCGACGATTGGAAAAAAGAGATGATTCTTTACGGCTTAAGTCAAGACAATATCGATTGGCTAATGTCTCACGGAGCAATTACTGATGGTATTTGTGAAAGTCAAGAAGGAATGATGCAACTTTTACAAGAAGAACGTCTTGGTGGTAACGATTTAACTTTTGCGGACAAATGTAGAAAAGCTATTGCAAAGAAGGTTGGTAAACTTTTTGATGAGTGCGAGAAAACTTATTTTGAAAATGCTCAAGAGAAAAAATGCGACATGAAACTTGTTCATTATGTATGGGACATACTTTTAAGAGTCCAGAGAGGATATAGTTTTTGCCGCGCACACACACTTTCGTATTCACTTGTCGCTTTACAAGAAATGAATTTAGCTTATCGTTTCCCAATTATTTTTTGGAATTGTGCTTGTCTAATTAGCGATAGCGGTGGTAACGAAACTGAAGATAACGAAGAAAATTTTGCTGTTGAAAATGAAATGGAAGAATTTAATTCTACTGCTGAATCTTTCACTAACGATGATAGTGATGATGAAGATGAAGATGAAGAAGAAGGCATAGCTGAAAAGAAAAAGAAAAAGAAAAAGAAACAAAAAACAACTAATTATGGAAAAATTAGTACGGCAATCGGAAAAATGAAAATGGCTAATATTGAAGTCACTTCTCCAGATATTAATAAGTCAACATATACTTTTTCCCCAGATGTTGAAAATAATATTATTCGTTTTGGTATGAATGGCATTACAAAAATCGGTGAAGACCTCGTAAAAAATATTATTACAAACCGTCCTTACTCCTCCATTCAAGATTTTCTTTCAAAAGTAAAAATCAACAAAACACAAATGATAAACCTAATTAAATGCGGTGCTTTTGATTCTTTTGGAAAAAGAGAAGATATTATGGAAGATTATGTAAATTTAATTAGTGACACAAAATCTGTTCTAAATCTTAGAAATATGCAAATGCTAATTAACTTCAATTTAATTCCAGATGATTTTGATATGGTTCGCCGCGTCTTTAATTTCAATAAGTATTTAAAAAAGTTCAAAGTTGATAATGTATTTCTTATCGATAATATTGCAATGAATTTTATTGATAAAAATTTCAACATTGATAATCTCCAAGAGGACAACCGTTCTGAGTCTGGTTTTGCAATTCTCCAAACTAAATGGAAAAAGATTTATGATAGTTATATGAATAAAATTCGCCCATATATTAAAGACCACAACAAAGAGTTGCTTGATGCAGTAAATAATCGATTGACAGCAGAGGTTCGTGAAAAGTATACTCTTGGTTCTATTAGCAAATGGGAAATGGATTCTGTTTCATGTTATTTTCATGAACACGAACTAAAAAATGTCGATTATAGCTATTATGGCTTTTCAAATTATTTTGAACTTCCAGAGAATCCAGAGGTCGATACAGTCCTAAATATTCGTGGAAAGAAAATTCCTCTCTTTAAAATCCATCGAATTTGTGGTACAGTTTTGGATAGAGACAAACTAAAGAAAACAATTACTTTACTTACAAGAGAAGGAGTTGTAACGGTTAGGATTTTTGGAGATGTCTTTAACCATTATGACAGACAAATTTCTGAACGTGGCGCGGATGGTAAGAAGCATGTCGTTCAGAAGAGTTTCTTTTCAAGAGGTAATAAAATTATTGTAACGGGTATTAAAAGAGAAGATTCTTTCCAAGGCAAAAAATATAAGTCAACTCCATATCATTTAGTAGAGTTGATTAAAGATATTAAAAGTGACGGGACTCTTATAACAGAAGAACGGTTGGAGGTTGATTAAATGGGAACGATAGGGGTTTTTGATTATGATTTTTTTACGTATCCAAATGTCGTTCCTAATCTAGAGTGCGCGAAGCTTCTGGGATTTTACCGAAAGAAAAGAGAGATTGCTGTTCTGGCCCCTAAATTTGAGCCAGAACACTTTTCTCAATTTTTCATACGAAAGGAATATGATGATGGTATCTATCCAAGAGAATGGTTTAAAGATGGAATAGTATACGGTGGCAGAGCCTTTACCAAAAATCAATATCAACCATTGTCTTTAGAAATAGAGCATACTGATCCAGACTTCTCATCTTATTCAAGTTATATTGATAAATTTAATACTTATTTTAATAAGCTAACTCAAGATAGAGACAAGCTTGCAATACAAAGACTGTTGAAGTCGCGCCATCTACGTTTATCCTTAGACGAAAAAACTATTGATCCTTTTTGGCTTAATAAAAAGATTGAAGATAATAACACGCCAGGTTTTATTTTCCATGATTATAATTTAGGCAAAATAGAAGGAGCCTTTAATTGGGTTAAAAAAAGAGCTTTTAGTCGTTATACGAAAAATGAAAAAGAAAAACCTTATAAAATAGGAACGAAATATCCAATTATAACTTCAAGTGAAGAAGATTTTTTTAATTGGTTATCACTTCCGGGAATAAGTGATTTCTCTTATGTCCAATTTAATGGTTTTTTGTCAAAAGAAGGTCTTGAAAAAATTGATAGCTTCACTCCATCTAATAAAGATAGGATTATTTATAATCCAGTCTATGGTTGTTCATCGGAGAACGATTTTCTCAAAAATAAATTATTAGAATTTTATGAACAAGTTTTATTTTTGCGAAGAAACTCAAAAGAAATTTCTCTTATATATGAAGAAAAAAATATTCAATCAGAAGATTTAGAAAAGTTTATAAATTTTCTTAATTTATATCTCCATCTTGGTGCTCATAAAGTAAAAGGCGAAACATATACTTTGACTTCTTATATTAAAATATTAAAGAAAAGGGGAGTCCTTCCATTGAGAGGAATTGATGAAAATTTCTTACGCCGATACTACCAAAAAGTAAGAGAAGTAAATTATGAATGTTTTAAATTATTCTACGAAAGAGAGGCTTAATATGACAAATCTAGAAATTAAAGAAAAGATTGATATAAATAACAAAATTATCGAAGATATTATGAACCCAGGTAAATTTGTTCTTAATAATACGGTATATGAACTTCTTCAAGAAAATAGAAAGCTACAAAATGCCTGTAAGCATCATTTTGTAAATGGCTATTGTGAATATTGTTATTTGGAGGAAACTCTATGAATATAGTTCTTTATACTACTCATTGTCCTAAATGCAAAGTTCTAGAACAGAAGTTAAAAGATAAGAAAATAGAATATTGTATTTGTGAAGATATTGATAAGATGGCGCGACTTGGCATTGAAAATGTTCCTGTTCTTGGAATTAATGAAAATTTAATTGACTTTGGGCGCGCGATTAGATGGGTTAATTCTTTGGAGGAATAAAATGGCGACAATAAATATTAAATTAAATAAAAATTTTACAACGCAGCTAAACAAGCTAATGACAAATTATGGTGAAGAATTTGCAAAAATTAACGGTCTTTCTGATGATCAATTAAATTTCACCGCTTTTATTGATAACTTTATTGATAGCCCCACAGTTGCGGATGCGTCTGTTGATGGTAATGCTAATGTTGGTCATAAAGATATTATTACAATGATAAATGAAATGCCAAAGGCGCATCAAAAACTTTTGGCTTTAAATAAGATCTATTATGAAATGAATAAAAAATATGGTTTTAAAGATGCCAATAAATGGCTTGAACTTGAATGGAGCAAAGCTCTTGGACTTCATGACGCTCATAGCGCCACGCTATTGCCTTATTGCTTTGCTTATGATTTAAAAGATTTAGCCGAAAAAGGTTTATTCTTTATTGAAAATTTTAATGCTAAGCCACCACAGCATCTTACCACTTTTGTTGATTTTGTAAAAGAGCATTGTTCTTTTTGTTGTAATCATTCTGCTGGTGCTGTAGCCTATCCAAACTTAATTCCTTATATGTATTACTTCTGGAAGAAGGACATCAAAAATAATTATTTGGGTCTAACAAAAGAAAATGGCGAGCAGTTTGCCCTACAACAAATTCAAAGATTAATTTATGCTTTAAATCAACCATTTTTAAGAAATTCTATTCAATCTGCCTTTACAAATGTAAACTTCTTCGATCATCCTTATTTTGAAGCTATTTTTGGTGGTGCACAATTTCCAGATGGTTCTTATATGATTGACGATGAAGAAGAAATTATTGAATTCCAGAAGCTTTTCCTGAAGGAAATGTCTCAAATTCGTTCCCAGAATGTTATGACTTTTCCCGTTAGTTCTATTTCACTTCTTGTGGACAAAAATAAGAATTTTGTAGATGAAAAATTTGCAAAAGAAGTTTGTGAAATTAACAGAAAATGGAATGATAATAACTGGTTTATCGACGATACTGTAACCAGTCTAAGTAGCTGCTGTAGACTTAAGAACAACTTTGAAGAACTTGGTTATATGAATAGTATTGGCGGCGCCGCACTAAAAGTTGGCTCTGTAAAAGTATCTACTATAAATCTTGCGAGAATTGCTTATGAATCCTCAAATGAGCAAGAATATCTAACAATTTTAAGAGATAGAATTGAAACCAATCTCAAGCTCTTAGATTGTCAACGTCATATTATCCAAAGGAATATCGAAAAAGGTCTTCTTCATAATTTTGACTGTAAATTAATTGAAATGAAATATCTCTATTCAAGTATCGGTATTCTTGGTCTTTTTGAAACAATGAAGAAATTTGGTTACACTTATCTTGATGAGTTCGGTAATACTTATTACAAAGATGAAGCTTATACTTTTGGTCAAAAAATCTTTAAGCTAATTCATAATGTAAAAGATGCCTTTATTGTAGACAAAGATTATCATATTAATCTAGAAGCAGTACCTGCTGAAAGTATGGCTGCACGTTTTCAACAAGCAGATGAAATTCTATATCCCGAATCCGTTGTAAAAGATTTACCTCTCTATGGCAATCAATGGATTCCTCTTGGTATTAAAACGACGCTTCAAGAAAGAGTAAAGATTGCAAGTGCTTTTAGTGAATATTGTTCTGGCGGGGATATTCTTCACATCAATGTAGACGCTCCTTTTGATTCATTTGATAAGGCTTGGAATATGCTAAAGTACGTTGCCCAAAAAGGTGTAAAATATTTTGCCTTTACTGGAAAGATTAACGCTTGTAAGAATAATCACGGTTTTTACGGTGAAGTTTGTCCAGAATGTGGTGAGCCAGTGGATACAACTTACAGTAGAATTGTTGGTTTCTATGTTCCAATCAGAACTTACTCCAAGCCAAGACTTGAAGAATGGAAAATGAGAGATTGGATGAGTCTATCTGAAAAAGGAGTAAACGCTTAAATGAACTCAAAAATTAATCAACTAACTGTTTCACGCGAGCAGGTCTTAAAAATTGCTGAATATGTGCGTGCGAGTGAACCAGAAACACAAATCAGCTTTGAATATATTGTTGGCTCTTTATTTCCCTTGGCTTTTAAAAGAATGGAAGAAGCTTTAGTAGAAGAACATACCAAAGGTTATCTTCAATATCAACAAGATAGAAAGGAGAAAAAGAAAAGAAAATGCAAGTAAAAGGAATTCTTGATGAAGACTTTGTAAATTTTCGTCTACCTTCAATGTATATTGCTTTTCCAAAATGTGACTTTAAATGCGACAAAGAATGCCAACAAAAAGTTTGTCAGAATAGCGCATTAACAAGTTCTCCAAATATTGACATCCCAATGGAAAGAATTATTGCTCGTTATAAGAATAATGAAATTTCTAAAGCAATAGTCTGTGCGGGGCTTGAACCTTTCGATACATTTGAAGTTTTAAAAAAGTTCTGTTATGAAGTAAGACGAGCCTATATAAAAGACCCCATTGTGATTTATACTGGGTATGAAAAAGAAGAAATTATTGATAAAGTAAACGAATTAGTTTTGGTTGCAAGTCCAAACTTAATTATTAAATATGGACGTTTTATTCCAAATCAAAAAGGATATGATAATTTACTTCTTGGTGTAAAATTAGCTAGTCCAAATCAATGGGCAGAGAGGTATGAATGATTAGAAAAATTGAAACACCACAAGCGCATGAAATCGAAAAGGCTCTAAAGGAAAACCAAGGTTATTGCCCGTGTCGTATTTATCGAAATCCAGATACTAAATGTATGTGTAAAGAGTTTCGAGAACAAGAAAAGGGAATTTGCCATTGCGGACTTTTTATAAAAGAATAATTTGTTTTCTTTCTAATTGTATGATATAATACAATTAGAAAGAAAGGGTGAGTAGATGACACATAAAGAGGAAAGAATGTTCAATATTGCAAGAGAAATTAGTTTATTATCTAATTTACACCGCGCGAGAGTCGGCGCAGTAGTTGTTACTGGAAATAGAATTTTATCAACTGCTTGCAACAGTCAAAAAACTCGCCCTCTTCAGGAACGATATAATACATATCGAAATTTTGATGATAATGTTGTTCCAATTCCTAAAGAGCATGCAGAAATAGCTGCCTTGTCTCCGCTGATTGGGAAAGAAATAGAGTGGAACAAAGTGTCTATTTTTACATATAGAGAATTAAAGAATGGCAAGCGTGCGTGTAGTCGTCCCTGTCCCGCGTGCAGCCAATTAATTAGAGATTTAGGAATTAAAAATGTTTATTATGTAGATGAAAATGGAAATTTTGTAAAAGAAAGATATATTTGAAAATTGAGAATTGCTACGTATCACAAATCATCAGCAACTAAGGAGAATAATAATGACTAAAATTAGAGTATTTCCTCATAACGAGAAAGGTAAGATAGAATTTACAAAAGAAGAACTTCAAAAACTGCTAAACGAAGTTTATAATGAAGGTAGGGCAGATAATTATTCTATTTATTATGGCTCTAACACAATACCTGTAGTAAGTTGTACTACTTCAGCTACTACAAATAAAGTATCAACTTCAATCGATAAAAATAATCTAACTATCAAAGAGTGTTGATGTAAAAGACTAAGGAGTATATATGAGACTTTATAAAGAAACAATCGAACAAATTTGTAGCACAGAAGAAGAAGCAAAAAATCTAATTGAAGAATATCGCACTCAAGCTCGTCAAAAAGGCTATACGATTGGCTCAGCAGGTTATACCTATAAGACAAAGAAAGCCAAAGGCGAGATTGTAGATAGTAGATATTTAACAAAAATCACCTGTATTTATAGTGATTTATGGGATGAATAAATGATTAATAGTGGACAAAGATTTGGAAGCTTACTAACTTTAAAGCCAGAAAGAACTCTTGAAGGAAAAAATGGCTGGCTTTGCCAATGTGATTGTGGAAATCTTAAAGTAATTAGAACTTATGATTTAGAGCATAAAAGATCTACTTCTTGCGGATTTAAGTGCCCACTTCGATACCTTCACTCAAAAAGTCAAATTGATGAAGCAGGAAATAGATATGGGAGATTAACAGTTTTATACAGGCTACCACCAAAGCAGAAAGGCAGAATTATTTGGCATTGTAAATGTGATTGCGGAAATGAAACAGATGTGCGAGGATCAGATTTACGAAGTAAAAAAGTCCTATCTTGCGGTTGTCTAAAAAGAGAAAAAAATAGTGAGCTTCAATTTAAAAATGAAATCGGCAATAGGTATGGAAAACTTACAGTAGTTTCTCTAATAACTAAGTCTCCAAAAGCAATTTGGAAATGTAAGTGCGATTGTGGCAATTATAAAGAAGTTCTAGGTATTCGTTTAAGAAACGGAAACGTAAAATCTTGTGGATGCTTATTATCTTGGCCTGAAGAAGAAATTAATCAATTTTTAAAATTTAAAAAAGTAAATTTTAAAAAACAATACACTTTTTCAGATTTATATGGAGACAATGATAAATTACGTTTTGACTTTGCTATCTTTAAAGGTGATAAACTAATGGGCTTAATTGAATACATGGGTGATCAACACTATAAAGCAATAGAGTATTGGGGAGGAGAAAAAAGTTTTTCTCTTAGACAAAAATACGATAAATTAAAAGAAGAATATTGTCAAAAAAATAAAATCCCTCTTCTTTTGTTAAATAAAGAAAAAGAAACTGATAAAGAGATAAGAGAATTTTTAAACAAAATTTTTGGTGAGCTATGGGAGGGCTTTGAACTTGAAGGTTAAAATCAAAGAAGAAAATAATTTTTCCAAAGAAGACGTTCAAAAGTTAAAAGAAAGTTTAAAACTATTTTCTGATGTAAGTGACGATAGTATGCAATTACTTTCGGTTTTGATTGAAACACCAGATGATACTTTTGAGGTACTCGCGCCAGGTATTCTTGATTCCTATTTGCGTTCTCTCAATACAACCAATTACCGAATGGTAATGGCTCAAACGCTTAATTCTACTGGAATCAAAGCTGATGACTTTGTTAATGAAATGCAAAAAGCAATCATGCAGATTGATACTTTAGAGTCTATTACAACCCCAAAGAAGACTTTTCTAAAGAAGATGTTACTTGGCCTAATAAATGTTGTCGAGGAAACAGAAGGTATTTCTAAAAGAGTTATTCAAATTCCTTTTGAAAAATGTCATCCAGACGCAAAAATGCCAAAGTACGCTCATGTTGGCGATAGCGGTATGGATGTTTTTGCACTTGATGATTATACAATCATGCCTGGTGAGACAAAACTAATTCCAACTGGTATCAAAATGCAAATTCCAGTAGGTTATGAGATTCAAGTTCGCGCAAAAAGTGGCCGCGCGCTCAAGACGAAGCTTAGAATTGCCAATCAACCAGGAAGCATTGACTCCTGTTTTAGGGGTGAGATTGCCGTCATTATGGAGAATATTGAGCCACCAATCAAAGATATTACTTATGATTTTGATGGCGAAGGCCGCCTGGCTATTACTTCTATCCTTCATGGCTCCCCTTATTACATTCAAAAAGGAGAGAAATTTGCACAACTAGTTCTAATGGAAGTTCCAAAAGCAAGTCTAGTTCAGGTTGAGAAAGTTGATGAAACTGACCGGAACGAAGGAGCATTTGGAAGTACTGGATTGAAGTAAATGGCAAGAATACAAATCGATGATATTAGAAAGGAATTAGAAAAAGATGGATGGAAATTAATCTCAACTGAATATCATAACTTAGATGAAAACTTAGAATTTCTGTGTGATGAAAATCATCACGTCTTCGCACCGTGGAAGAAAATACGTACTCGGCGCGAGTGTCCCGTTTGTAAGGCAAATCCTTATAAAGAGATGAAGATTGGCCATGTCCCAAAGAAAAAAGGAACATTTAGAGTTTTAGCTCTTGACCAAGCGACAAAAATTTCCGGCTTTAGTCTTCTCGATAATAAGAAATTAGTAAAATATGGTATTTATACTGCTCCAGAAATAAATGATGAAATTGAGCGTGATCACCAAATAAAACAATGGTTAATTTCAATGATTAATAATTGGGAAGTTGATTATGTTGCATTAGAAGGTATTCAATATCAAGAGAAGTTTGGTGTCACTACTTTTGAGACTCTGGCGCGACTTCAAGGAATTTTAATGGAAACTTTGTTTACACTTGATATTCCATACATGGTTTGTCCTACTAATACTTGGCGTCATCATTGTGGCGTAAAGGGGAGAACAAGATCTGACCGCAAGCAATCGATGAAAAATCTTGTAAAAGAATGGTTTGACATTTCTGTTACAGACGACTGCGCGGATGCTATAGGAATTGGAAAGTACGCATCAGAAACCGCTACTCCAAATATTGAAACATTTAATTGGGAATAGAAAAAGAGGTGCTATTGCACCTCTCTTCCTTTTAATATTTATTTATTTTTCTTTCAATTTTATCATGCCATTCTTGTAGAGTTTCTTGACATTCTTTCCACATACATTTGTCAACGGTATCAGAATCCATAGATTTTTGTTTTTCTGCTTCGTTTTCAAAAAGATGATGAAATTCAGTAAAATGTTGAAGTCGATATTGTGCATATTTAGCTATTTCATCAGCCAAATTTTTATCTGTTTCTTGTTCTTCTCTTATACAATAGGCATAATCAATCATCATCTCTGCATCTTTTAAATCATCATACATGCCTTTATATAAGGCTTTATACTTTTTCATATATATTACACCTCTCAGGCGAGTTTAGTTATTACTACATTTACATTAGAGAACGTGGCAGCGTCTCCTGTATTAGTAAAGACTAGGCTCGCTTTATTGTTTATAGCAGGACAAGAGGGTAATACTCTAATTAATCGAGTAAAATTAACTGTACGTATATCTGTAGTCGATGCTGACGTTTGAGTAGCAGTCGCGCCAGGTACAATAGAACCATTATTGTAAAGAGTTACTGTAACTGGGCCAGCAGCAGTACCAGATACAGCGCCAGTTCCATTAAAATTTACTTGATAGAAACCAGGTTTATTTAATACGAAAGTTGTAGAGCCAGCATTATGTGTAACAGTGCATCCAGTTAAAACATCATTAATTAAAAAAGGAATTGCTTGATTTACTGCTAAAGATTGAGATGTATTTGTATAACTATTTACCATTTTTATTACCTCCGATACGAGTTTGTACTCTCGGTAATTTTTTAACTATTGCAAGCACATCCATAAGGATTGTATGCTGTGTTGTTTGCTGATTGATAAGGGCTACAAGTAATATACGCTGGTTGAGGGAAAGGACGTAACGTACTAATTAATGTTGCGTTTTGAGTATGCTGAGAAAGTTGGAAATTAGCAGTTTGTAGTTCACGATCACGATCAGCTAATTTATCGCGTAAATCTTGCATTGTATTTGCGTTAATAAGCGCACGAGTTGCTTCGCCTTCGGCATGAATGGCTGTTGTAATTTCGCAAGTGTTCTTATAGGCATCAGAGCGAACGGAGTCAATGTTACGGTTCGTTTCACAGCAGCATTGTTGTTGAGCATATCTGTTTTCAGCTAAAGCGGATTGTGTAGCATAGAATCCATCTTTTACAGCAGACTGATTACCATAAAAACCATCTTTTAGACTATTATTTACGGCATAAAATCCATCACAAACACCATTAGTAATACCGCGGAGTTGACTATTAATATCTTGGTTATTGAAACCTTCGAACAAGTCAGAGCGTGTTAGAGCACCTTGCATTGTGGCATCATTGTTACGATTAAAACCATTTGCTCCAAACATCCACATCCATACGAGATAAATAAAAGGATTGTTCATCCAATCATTTCTATCATCATTGTCTCTTGTCAAAGCTAGAATATCGCCTGCGGATAAACCTTCGTTCATCATTTTACAGACCTCCTTAAAAATTAAAATATATTTAAAGATAGCTAAGCTATCTCATTTTTAATATAAAGTTAAGACCTTGTTCAATTTGTTCCTCAGGTATCCCTTTCGCACGAGCCTGATTTACAAGTTGAGCGAGGTTTTCTTTTGTTAATCCAGAAATTCCTTGTCTAAACTTTTCTGGATCAAGTGGAATATTATTGTTAATTTGTTGTCTGGGTTGCCCCATATTTTGTAGCATTGCTTGTAAAGGATTAAAGTTCATTATTTAGCTTACCTCCATTTCCTATCATTTTCTTCAAATTTTCTACTTCTTTTTCAAGGGCTTGGATTCTATCATTAGACGTACTTTCTGTTTTTGTTTCACAAGGTGTTAAATTATAAGCCAATAAGGTCGGTGCGCCATTTTGCATTGATTTGATATACATTAAACTTTCGTTTGGGCAAATTGCAACTGATATACCGCCGCCTACTGGGATATTAGCAATTTCCATTGAATTATTTATTATATATACGTTGCCTTGTGGTTGTGGAAAAAATTGTGTCCCTTGATAAGCGCTTGAACTATAAGGATAAGCCATTTTATTCACCTCTTTCTTTTCTTTCCAACTATAAGTAGCGATATTTTTATATAATAAAAAGAAAAAGACTGATTTTAGATAAGTTCTATGAACAAATCCAAAATCAGTCCTTTAATTTATTTATTTTTCACAAATGAAATTCATTAGTGAATGTAAATCATTTATTGATAACTTTAATGATTCCAATTCGTCTAAAGTAAAACTGTAATCGGGAAGTTCTACTTCTATTTCTACAAGTTCATGCAAAGCTTTTTTACATTCGTTTATTTTGGAAGGCTCAACCAAAATATCTGTTTTATCATCAGTTAAAATGAGATTTCCTTTTTCATCTCGTTGAGCATATTTTTCTGCGATTTTTTGTTGTTGTTCTTGAATAAATGTCTGTTCTTGCGCAGCTCTCTCGTAGATTTTATTCATCTTATAAGCTGTCTTAATAGGTGGCGCGCAGCCTTTAATTTGATCATATAAATTATAAAATAAAACCAAGTCTTTAATAGTAAGTTTCATTTTTTTCACCTCTTTTTTATATTATAACAAAAAATAATTGAAAAATCAAAATTACCAAGTGCCACCATCTAAAACAAAATTATCTATATCACCAGTTCTAATATCAATTTTTGAAATTCGGTCATTAGTTACAAAATATAAAACATGACGATCTGATGTCTGGCCGACGGCTAAAACAGTATCAGTTCCATTGTTTGGAAGCTCTTCAAAATCGTGATAATTAATTCCAAGATGATTGCTTCTTGGAGAAATAGTCGGAGTTATATTATATACGACAACACTTTTTGAATAAGATTTTTTTACATTTGTAATTACTAAACCATTCTCAAAAACAAATGTTACTTGAGTACAAAGGTAAAGGCGCCAATATTCAAAAGAATTAGTCATTTTGTTTGCCGGAGTAAAAGAATGACTTTTTGATTGTCCATCTGTAGAAGGAACTTGATTCCAGTCTGTTTTATTGTCTGTATAATATAATTTATCTTCATCAGACTCTCCAGGATAGTTTACATCACTATTTCTTTGTAAAATAAACCAGCTACCGGAATCGTTAATATTTTCTTTTTCTACTCCTATATCGGGGCAACTATAAGATAAGCTACAAATGCTTGCATTGTCTTTAGAATTATAAGATGCTGTTAAAAAACTAATGGGAACTGATATATGTCTTAAGCGCTTTAGTGCAATTACATCATTTGTACTTTTCTTTTTATAGTTTTCAATAGTAGATTGACCAGTAGGAGATGTTAAAATAATTCTAAAATAGCAGTTATTATTATCAGCTATTTCACCGACCATTCTTGTTATTTCAGATGAAGATGCCCAATCTATCCTTACTGGATTACCTCGGCTATAACCATTTGAATAATTAATAGATCCAACCTTATAGTCAACCCAAGAATCGGGGTCTCCTCTCGAAATTTGAACTCTATAAGAAAGATTTGTACTATTATAAATAGATATTTCTGGTCTAAATCTTAACTCCAAATTTTCAATTAAAGAATCTGTATCCGGAGCAATTTCACAAAAAGTATTTGATGAATCTAGATAACCCAAACTTGATTCAGTAAATGAAGCAGTTATTGGCTCTATAAAGTTTATTTTTGCTTTATGAGAAGACTCAAATATTATGCTGCGTCCAAATAAGTTTGTAATAGTTACTCTAAGAGGTAATTCATAATTGGTGTCTTTATCTGTAAAATATGACCAATATTTATTCCAAAAAGTATCATCTAGTATTTCTGATCTTTTAAGGTATGTTGTGCCTGAAACGTCACCTACGTCTGCCTCAATTTTGATAATACCACCTGTCCCAACAATTATTTTTCTATCGTTTAATATTAGAGATGTCTCCCAATAATTTTTATTAGAACTATTATCTATTGTTAAACAATAATTTTTTTCAATATCATCTAATGAAGATGAGCCAGATGAGTTAGAAATACTAACTTCCCAAGCGGTGACTTCATCAGTAAAAGGTTTTACAGAACATATTGTATCACAAACTCCAGTTAAAATTGGACATTGTTTTAAACTTTTTATAAAACCGCAAGCTGTTTCCAGTCCTTCTCCACCTAAAGTTATATTTAATCTATAATCCTGTCCTGGGGTTAATGATTGACTTGTTCTAAAATCAAAATACATCATTGTTCCATCAGAAGAAATTCCTTTTCCTAAAAAGGTTGCATTTAACTTAGAAGATGTATTATTTGATGGATAATAAAGACAAGACTGAGAACCGTTATAAAGCCCAGAATCATAAGAAAATCTAAATCGAACATCTTTCCAAAAATAATTATCAAGACCGATCGAAGTATTTGAATGGTTATTTATTGTTCCCTTGTCAGAAGGCGCGGGAGCAATAGTTAAGAATTTACTATCATTTGTAGTTTTTAAGTATCCTAATGTTGTAGTATCCAACCCATCATTAAAAGAGACTCCAAGCCAATAATCAAAACCAAGCCCCATAAAACTAAAAAGATTTAGATTATTAATGCCAAAAGCACCATTTGTTAATCTTGTTGAATAAATTGTTCCAGAGTTAATGTTAAAATCATTTTCTCCACTTGGTGCAGCATTTGAATTAAAAGCTCTTCTTTTTAAGTAGATACTTAAAGTACCAGTTGTTTTATTTGATAAAGTTCCGCTTATATTTAAATACCAGGCATTTACCAAATTAGATCGGGAACCTGGATAAACTGAATTTCCAGAGACAGAAATCGGACTGGGACAAGTAATATAAATTGAACTAAAATTAGGCAAGGGATTTTGAGTTATTTTTGCACTTGAATATGAAGAGCTATATTCAAGACCATCCCAAGTCCAAAAATAGTAGGTTGTATTAAAATCAAAATAAGACGATGAAGAATATTGAGTAATACTTTCTTTATTTATTGTTTTAGAATACCACAAAGTAGCGGTTTGACCAGAGTTATTTGCGTTTCCTGCATATGCTTCAATGTGATGATCAGAAGAATAATGCGAAACAGTTTTACTATATGAAGAAGGGGCGTCTGGTAAATAATTAACGCTTAAAGTTGTTCCAGATATTGCTAATCCAGAAGAGTAACTTGACTGCGTGCCAACCGATTGAACTCCAACTCTCACTTTATAACCACGACTTAAATTACTGGCAGTAAATTCATAATACCTATTATTAAATTCAGCGCTTCCTGAAGAAACTCTTTTATAATAAGTGTAACTTGAAAAACTTGGATTTGCACCATCTGCGGTAACTCTAACATAAATATCATAAGCTGCTATTGGGTTATTTGTGCCAGCCGAGCCTGCGTTCCAACCAACTTTTATCTGTCCGCTTGGCTTTAAATAATAAGAAGTAGATCCATCATGATTATTATCTCCCAAAAGATAAACTTGACTAGGGGCACTGACAGGTGTATAGTTCCAAGCAGGAGTTGATACTGTAAACTTAAAAGTTCCAGAGCCATAATATTTAACGCCAGCAACTCTTTCAACACCTCTTAAATAAAAAGAGCAATTTAAAGTCTGATTAGGGCTTACTTTTCCGACATTAACATCAAAAGTTATAGTCGTATAATAAGTATAACCATAATTTGCACCCCAGTTAGTATCATACTTCACATAAGTATCCTTAGAAGTGTTTCCAACTTTTGTTGTTAATAATAAATCATAATCTTTTAATAAATAGGAAGTTAAACTTTCTAGTTGACAATAAAATTTAAAAGAATAAATTAATTCATTATTTCCATTTCTTGCTGTATTTGTTAAATACATTTTATTATATAGCGCTGGTAAGCTACCAACAACCCACCAGTCGCCATTATGTAATTTTATTTCTGACATGCCTTTTCACTCCTTTTGTTAAGCGTTGACATATATATCATATCCGCCCTTAACTTTTTTATACTCCATATACTCACCTGACAAATCTCCTAAATACATGTTATTTGTTAAATTCGTATCTTCAAAGAAAGAGACTCGTTTATTATTCATTTGTCCTACTAGAATGTTTTGAATCTTAAAATCAAATGAATATTCATTACTTGCCTTTTTATTAAGTCCAAATTTTAATGGCAAGTCTTCTATATCGTTTTCTTCATAATAAACAATGTCATTATCTCTTATTTTCATTTTAGAGGTTTTAAATAAATCGCCTTCAAAAATTCTTCCAAAGAAGTCCGTTACGCCATTACTTATTTTTACGAAATATTTTTGATCTTTTCCTTGTGTCAAGCCTGAGCTATTAATTCTAAAATGCTCATTACCCAAATCGATAGAACCATCTTTTCGGCGCATAAACGAATCTCTAAATACAATACCCCTACTTGTATCATAAATGCTCAGCTCTTCAGAATTATCAGTTATTGTCCCATCTTCATTTTCTTTATAAGTGCCACCGTGTAATCTTAAGCCATAAATATCAGCACCTTCGATAGTGGCATTAGAAATAACAGATCCTTCGAATATACCTCGAGAAGCATAAAGAGAACCATTTTCTGTAACTCTAAAAGGAGCTTTACTAATTGTATTTACCGAACTCGCTCCAGCCCAGAAAATAATTCTCTCTCCTGGCTTTTCACTATCAATTTGTTCTTCATTTCTAAGAGTACTAATACCAGCAAAAGTATTTTCTCTAATTTTTGTAGTTAAACTGCCTTTTAAGAAAACATTCTCTGCATAAAGACCATATCCACTTACTGGGAAGTCCATCTGTGTGTTTAAAGCAGAAAGGCTTCCTAAATTGCCCAAGAAAAGATTAGGAAGTTTGTTATAATTTAAAGAATAATTTTCTTCCAAATCTGGCACTATAAAAGTAAAGCCACTTCTGTATAGGTTTTGATCCTGTCCGGCGCCATTGGTGTAAGAATTAGAGTTTATACCAATCAAAAGCTCGTCTTTTAAAATGTAACTTTTAGATGTATCAAGGATTCTGTCAGAACTATTACTTGTAGTTTTCTCTTCAAGAGATGCCAACTTTGTAATCGAAGTTATTTTTTTCTTTTCAAAATTGCTTAAAACTCCAGTAACTTTGATCTGTACAATACTACTATTTTCTTCAATGGATTCAATTAAGCCATTCGTAGGGGAAATACCATACCCATTTAATATGACTATATCATTTTCTTTAAAAAGAGCAATATCTTCAACTTTTAATTTAAAAACAATTTCAGAAATTTCATTAATAGTAGAGATTTCATCTTCAACATATTCAACTTTAGAGGTCGGCTTAAAAATCATAATACCACCAACAGTTTGAGTGGTTTGATTTTTGAAAACAACGTTCTCAATAGTACCACCATGAGCTACAACATTTTCAAAGTTAGCTACAGTTGGCGTAATATTCCAATTTAAGCCACTTATTGTAGATTTTGTACCATCTAGAATAATATTGCCAAGCTTAAAAATGCCGTCGTTGGTAAGCTCGATAGAATTTTTGTCTGTTTCTGGATTGTAAATTTTTAAGAAAGTTCCGCCATTAACATCTGGATTACAAATATAAGAATTATTTAATTTAATATAGTTTTTAATAGTCGCGCCAGTTCCTAATTCAATGGTATCGGCAATTATTTTTCCTTCTTCACCTAATAAACGAATTGCGGCATCTGATGGATTATAAATGATATTACCTGTTGAATCTTCTGTTGGGTTATTTGTAGAATAGAGTTCTTTTTCGCCAATGATAAAGCCACCAATACGACCACTAGAAGCTTCAATCATACCGCTAAAGCTACTATCTTTTGCCGTAATCTTTCCAGTAAATTCACCATCAGTAGCGTAAACTGTGCCTTTTATATAAAGGCCTCCGTTACCATCTGCGCGAAGTACAGTTTCATCTCCATTCTTTATAAAGAAATTTCCATTCTTTACAGTTAAACCGTTTGAATCAAAGATAACCTGCTTATCTCTTAAAGTCTGAACAATAGAAGAAGAAAAGACGTTTAATTTTGCACTATCTACAGATTGTGCTATTCTGAAAATTATTGTCTTAACTGTTATAATAGATTTTCCCTTTAAGAAAGAAATTCTAACACCAAGAACAGACATATCAGTTAATGCCTGGCTTGCCGCACGAACACTATTTGAATAAACATAATTTTCATCTGAATCTTTTTTGTCCTTCGCCACTTTGAGTAACTGTAAGTCCAAAGAAAATTCTTTTAATTGCTCATTATAAGTTAAAATTGCTGGAGTGCCATTATCTCCAATCAAATCAGAATAAATGTCTTCACTATTATCAAGTAAAAATTCAATAGAAATTTTATCCTTGCTATCTAAAATTTCGTTCGCAGTTAAATCCTTTACAGAAAAATTTAAACTGTCATATGATAAGATAAAATCATCAATATTTTCTTCATTTTCGTAATACTTTAAAACTTCTTCTGTGTTTGTTAAAATATCATATCCAACAATTTCGATTTGTTCTCGACTTACACCAATCTCTCTACTAGTATAGGTTTCCGCACCATCTATGACAGAAACTTTATAAGTCATAAAAGTATTAGTTCCTAAACTGGCAGAAGTCAGAACTAGAGTTTCATTTATCTCTCCTTCTAATTCCTTTCCATTTGCATACCACTTATACTGTACATTGGTTTTATCTCCTTCATAAACCGCTGTTAAAGTAATAGTTTCTGGGCTATTATTTAAAAAATAAGTGCCAGAAGCTACGATAGAAACCATAGCATTATTTAATAATTTAGAAATTTCTAAATTACCAATTTTTCCACCCGTTGCATAAATTAAGCCAGTGAAATTGCCATCTTTCGCAACCATTGAGCCATCTTCATAAACAATAAAATTATTTGTTGCATTAATAACTTCTCTACCATGCTTCGTATCAATCGTATCCAAAGTTCCAATTCCAACAGAACTGTTAGCTTTTGAAACCCCAATATTTAAACGGTTCTTTAGCCACAAGTCACCATTAGAATCTGTTATCATTACATCATTATTTTTAGCATCTTTTATTCTAATACCAAAAACATAAGGAGATTCTTCTGAACCCTCTCCATCAATTTTACCAATTCTAATGCGATCAACTATTCCATCACTAACATTTATATCTTTATCAGAAGAAATTTCAATGGTTCCAGCTCCATATTTATTTTTTAGGAAGAAGCCCTCCCAAGTTAAACCAAAATTGGCACGCTCCCATACTTCGGTAACGGTTTGAGGCTTAAATTCTTCCTCTGAGTTCTGATTCTGCAAACCATAAATACCGAATTGATCAAAACGAACAAATTGTTGAAGTTGAACACCTGCTTTTTCGCCATCAATATAAATTTGTTTATAAGCATTTAAGCCATAAGAGTTCCATCTAAAAGTTGGCGCATCGCCATCTAAAATTGTAATATTGTTGACGTTAATTGCACCGGCTGTCAAGTATTGCGTTGCAATACCATCTCCGCGCACTGCATTCTTCCAGGTAACGCCGCCATCTGTTGTAATGAAAATACCACGAGAAGTAATTTTAGTTTTCTTTGAAGAATCAGTCTTATCAGTTAATGTTATACCGGTTGAGTCTTTGTATATCTGTTCATTTTGAGATTGAGTAACTAAGTCTTGGTTTATCAAAAGACTATTTTGCAAAGTTTCATTGTTGATAACACCATTACTTTCAACGATATTCGCAGCGCGGTTATATTCACCAGTTGCATATTGTAAAGATTGAGTAGTTGCTGTAATTCTTTGAAATAAATCTTCAAATTGCGTTTTATAGTTTTGGACTTTAAAAGTATCATTCTGCGGAGAATCAAAATTAGAAGTTACTTCTGAAATCAAAGACTTCTCTTTGTAAGGAGTTCTAATTCTTCCTTCTCCTACATAAGTATAGCCAAAAAATTCAGTATCTTGAATATAAGTAATGTCACCGATATTAAAGATCTTGGATTGATACTCTGGAAGTGCACTAAGTCTTAGGACTGAAATATTATAAGTAATTTGAGGTCGCGAACTCGTATAAGCTACACTCTGAGCATCAAGATAATACAAATTTTCATCTAAGTAATCTTGAGAACTCCAAGAACCTTCTTGAATAAAGCGAGAATATTTTTTATAGAACTGTTCATGCTTTGCATTAATTAAGCTTCTAAGTTCTTTTTGTCGATCATCTGTAGTATCTATAAATTTTTGAATTGCGTCTACACTTTTCTTTAACGCTTTTGTTTCAGTGTTTAAATTATTATAAGCATTAGTTTGAACTTTTAAATTAGTAACGCGAGTCTTAACATCTGTATTGTCTTTATGAGTTTTAAGATAGTTCATAACTCCAGTTGCATTATATGAACTTAAACCTGCAAGCTGCGCGATTTGATTTTGAAGAGAGGTTATTTCTTGTTGTAGAGCAGTTAACTGCTCTTCAGAAGATTTAAGAAGACTATTTTGCCTTGTAAATTCAGACTTTTTAGCAACCAATTCATCAGCTAATTGATAATATTCTGTATTATACTCTTTTAACCAATAATAATAACCAATTACATCATCAGTGGTTAAATACAAATCTTTTTCAACTTGACCTCTATCTAAAAGTCCTTGATTCTCATAATAATCAAAATTTAGAATAAAGTTTTCTTTAGAATAGTTTAATTCACTCTGCGCGATTTCACAGACACCATTTTCAGCATACTCATTAGCGTTCGGCACAACAATAACTTTTGTTGTAATTTGGTCAGAATTAATTGTTCTAGAAATTGTTCTTAGGTCTATTCCGTAGATAAAACCGATACCTGTTTCTTGGCCGACATCTTTTTTGAAATAAACCTTTTTATTTGGTAGTCCATTTGTATAAAGAATGCGGCCAGTATTTTGATCGTGGTCAATTTTAAAACGAACCCAGCACTCAAATGTTTCCGCAAGCATTTGTAAAAGATTAAAACGATTAGAGTTTTTAGCTTCTATACTCCTAATTTTTTCATAATCATCGTTATATATCGCAGTTGGCGCACCGTTGCCAGTCCAATCAACTGTATTCTTATAAAGAAATTCAATATCATTCTTATTAATTTTTGCTTGATCCTTATAATAATAACAATAAACCTCAGTAGCAACAGATTGCCTATCCATGTCTCCTGGATTTATTCTTACTATATTATCGGACTCGTCTTTTCCTTCAACATATTTAAACAGTTGAATTTCTTGAAGCCAAACATTAGCTTTTCCAATTAAGAAGAAACCCATTTTCTGCGTAGTGATCTTTGCACGTGGTATAGATTTTTTACATGTTAGAATATATTCAATCCATTCTCCATTTTGTATTGGAGAACTATAGGTAAAGTAATCACTATTAGAAACTGGTATCTTAATAAGTTTTGTTCCATCATTAGTATAATCACAAATTTTACAACTCGGCGCTGTAGACGTACTTAAATTACTTTCAGAAGGAGTTGAAGTGCCGGTTTTACCTTTTATTCGAAAAATGTAATTTTCTCCTTTTTGGAAACCGTCAGTAATATACATTGAGGAGTTTTGTAGCCCAGTATTAAAAATTGTTTGTCCATTTGTAATTTTTAAATAAGTATTTGCATTATACTCTAAATTCGTCTGATTGTAAAAAGGTGGATACAAAGTCCAACTAAGACTTTCTCCGATCCAACCGTTGGTATTAGAAAAATCTTTTGCATTATTTATTAAATTCAAAACAACCGTTGGATCTTTATATTCAGTTGTAATATATTTATAGATTTCTCGTTCATTAGAATCTTTATAAAGATAGCAGTATCTTTCAAGTAAGGGATCATACTCTTGAACAGGAGAACGCACAAGGCGCGACCCCCTATAATCTAATGAAACATTTTTATTTTTTTCAACTTTAAAGACTTGAGTGTTACCAATATAGGCAACCCTTGCACCATCCGCGTCAATTTCCCATTTTGTTAAATCTACATAAGAGCAATCAACATCAATAAGAAGCTGACTATTTAAATCTGTTTTTCCGACATATCCATCTGGTTCATAAATAAATTGACAATTTAATTTCTGATCTTGAACAACAGAATAAAATACGTAAAATTTTTCATTCTTTGGAATTTTTATTTCTGTTATTCTATCAGAACGGCGCCCAGTAATTTCAGTTAATGCCATTACTTCATATAATGCTTCATTAATTGTTTGCTGAATGACGTCTTGCTCGTCACCTAGCTGCCAATCTGTTCCTTCAAGAATTTTTTCGCCAAGATATTGAACAGAGCCTTGATTGTTTTGAAGTTCATTATTAAACTCCAAATTAAAACCAGTTTTACTTAATTCGTTTACAAAAAGATCTTTACAAGTATAAGTGACACTTTTACCGCCACTATCTTCTTGTATTCCTTTTACAACTAAATCATACCAAACATTTTTCCAAAAACACTTGACTTTTCTTTCATTTACTAGAAGTTTAATAAAAGGATTTGAAACCTTTTTTCCAGTTTCATAATCAGTATAAACATAGTAAAGCTTAAAGGTTAAGGTATTTGTCCCATTAATATTATTTACCAATCTTGGCTCTACGACTTTTATTTGTGAAGTCATTTCATTTGAACCAATAATCGCAATTTTTCGTTCTTCATAGTGCTCTGGAATACCGCCTGCTTCTGGAACTACATAATCCTCCCAGAGGCTTATTTCATATTTATCTTTTAACATTTTTATTAAGCCTCCTTAGAAGTAAATATACTCATAATCGAATAAATCAATTTTTACACTACTTACCATTTGTAGTAATGTATTTGGTTCCATTGTTGGAATTTTAAAAAAGTCACCAGAAATAATACATTCATTATAAAGATTGCCCGATGGTGTAAAATTATTATAGCTACCAACATAAGTGCCGCCCTCTATTAAATTAGTTTTAGAGTTAATTCTAAAACAAGTATCATTTCCCTTTTTTATTATTTTAGAAAAATTTAAAATGCCAATATTATCCATACTAAGACTTTGAAGATTTATTTGCCCATTAGTTGGAAAAGCATAATAAGCATACCAATCACAAGCCAAATCTCCTGCATTATATACATTAATAGTAGTTCCCGTCGTACTATTTTGTGGAGCAGATAATCTCATTCTACTAGAATCGCGCCATCCTTTTATGTTAGAGTTATTAAATTCATTTAAATAACGGTGAACGCTTTTTGCAAAAGGATAATAAGCTACAAAATTCAAAGTTCCTTCACCTTTATAGACTCTATCCCTTTCATCTTCATTATCTGATGCACCGACACTAAAACAAATATATTTTAAACTTGGCGCACCAGTTGTTTTAACCATATAATATTTATAAGGTCTTTCATTAAAAATTAATTTTCCAAAAGTCTCCGCTTGAAAGACTTCGCGCAATGTACGAAATTGTTTTTCGGTCAAGCTATCAAAAGCAATTTGTAATGTAAATTGCCTTTGACTATAAGTTGTACCAAAATGATATGTACCGTTTCCTCCTGGAACTTGGACAGTTTGATCTTGAAAAGTTGGTAATAAATTTTCATCATATCTATTACTACCGCTGATTCTTGTAATTCCAAGTTCAGACGAAGTATGACCATTAAAGGAAAAACCAATAAAGTCTCCTGTTACAACGCTCATCTTCATTCCTCCTTTTACTCATTGCTATTTATAAGTTACATTTGGCTTAAAAAAATCTATTTATATAAAACGAAAAGAGGTGATTTCTCACCTCTTTTCTCTTATCTCAAGAAATTTATCGCATTTACATTTCTATATGCTGCATTGTCATAAATTTCTTTTTTAATTTTTTCGATCGCACTTTCAACATCGTAATCGCTACCAATTTCTCCAACACTAACTTGAATGTCAAAGTAATTATCTCCGCCCTTATTCTTTTGATCTCCAGTCATGTTATTCGCACTGAGAAGACTACTTAGAATGTTCTTTAATTCAATAAAGTTTTGAGTATCTTGCGCATTAAGAATTAATTCTGGTTTTGTTTTTGTGCCGTCTAACCAAGCGGGGCCAGTAAAATCTGCCATACCACCTGTCTTATACTTCTTAAATTTCTTTTTCATATTTTCATATGAATAATCATTTAAGCTTCCCTTATAACCGGTCATAATACCTTTATTGACATACTTATCTTGGATGTCATTAGTACCAAAAACTTCTTTTAATCGAGCGGAACGCGTTGAATCATAACCCCAACCGTAACCACCATTCCAAATCGCAGCACTGACACCGCGCTTTATGTTATCCGTTAATTGAGATTTTCCACTATTATTTCCACTATTAGCTGGTTTTGGAGGATTTACATATTTAACACTGCCATATGTAAATCTATTTGTATTAGAGTCGAAATCAACATCTTTATAAATATTGCCAGAAGAGTCTTTCCATTGCTTAGCCTTAGAGTCATAATTTAATTCTACTTGACCAGCGCTACCATTACCAGTAATATGTTTAGTAACATTTTCTGCTTCATACATATTCCAGTTAGCATATCCATGGCTTGCTGCAATGATAGATTGAGAAATGGTTTTTTGCCAATCCATTTGTCCAAACTTGCTCATCGCCTTCCAACCTTGATCTTCTTTTAAGAGATTCCAAAGTTGAGAAGCTTGGTTCAAACTACCATCAGATGCAAATCCAGTCTGAATTAATTCATAAGCTTGTTGCCAGAACTCACCGTTTTCAGAAGCATAGTCCAGTTGGGCTTGCATCAATTCAATTTGCTTAGTGCGTGCTTCTTGCGCGTCTTCATTTTGTTTTGAAATTTTATCGAGTTGCTGATCTATGAGAGAGTCTCCATAAGATTCGCGCGCGTCTGATAATTCTTCTTCTAACTGCTTAATTTCAAGAAGATTTGCATTAGAAGTATCTCTACGAAGAAAAGCAAGGCGAGCTTCTTTTTCATTGATGTCTTCTTCTGTTTTTGTATTGTCGCGAATCTGGCGCTCTAGATCAATAGACTCGCGCATCGTATCAAGAATTTCGGTATTGGCTTCAGAAATACTATCAGATAAAGATTGGAAATTATCGATTTCTTTCTGTCTTTGATTTACAAGAGCATCATAAACAGATTGCTCGAAGTCGAGATAATCATCCATGTTTTGCTTTTTAATTTCTTCAATGGTATCTTGCATATCTTCGATTGTCTTCTCTGTTTCTTCAAACTCTCCGACCAGTTCCTCGAGTTTGCTAATATAAGCTTCAATTGCACCGCCTTTATCCTCATCAGTTACTTTATCAATAGCACTCCAATCTATTACGATTGTTCCTTTTTCTTGGTCATAATGAGCATAATTGGTTGCACCCCAACTAGAAAAAGACTTTTCATTTCCATCGCTATCTTGATAAGTTTTTGAACCAAGTTTATTAATTTGATTAAGACGACCACTACTAAGTTCTTTCTGCATTTTAATTTCTTCTTCAAGAGATTTTAACTGCGCATTTTGGTTGTCACGCAATTCTCTAAAAGTTGCACCACGTTTTTCAAGAATTCTGTCATAATTACGTTCTAGCTTTTCACGTTGACGTAAGGCTTCATTAATTTTTTCGGTAAGGTTGTAGAGTTCATCGTAGGGGTTCTCCCATTTTTTAGAGGTAGAGCCACCACCACCACCTCCTCCTCCACCTCCGCCTCCTCCACCTCCACCTCCGGAGGATTTGGGGGCATTGGCTGCTCCAGCAGTTTTATTACCCGTTGAAACACCGCCACCGCCGGAACCAGTAGATGTCATAGTTTTGATAACTGGAAAAGTTTCTAATCTATCTGGAACTTCTAAAACACTAACACCTTTTGCTGTTACGGTATCTTTTTTTCCCGTTATTGGATCAACTATTGTATACGCAGTGTCTTGATAAGTAATTTCTTGGTGTCCTGGTATTGCTTTTTGAACTTCATCTAGCTCAACATCATAGCCCATTTTTGCAAATGCTTCTTGAACCTGATCGCTTGTTAGTCCAGCATCAGCAATTAATTGATTACATTGTGCAATAAAGTCATCATATCCTTCTAATTGAACACCAGCTTCAAGAGAAGGCAACTCTGTATTTTTAATTAAATCTCCCAGTTTATTTCTTGCTTCTACTACGCTTTTGGTATCTCCATCTGCTTTTATATTAACAATATAATCTGCAGCGGCTGCCTGCTGTAATTGTCCTAATGCTTTTGTATTTCCCTCGGCAGCCTGCTTCATTAGCTTAATATTTTCAGCATTATCAAAAAAGCTATCTGATAAATCATCATTACTATTTAATAATTTTTTTACGGATTGTTTTAAATTATCATAAATCTTTACATCTTCTGCACCGGACAGTTTAATTTTTCCAGTTGTTCCATCAATTAGCTTTGTCCATTCGTCATAAGAATCTATAATTTCACTATAGCCCTGATTCATTATAGCGTTTCTTGCAGAAATTTCATATGCCAATCCCTTTTCTTCTTCTTTTATTCTTCCTGTTAAAGTTAAATATTCAGCCATTGAAGACACATCTTCAGCTGAAACGCCGGCAGATACTGCTTCATTTGTCGCAGCTTGTGCAATTTGATTTTCAGTACCGCCATTTGCTCGTACTTGGTCTGGAGTGCCGACACCCTTTGATTCTTGTAAGAGCTGCTGATTTTGTTGTAAGTTATTTACAGAATTAGTAATAGCTTGAGCTAAAGTCTGGGCGGAAGCATCATCAAGTTGTAAAACTTGACTTTGATTATATGTTTGCCCATTAGAATCCGTTACCGTACCGATCTGATTATTAGACATCCAACCCGCAATCATCTTACCAGTAACGCCTTCATCGCGAGAAATAACATCCATATTTCCACCATTGTCTTCCATCTGCTGTTGATAGAATTGGCCAGACTGAATTTGTTGTTTAAGTTGTTCAATAGTGTTTTCGTTTAAGACGCCAATCAATTCTTGTAAGGTACTAATTAACTGTTCATTGGTTCCTCCAAGATATTGATAAGTGCCATCAAGATTTTTCTGGAAATTTTCTGCGTCGATTCCATATTGGACAAGAGTATCTCTGTCTTCTGGAGATAAAGCAGTGCTTCCATTTTCTTTTAAATTATTAAGTAAAGTCTGAGCTTTTGAATATTCACTAAATACATCTGTACTATTATAGGTCTCAAGCGCGCCACTCGCCTTTTGAAGTTCTTCAATCCATTCTTTAGTCTGTTCAATCGGAAAGTCATAACCCATTCTTTTTAGCATATCAATCCAAGAACGAATCGAACCCATATTTTTGAAATTAACATTATCTAAACTATCAAGAATTTGAATCATTTTTTTCGAATCATTTCCATTAAAATCGTTCATTTCGGAAAAAATATTTTCTAATTCAAATAAAGTATTATTTCCAGAAGTAGCAAAAATGTTATTAAGATTTTTTGAAAAACTAGATGCTTGACCAGCAGTCATATCCTGAGAATAGGCATCATATAAAATCTTACCATTTTCATTTTTTACATTAACTCTACTTTCTTCAAAAGACGCATTAGCCGCGCTTTGTGCCGCATCTGCCAATTCCACTAAACTAGTAGTGCTCATATTAAGAGCTTCTGCTAATTTCTCCAAAGCTTCTTGGTCATTACCTAAGTAATCAGTTAAGCTTTGCTCAGTATCTTTTCTAGTAAAATCACTACCTGAGCCGAGATATTTATTAATTTGATTTTGTTGAGCTTCTGTATAGTTTTTCTGTGCGAACTCATCAAACTTATCGAATCTTTTACTACTTTCTTGTCCATTATAGAAAGCAGTTAATGCACCTCTGAGAGCCGGGGTATCCATTTCACTAACTTGATCTTGAGAATATCCTCCAGCTTTTGTTAAAATATCCCGCATTAACTCTTCTCCAGTCTTTGAAGTATCAATATTATTAAACTTTCCATTCTTCAAAGTAGTCGCAAGCGTGGAAATTTCATCATCGGTTATCGAATCTTTTAATTCAGTTGTCTTAACTAAAGTTGCCGCAATATTATCTGGTAAATTGGATTCTGCCGCAAGTAAATCAGTATAAGTCTTTTGAGAAGCTTCATTTTGAGCACGGAATCCTTCAAGATCATTTATAAGTTGAAGAATCTCTTCTGCAACTCCTTTATTCGTTTGTAAATCAACTTCTGAACTATCATGGCTATATTGCTCCATAATGTCTTTTACTGCTTTTAAATCAAGTTCGCCATTGCCATAAGCATCAAACAAAGCTTTTCTGGCATTTTCATCATTATAAACAGCTTGTACTTGATCAGATTCAGTTGTAGTTCTTTCTTTTACTTGAGATTCGTATCTCTCTTGTGACTCCTGTCGTGCGGATTGCGCATAAGTAGTTTGAGCGTTTTTAGCTGCTTGCTGTTGTCTTTCAAGAAGAGTATTTTTGCCTTCATCAGAAATGACAAGTTCACCATTTTCACCAACAGACATATACTGCGCGAGTTCAGGATACTTATCAATCAAATCAAGAATTTGTTGGTTACTCTTAATAAGTTGTTCATTCCACTCTAAGCTACCTTTAACTAAACCTTCAAATGGATTTGTGTTTCCAATCTCATCAAGCGCATTCTTTAAAGATTCATATTCTGACTGAGCTTGAGAAGCTGCTTCTTTTGCCTGTTCTGTTTGTTCAGCTAATTTCTCCAATTCGGTAGCGGCATTAGTCGAAGACATAATCCATGCACCAAATACGCCAACTAATGCAATAATGCCCGTAATAAGCAATGCTACTGGCCCTCCGGCCATGGCCGCAGTTGCAGAAAATAATGAAAGCGCTGTATTAACTACACTTAAAATTGCAGGCAATGTCATTAAAACCGTTCCAAAAGAACTAACAGCTTTAGACGCTTCCTCCATTCCAAGGTTCTCCAAATATCCAGAGAAGCCTTGAAGAGCGATACCTGCTACACCAAGTGCGTTCGCTACTTTTTGAGTACTAACTGTAAATTTAGTATCAGTAGTTTTTGCCAATTTTTCAACCATAGAATCAGTAACTTCAACTTTCATTCCATATTGATCCATTAGTTGAATTTGTGTATCTAAATCAGATGCGTTCATTACTTCTTTTAAGTGTTTCGCGGCCTCAACACCTTGAATACCGCTCGGCGCCGTAATCGTAACATCCTGACTATCTAAGAAATTTGTTCCTTTTAAAAGACTCTTTTGTTCATCTGTTAAACTTTTGATTTGTTCTGCAAAATCTTGTCCCTTTTTAAAAGAAAAATCGATTGGAATTTTAACAGTTTCTCCAAAAAGACCTTTGAGTCCATCTTTTGTTCCAAAGCCATGCTTTTGAAAACTATCTTTAATTCCAGAAACTAAATTATCACCAATTCGTTCTGCATCGTCTTTATCGTTAATGAATGGACTCTTATTTTTTCCAAAAAATGCGCCTAAAAGACCTCTCTTATTCTCATTTCCAAAAAGTCCGTTAAAGACTCCTTTTCCTAGTTTCAAACCACCCAGAACAGAAGCTAAACTCAAAACTGTTTTTGTAAGTCCATTTCCACCCGAAAGTGAAGACACTAAATTATTCACAATCGTTAAGAGTTGTGTTAAAAAATCAACCCCTGCTTTAACTGCATCAGAATTGACAATCCCCATGGTAAATTGATCCCATGCGTTTTTTAATTGCTCAAGTTTGGATTGAAGCGAATCTAAAGTCTTTTCAAACTGTTCCTGAGCTGCACCTGTAGAATTGTAGGCATCATCTATTAATTCAAGCGTTTTGTCATAATTTGAGATCATGGCAATAAAACGACTTTGCTGCCTACTTCCAGCAGCCATTGTTGCAATATACCTCTGAGTTATCGTGTCCAAAGTATTCCACTTTTCCGAGAGTCGTAAGAATACTTGATCAAGACCTTCACCGCCAGTCAAGAATTTTGTCATATCAATTCCAGCAGAACGAAGTGCCTTTTGCACATTATTTACATTTATTTCTTCTCCGTTTTCGTCCGCTCCAAGTACCTCGCCTTTTGAATAGAGATCCTTTACTTCGGAGAAACGTGCAATAACAGTCTTTACTTTTCATTCTATATGGTTCGCAACACCATATACGTTCTTTTATGAACTGCTCATACTTTCATATGAGAATAGACTATATCTTAGCCAAATTTGGCAAGAATTATTTCCATTACCATTCGCTTGCAATGTACTCTCCTTCGCGGAGATAGTCGTTGAACTAAAAAGGTAATATATCTAAATTTAATAATTTACCCTTTTGATAAATTATTTCATACAATGGAATATTATGATTACTGCAATAATCTCTTTTTCTTTTGTCTCTTTCTTGTATCTTTTCTAAACTATCTTTAAAGATGACTCGTTCCTCTCTGTGTTGTTCCCCTTGAACTTCAATAAAATATTGAATTTCATCATTCTCATAAACTCCAAAATCAAATTTTTGTAAAGGTAATTCTGGAACATTTACTTGTTCTTTAAAACAAATTTGATGTTCTTCTAATATTTTACGAATTTTCTTTTCTCCCATTGATTGGTTCCTATCACATTTAGGGCATCCCCTAGATTGCATTAAACAAACTTGTTTTTTGATAAAAATTAATCCACACTTTAAACATTTATAATAATTTTTATCCAGCTGCCCATTATATTGAAGAATTTTTATATTTCCTCCAAATCTTTCATCAAGAGTGCCCTGGACTTCATCAATAGAAAGCATTTGTGCTTTTTTATTTGTTCCACAATATTTACAAGAAAAAGGATTATCCAAAGAATTGCAAATTACTCTTTTTTGATCTTGTCCGCAAGGTCTATGATACACTATAAAATGATCTTTATCAACTTGTTTTACAAAATCAAATTCTTCCGATTCTGAATAAATCTTTTTTAATTTTTCTATTTTTGAAATATTAGAATCGTTTCCGCAACAAACATAAGAACTTAAAAAATCCCTTGCTCGTCTCTTTTTATAATGTTTTCCACATATTTTGCATTCTATTTCTAGTGGGTTAGATATTGCAGTATAATTAATTAATTGAATATTCGCATTTGGATAGTTACGATAAAAACGAGATAAAAATTCTTCTCGTGTAATTTTTTTAGACATATTTCTCTCTCCTTGTTAGTGCTGATTACCTATTCTAATTGACTTAGGTTAATACCATATCAATATTTAAACAACTTATTTCTATTTTCATAACCATTAAAATTGTTTGAGAGTTTTAAAATTAATGGTGTGTTTAACTTTAAGGCTTTCCAGCTTTTAAATTCTTTTATGCACTATAAGCTAATGCAGTACCAATGGTCTCAGCTGATTCACGCGTCGATTCTATGCCTTGTGCTAAAAAAGCACTGGTCGTCTCAAACTCCATATTAACACTATGTGCCAATGATGCAGTTTTTGACATAGCTGTTGCTAATTCTTGCGTATCACTCGCCGTAACAGCGGCTAATTTGGAGTAAACATCATCAATTCTTTGCGCAGACTCACCATTTAATTCCATATTGAAGCCACGCAAGGAGGTTGTCATAGCATCTGTTGCTGCGGATGCTTCCATACCAGCTATTCTAGCCATCTTTAGAGTTTCTGTAGATAACTCCATTGAATGCTGTAAATCCAAGCCTTGTTGGATGTACAAAGCGGTGGCGTCATAGGTGTCTCTTACAGCGACGCCTAATTCGTTAGCCTGTTCAGTGAATTGGGGCAGCTTCTCCCACATATTACCAACTGAAAAATCAGACACAACCGCAATCTCAGTCATTGCAGAGTCTAATTCTTTAATTGTATCATAAGCTGAACGAATTGCTTGCTTAAAAATTTCTATTGTATTACCAATAGAAAAAAATTGAAGAACTTGATTTTTTAAGTTTTCAGTTTCCGCTGCGGCTCTTTTCAGATCTTCAGTTGTATCGGCTGTCTCACCCAGAGCTTCTCTCATTTTTTCGACACTTGTTGCTGAATCTTCTGAATTTATACCAATATTATCGAGTTCTTTAATTAATTTATCAAAACTTTCTTGGTCGAGATCATCAAGTTTTTTCTTTAGATTGTTAATTCCATTTTCAGAACTTAATGCTGTATTGTCAATCTGAATCCCAACATCTTCAAAAGCTTTAGCAACTTTTGAAAAATCAGAAGAACTTTTTATACTAACTAATGTCTTTTCGTGTTCTAGCGCTTTTTGAGTTGCACTATCTAATTTAGATTGTAAATCTTCAAGACCAGTGGCTGCTTTTAAATCTTCTTCTTTTTTCTTAACGTCAGCTAGTGCTTCGCTTAAATCTTTGACCTGCGCAGTATCAATAAATTTATTACTCTTTTGAAGAGCATTAGTAATTTTTGAAATATCATTACCAGCAGAAGAAAATTGAGTTAAAGCATTTTTTTGTGCGTCTCGTTGAGTATAAAGATTTTTTAAGGCGTCGGTTGCTGCGCGATACTGTTGTTCTTCTTTATTGAAATTGTTAAAGACATCGATTGCACCATTAACCTGTTGAGAAGAATAATTGTCTTTTTTTCTTTCTTTTTCCCATTCGCTTTGAGTCTTATTTTTATAACGAACAGTACCTGTTGGACTTACGGTTAAATCTTTTGTAGACTTTCTATTCTTTCGTTTCTCCTCAATCTGAGACTTTGTTTTTTCTGCGGCTTTAATTTGTTTCTCTGTCTCACTTAAATTAAGAGTTAAACTTTCAGAAATTTCTGTTTTTAATTTTTCAACTTCTTCTTTAGTTTTTCGTAAATTTTCATTTGCATCAGTGACGTTTAAATTAAATTTTGCACCTTCTGAAGTTGAAGCTTTCAGACCTTCAATATCTGCATTAAGCCTATTAACTTCTTGCTTTGCACTATTCAAATTTAGTTGCTGTTTACTGACTTTCTCAACAGTTGATAAATAGCTATTTAAAGCTTGACGCGCGTCTTCAACTTTTCTGTCAAAACCATCTGGAAATAGACTGCGTGCGTCCTTAATTGAAAGAGTATTAATATTGCCAATAATTCTTTCAAGTTCAGAATAAGTCTTTATTAAATTTTCGCCTTGTTTTATAACTTGACTTGAATCTTTTAATTCAACACCTTCTTTAATAGACGAGACAAATTTTTGGGATTGCTCCTGATACTTTGCCATTAATTTAGAAAGACTTCCGCCTAAACCTTTCGTTAAATCTACCTTTGTAGTGCCTTTTTCTAAACCGCTCTTTAATTCAGAAACGATTTTGTCCATTCCTTCCAAAGTTGGTTTTATTGAACCATAAATTTCAAACCTTTGTTTAGAACCCACTTTTGATTCCTCCTTATTAGAAATCGCTATCTATGTCATTTTCCAAAAAAGAAATTTTAGCGACATAAGATTTTTCCTTTGACCCTACTGGGATTCCTATACCAGAAAAATTTGCAACCACTGGAGTTGCCGAACTTCCTAACCGTAAGGACAATCCAGATAATAATTTTAGTTTAGGAATTTGAATAATTCCTGTAACTATTCTTCCTGTTTTGTCGTCTTTAATTTTTGTTCTTCCTTCTAATTGTAAAAAGCCATTAAAAAGATTATCACCTAAATCTAAAACGGTCGCACTATTTTCGTACTCAAAATAATATTGCGCGATTACCTCTTTAAAGGATTCTTCTATCCTAATTTCTTTTTTATTTTGTACAAAGTTAAGTTTAACACCAGTTTCTTTATCATAAACAAAAAGTTTTACTGGTTCGTACTTTAAAATAAAAAAGCCATCCTTATTACTTTCCTTTACTTCATCAAAAAGAAAAATATTTTTATTTTTTTCTTCTTCTTTAAAAAGCTTAGAATTAGAAAGAATTGCCATTTGAGTTTTAGAAAAAACTCCTTGAGAAAAAGTTAAATTTATTTCTTTTAAAGTTTCCCAAAAAACGAAATCTCTATCAGAAAAGCCACCATGCGCGGTCTTTGCGTCATAAAGGCTTTCCAATCCCGCAACTTGAATTTTATCAAATTTGGCCAAAATTTCACCTTTCTCAAAAGTTCTTTTATCTATTTCTATTGGATAAGTAGCTTTTAAATAACAAGGTTCTAATTCTTTAAAAGTAAACATATCTTCCATTATCTTCCTCCAAAATAAAAAAGAGATGGATGTTACCATCCACCTCTCCTTAATTACAGATCATACTTAACAAGCTTCATCATTGGGCCTTTTGCAGGACGAAGTACTTTTAAATTCATATTGAAAGTCGTTGGATCACCATCGGCTTCTAGCGTTAGAGTAACTTCGGATTGCATCTTAACTTTTGGTAGAATAACCTGGAAAGCCTCATCGCGTCCAGTGATCTCACTTCTAATATAAGTATCACCAATGAACGCATAGTTTCCTGGGAAGGTATCTGGAGAAATATCAATTTCTTGAATAGTCTTACCGTCAACAACAACAGTTACATAAGCAGCATCAGAAGCGCCTTGGGTAGAAGCTACACCAGCCGCAGTATAATACTTAACCTTTCCTTCCTCAGTAGGTAGAGTAAATTCCTTACCACCACGAAGTTGAACCTTACCATCCTCAATTTGATCTACTCTGAAAGTTCTGTAAATAGTTTCAGCGTTATCAATAACTGCTTCACCATCTGTATTTACTGAACCGTACATAATTGCTAAGGATTTAGCAGAGAAGAGCGCATCTTCGAGGGTAACAGTAATTTCCTTGTTAAAGTCCCAGGATACAAGTTCAACATTGCCCTTACCACCGCGCGCAGATGTATTTTCAGCTGTCTGCTCAACAGTAGAGACTTTAAGGGAATCTAAATATAGAACAGGCGCGCCGATATTGCCATCTTCGGTAATTTGATAAAAAGTACCGTCCATGACCTCCTTGACGCCATAACGATCTAGAATTGTCGCCATTTAAATAGCCTCCTATTTTAATCTTCGAGATTTCTCATCCAGCTCTTAGGTTTAATCTTTTTACTATCGGCGCCTGCCAATAAACTATCCACATCAAGCTGGTATTTAATTTTTTCTTGATATCTACGTATCAATGGAGAGATTGAAGCATAAGTCAAATCTCTAATATTAAGAGGATTTATACCCATATCCATACAGCAAAGTGAAATCAACGAATCCGAAAAAGACATAGCGTCTTTTTTTTCTCCCGCTCTTTTTGCCTTTATTTTTTCTCTATAGCGAGATTTAGCTTTCATTTTATGAACTCGAGGGTCTTCATCCTCTGGTGGCTTTTCCACCACTCTATCTCCAACTGCTTGTCTAATTAAATTTTGAAAATCAAAAAAATCATCTTCCGTTATGAATTTTAAGTCTTCCAATTTAACTTCACTTTTTAGAATTTCCTGCGCATCTCCGATTATAATTTTTTTCTGCTTTGGCAATAAAATTACTGGTTCATGTATAAAAAATTTAAAAGCTTCACTAATAACTTTCGTTATCATTCCATTCTTAAAACTATTGTTTAGAAGATATTCATATGGAGTTAAAAGATATTTCAAATCTACCTTCTGTTCCATAAACTCGTCCTCAATATCTTCTTGAGACATTGTTAAAATTTTTCTATATTGCGGAAATTCTTTTGTCTCTAAGACTTCCCCTACAGTTGGAGGATATATCTTACACTTATTCTGAAAATCGTCTGGTAAACCGCAGAAAAAATTTTCATTAATCATAAGTTGTAATCACGTATGTCATTTCATAGCAAGACATTTCTTCTGTTAAGAAGTTCAAATCAAAATCGCCGCCTTGTAGTTTTCCAAAGCCATCTATATTTTTCCCGTTCAATGACTTTTGAATTTCACCCATTATTGCAAACGGTCTTAGATTACTATCTTTGATAAACCATTGAGTAAGAGGAACGAAGATTTCAATAGCAATTTGAATATCTTCAATCTGATTATTCTCGCTATTATTTCTTCCATTAACCACTCTTATAGCAATTAAACTTGCCGCAGTCTCTTTTGGCCCGATGTGCGGCACCACTTTAATTAGCTTTTCAAAGATTTCGTTTTTAATTTGCTCTTTCGTTAATTCTGGCAAAACAAATGGATCTTTATCCGTATAATACAATAATTTTAAAAGATTTTGATTTGATTGTAAACGAGTAACAATTTTTTGGAGATTTACTCCAATTTCGCCTAAGTTCCTAATCATTTTTTTGACCTCCTTCTAACCAGAAAAAATCTTCATCTTTATCATCGGTTGTTTTTTCTGGGGCCGGTGTCAAATCAAACTCATAAACTGGATCAATGCTTACGTATTCAACACCCTCAGTAGAAAGTCTATCAAAACCTGTTACTCGATAATATTCTTGAAATGGTTTTTCACCAACTATGAAATAATCATCTTTGTTAATGTTTTCATTTTTGGGTAAAATGAAAAAGCTTAATTTCAGATTTTCAGAATAAATAGTATCCATTCTACTACGAGAACGAATTTCATCTTTTAACATATTATTTTCTTGACCATATAAATAAGCCCATGTGGTATATTCATATCCGTCGCGTCCAGTCCAAGTAAGCAGATGACTCATTTTTAACATTACGTAACGATTATAGCCACTGGCCTTAATATTTTCAAGATAATATACCATCCAGGCTTCTAACTCATTATCCTTATCTGGAATCATTAAAGTCATTCCATTTGGTATATTTACACTTGTTCGTGTTAAAAGATAAGCTAAAGTTCGGGCGTCATCCTGTTTATAACGTTCAAGAGTACCCTCTGTTTTTTTATTATTAAAAAGAAATTCAACTCTATAAGGAGATGATGCTAATTTTAATTCAAAGTTTCTTTCTCTTTCTCCTTGAATTCTTTCTTGATAAGATTCTCCAAAACGATTTAATCTTTTAAAGTAAATATCACGATATGACATTATCTTTCTCCAAAATAGACATACAACTAAAAATTGTACTTCTAAAATAGTCATATCTTAAATATTTTAGAGAAGAAAGTTTAGCATATAAAGTGTAATAATTAATTGTCTTTCGTTCATCTGGAAAACTATAAAGTTCAATTAAAATGGAATCCAAAAATTTTTCCCATTCACCATTCTTTTCCCTTTCACACAAAAGACAAAAAAGTCGATTTTTTAGCTTGTTGATGTAGCCTTCATAACTTTCATTATTCATGAGTTTGACTACCTAATTGCCGATAACAAAATGGTTTGTAATTAATTACGCGATAGTACTTTGACTCGCGTTTTTCGGCAGTTTTTTGCTCCTTTTCAAGTTTTTCATTAAACTTACTTAAAAGATTAGCTTGAGAGAAATCTCGTTCTTCATAAAGCGGTTTTAAATTCTCCCAAGTTAGAATGGTTCGACTAAGCCATTCACACTTCATATAACAAGCTAAAATTTGTATTTCTTCATTGCTTAAATCTGCTAAAAATTCTTGATTTGTTTCATCTCGTTCAAGAGGAACTCTTGGAAATTTAAAATTCGGAATCGCGCCATCTAGAATTTGTTCAAAATCTTGATTTTGTTCTTCGGTTGTCCAAGTGTCCCATTCATCGCTCAAAATCTTGGCAAGAAAAGCATCATAAACTTTTTGTACTGGAGTACCCATTATCAGTCCTCCTTGTCCTCTCTATTAAGACGAATTGCATTAATAATATCTTTTCCACAAGCTTTTTTAATTTCTTCAGCTTTTCGGAAATCACTAAGTTCATGTCTAATAGCAAAGTCAGCCAAATCTTGAAGTTGCTCATAATTTAGAGTCTTGAGTTTGACTTTAAACTCAATAAAAGGAAGAACTGTCATCATGCGTTCTTTTTCTTTATCCGTTAAAATAATAATATTAACTGGCTCTTCCGCGTCTTCTGGTTCAATTCCTAAATCCTTCTTAATTTGCATGTCTTCAATATAAAGCATACCAGTATCAATCATATACTTAAATCCTGGATCATACATTAATTCTTCAAGCGTCTCTTTTTCAACTGGAATAGTTGCACCCTTAGACATCCATTCTCTAGAAAATCTTAATTCTGGTACAATGACACTAACTGGACCATTATGTTGACTAATAATTTTTACTCTTTCCTTTTCCATTTACTCCTTTTAACTCCTTTTAAAATAAATAAAACTTAGGCGTTTTTTAAGAAAGGCAAATTGACGCCTAAGCTTACTTATTTTTATTTATAATTAAAGATTCCCGTATGGAGAATCATACGTTTGTTCGATGCCAGTATTCTGATAAACACCCCAATTATGATGAGTAAGGATAGCAGCACCCATCTTTTTATACATATAAACTTCAAGAGAATTATCTCTATTCTTAAAGTCATTAATTTGAGTATTACCTTCAAGCACGACCTTTACAACCTTTTCACCGCCAGTTGGTAGAACATAAGCAAGCTGAGGATCAATCCAGGTCTTTGTATTTGTCTCATCAATGAAAGATTGAGGAATTTGAACGACTGGTGCACCACGGAAAATATTAATATAACCAGTATTATGAATTGCATCGATATCCTGAGGATGATAAATACCATTTGTCGTATTAGCAATACCATTTACAACAGCATCCGCGCCCATGGCGCCAACAAACTCAGGTGGAGCAAAGATAACAACGCCATTACCATAAGCGCGCACGACATTCATAAGCTTAACCATCTTCTCTGGATCCCACTTATTCACAGTAACCTTGTTGGCTTCTGGACGAGCGGATGCATTAATGGCCGCGCGAAGTGCCTTATGAACTTCCATATAAACAGCATCAGCAAGACCATCAGTAAGGATCTGCATAACCTCAGTTAGAGATTCTGCGTTATCGAGCATTCTCTCGAAGTCGATTGTCGCACCACCACCAACTGCATGGCCACCGAGTTCAAACGTATCGGCATCAAGTCTAAATGTTTCATAAACACCAGAAAGACCGACTTGCGTAAGGAACTTCTTCGCACGCTGTCTACCAAGCTTCTTTCTAAAAATAGCCTTTTGACCTTGGCCAACCGTCTTAACTTCTGCAAAAATACCAACTGCGTCAAGAACCTTCTTAGGTAAAACCTCATCAGCAGCCTCGATAACAATATCATAAAGATCATAACGATTCTTCATGAACTGATTAATAGAACCAGCAAACTCTTTAAGACCATCTGCAAAAGCAGCATCCATATCGACGCTCTTATTTTGGAAGTTTGCAGGAACCGTACCCTTAACGCAATGAAGGGCAATTTCTCTTAGTTCTTGTAAAGTCATTTATATACCCTCCCTTAGCAAGCAAAAACTTGTAGCTTAACAGCTTTCTGACCATCTGGCATGGTTGCATATTCTATAACTTTAAGAATAAGACCAGAAGCTGGCTTCGTCTTTGTAAGAGCGACCGCGCCGGTAGCATCTGACTTACCATAAATAACCGTCTTCTTATAATCTGCAAGAGCCTTTAAAAGCTCTCCTTCTGAAGTGAACTCAGCATCATCATAGCAAATTGTATTTGTATGCCACTTATCACCTACTGCAAAATAACCAAGGCGAGGATAAAAATCATCCGTACCATTTAGCTTAAAGCTCTTTAAACCAGGAGTTCTCTCATCATACATATGCTCAGCACTATAAACAAGAGCAAGTGGTAGACTATCATCAACTGGAAGTTTTACAACTCTGTTTGCAGCGTCAACAGCAAGAATCATACCATTTTCAACAGGAATATTCTTAAAATCTGTTGGATCTGGCGCACACTGTGCTTCGATACGACCATTACGTCTAAAAGCTACGTTATTAAGCTCTACCTGACCATAGCCGTCAATAACTAATCTTTGTGTAGCCATTATTTAAGCCTCCATTACTTAACATATTTATTTAAAATTTCATCTAAGCCGGTCTTCACAATGCCGTTTTTCTGAACGAACTTTTGTTCGGGCTGCTTAGTAAAAGCAGAAATATTTGCTTTCTTTAGTTCATAAGCTAATTCCTTATCAAGATCAATAACACTATATTCATTAATCTTTTCTTTATAAGAATTAAGGATTTCATCAGAAAGTTGATTTTCATATTCAGAAAGCACACTTTCTTTTTGCTTATTTTCAATATCTAACTTATAAGACTTTAAAGCTTCAATCTCATTTTTAAGAGTTTCATTTTCACCTTGAGAAAGATTAAACTTCTCTTCAAGTGTACTCTTTTCTGTATTTAAAGTAGAAACAGAGTTTTCTAACTCTACTTTTTTGCCCTCAAGTTCAGAAATTTTTTCAAAATTTTCTTTAGCATTTTCAAGGACTGGCTCAACCTTTTCGTAAGTTTCACCATTCAACCTTCTAAGAGTATCAACAGTAACTTTTTCTTCCTCTGTAACATCAATAATATAAACTTTCTTCATGTCACCAAGAGTCACTGTATCCTCGCCTTTTTGATAATATGCTCTAAAAACCTCTTTTGTTTCAAGGTTGTAAACAAGAGCGTAGTCGTCATAAATTTCTCCGATACCATAAGTAACAGTCCAATTTCCTTCCTCATTAAAATTAGTATTTAAGAGGTCAAAAATCTGTTCATACTTATCACCATCAGAAAGCTTAAAATTAACTTTCACTTCTTCTTTTCCTCCCTTTTTTGTAAAGGTATTGGTTAATTCTTGAATTTTACTAATTGCTTGTTCAATGTTTTCACGCAATGAGAAGAAGGCGGCGCCCTCAAAGCAAGGTTCTACCTCATCTCCTAAAACTTGTAAACCAAGAAAGCAACCAGCATCAAAAACAATATATTGTTGTCCCTCAATAATTTGTTTATGATACTGAAGGCTTGGTTCATAAAGTTCCATAGACTGAGATTTACCGACAATGTCATTTGCTTCTTTATATAAAGCCGTAAAAATAATGACATCAACGCACGCATAAGTGCGCTCGACCCCATCTTCGTCAATATGTGCTTCCCAAGTTAAATTATAGTTTTCAGGAACTATGCCATAGATACGCCCTTCACTTCTTCTTGTTCCATGATCTGTATAATCGTCATATTCAAAGATACCTTTGACTGGCGCATAAGCTATGGTTGAAAGAAGTTTTTCTGCGAACTCATCTGTTATATAAGTACCATTTCTGTTACCATATTTATAAAAAATTCGGCAGCGCGCTTTTGACGTAACTTCATTATATTTTTCTAAATTCCCATAGACAGTTACGGGAAACTCAAATTTATTCATTATTTATACCTCCCCTCTTATCTATGGATTCTTCTTTTGTAATTGTCGATGATTTCTTCTTTTCAGTTGGAATAGTTGGACGACCCGGCTCATTTGATGAATTAGAACCACTTTCAGTATAAGATGAAGCAAGAGGGATTAAAATATCCTTTAGCTTCATAGAATCATTTTCCAAACTCTTCAACCCAAGAAGTTCACTTTGCTCAATTCCCATTGCAATACTTGGTAATAGTAAACTATAACCACTCTGCGCAAGTTTGAAAGCATCAGTCACATAATCTGACTGATTATAATAGGTAATTGGAAGAATTATATATTTAAAACTAATGTTCGTATTCCCAAAAAGATAATTCAATAAATCAGAAATAAATCGGCTAATCTTATTCATAATAATCGAAACAAAAGCCGTATCATTTCTTAGAGAAGTATCTAGCGCCTGGGAGCCTGTTGGAGAGAATATTTGAGGACTAACACTTGCTTCAGCATAAACATTTTGAAGCATCTTCTCTAAGTTACTTTGCCCTGCATCAGAACCCGTTTTTGAAACAATGCTATCGACATCACCATAAGTAGTAAAAACAGACAAATTCTTATTACCTTTCATCATGTCTACTGCACCGATGTGCATTTCAAGAGCTTCCTCTGGTTCAAATAAAAGAGTACCATCTTGAAGATGTGGGATCTTTTGTACAATAATTTTTCTAATTTCTTCTTTATCTCTTTCTCTTTCTGTTTCCACTGCTTCATCATATTGGATAGTAGATGGAATAACATTTATAAAAGGAGGAGTATCATCTAAAAAGAAAGAAAAGTATAAGGAAATATCAGTGGGAATTCTTACCCAAGAAGTAGAAGTCGTACCCCTCCGATACTTCTGATAATGTTGTCCAATAACTTTTGGAAAATTACTTATCGTTTCTTTTTTGACGTTCTCATCTAAAATGTCCTCAAAATATAAAACATTAAATTCTATAACATCACGCCCTGCAAGATCACGTAACTCTGAACGGCAATAATTCGCGGGAAGATCAAAAACCGTAAAATTATTTTTTGTTACTTCTTGAAGAACGCCAAAATAACTACCATCAATAATAGCAGTCATTACAATCTTTTGTTCCAATTCCTTTAGATTCATTTTATCAAGATATGCAAGCGCATTATAATATCTCTTTTCAGCATTTGGTGACTTCATATCCTTTCCAAAACCAAATTTTGGCACTAAGATACCAAGTCCCATGTATAAAGTAGAATAATGAATACAAATTCTTTTGTATAATCCATCTTTAATAAAATAATCTCGTGATAACTCTCTTTTCTTTGAAAGAGTACCAGTATTAATAATATCATCGACTTCTTTTAAAGAATAATTTTTTGCAGTGCGTGAAGTTCTTCGATAAGTCAAATAATCAACATCATCATTGAGGTCTTGACTCTTAGAAACTAGTTGCTGCCGCACTCTCTTGTAGGAGGTGAGAAAATCATTATTTTTTTCCAATTACGTCCCTCCAGTAAAGAATATTAATTGTCTCTTCTTTCCAGATCTTTTTTTCTTTTTCTTGAAGTCTTCTTCTTCTAATTCTTTTATTCTCCATAAACCATAAGCAAATGACATATATTTATCATCATGAAAACGAGTATTGATAGGTTCTAGTACAATATCTAAACCTGTTCGTTTAGCACGAAGATTACACATTTCTTCAATCATTTTTGTAGTAATCTCATGGGGTAATAGACGTTCCGCACGCTCTCTTGTAGACATCTTTCTACCTTTTTGAGTATTAAGAAGAGCAGTGCGCGCTTCTTGCTCCGAAATTAAAAGGCGAACTAATCCACCATTTAATCTCGCATAAGTATTACCGTGAATTTTTGATTTAAGTGGGCCATTTGCTTTCATTGAATAAAGAATATTGACACAATCCTTTGGTTGAATTTTTTTATAGCTATCATCATTAAAAAAACCGTATGGTGGCAACTCACGGCCAAGTCCATCAACTTGGGTTTTTATCATTTCGTCGGCCAAACCAATTCCTAAGCCATTGGTATCTATTAAAATTTCCTTTGGATTGTATTTTTCTGCTAATAATTTTATATCTATTGCCTGCTGTGTGAAGGTTTTTGTTTCTGCGGTTTTTCCAAGCACTTCAATATCAACTAAAGTTGAATAATATTTTCCGTCTTTAATGTTGATACGAAATACACAGGCGACGGTGGAGTCGATTAACCTACCAACATCCACTGAAATCAAGTAGAAAATTTCTTTCTTGTCTCTATATTTTGCAAACAATTCTGGATTTTTTATTTTTCGATATTTCTGTATCTTTTCAAAGTCAAACCATGATTCAGTAGAACCTCCAATCCAAGTTCCTAAAAATTCTGCTGCAAAAGTAGCTTCATCATATGCTGACGACATTCTTAATTTATTAACATAGTTCAAATCAATTAGTCCGTGCATTGCTGGTATGCGATAATCCAGCCCTATAACAAAACTTTCTTTTGGATGTATAATAGCATCACAAAACATATCAATAAGTTTTTCATAAGCATATGATGTTTTAGAACCTGCTGAAGTCGCGCAAATAATTTGTTGATTAACTTTTTCATAAGGATTGACTAAGCCGTTTAACATACGACGTGATACATTTAGCTGAGGTAAAATAACTTCGGATACCATATCACCATCGAGGTCGCGCAGCTCATCCAATAACCCGCTATGGTTTCTCAGCCCTCTATCTGAATCCAAAGCTCCGACCACACTAAAATAAGACCCATTCTTAAAGTAAATCTCAACACTATCTTTACCAAAACTGGCTCTTACTTGGCCATTATAAATTTCTAGTTCGTTCTTTAAGAGCGGCCATATTCTCCAAAATTCTTGTATTTTTTGCTTCGCGATTTTTGCTGCTTGGGACTTATTCGGCGCGACTATGAAGGAACGATGTCCTGGAATAAAAATACATTGGAGATATTTTGCTAAAAGAGAAAGAAATGTTTTTGAAGTCGCACGGGCTGCTGTAATGTAAAGTTGACGATAACGCATGCACGCGCGCAAGAAAATTCTCTGATACATAAATAGCGCGATACTTTGATTTTTTGGTGTTATTGTATCAAGATATGTATCAGGATACACAGTCCACAAATCTAATTGTCCCGCCAAAAAATTTTCATTCTTCTCCAAAAAGGATTCAGTAATAATTGCTCCTTTTTCTAATTCAATTCCATCTCTGTAAACTCGGTCTGTTTTTGAAAAAGTTGTTTGAGGGTCGCGCAACGTAATTACACTCATGCTTCAAAACCCTCTTCTTCGTCTTCAAATTTCAGAGCATCATTTGTATATTCATCAGAATCAAAATCTTTCTGAGTTCCATAAATATTCTCAATTTCTTGTACATTTTTCAAAGCAGCAATTCTGGCGCTAACTTCTTCGCCAATGCCACTTTCATTAATGTAAAGTCTTTGATTCCAGTTCTCAATATTTTTTAAAGTCTCATCAACAACATCTCTCGTAACATTGTCATAAAACTTATTTTGATGTCCTCTCTTTTCTAGCCAAAGGGCAAGCTCGCCCACACTATCAAAGTCTACTGCGTTCTTTGTATTTTTTGGTGTGAATTCTGCTGTTTTGACCATCTTATCATAAGAGGACATAAACTTATCTACATCTTTATCACCAGCACGGATACGAGCGTCAATCTCAAGCGAAAGTTTGCAAAGTTTCCTAGCTTGGTCTATCTGAAGCGCGCCGTTTACATTTTGTGAGAGCAAAAGTCCTTTATATAAATCCTCTAAATAATTAAGTTGGTCATCATCATAATTAGCGCCCCAACTACGTCTCAACTCTCTATAACGCTCTTCGCGCACTATTGGAATTTCATCTTCTATTAGTCCAGCTTCTTTAAGCTTCTGATATTGGTGAAAATAATCATCCCATCCCAAACTCTTATAATCATCTACCGCAAAAACTTTCGCATAAGATGCCCAAACGGTTTCTTCTGAATTGAGTTCGCGCAGCCTCTCCCATTCTTTCGGTATAAATGGAATATCAGCCCACTGACAAATTTTATCCACAAACTTCCAATCGAACATATGTTCTTTTAAAAAATTTGTAATACAGTCATTGCAAACTGGGAGTCTTCCATCTGGAAAGAAAAAAGAATGAGTACACGCAAAATCATCTTCTTCAAGAATCTGCTTGCATCGTGGGCACGTCCGCATCGCCAGTGATGGCTTTTTCTTTGGTATTTTTGGAGCGATCAACCTTCGTCGCCTCCTTTACAATTTTTAGAGCTTCGCGCTTTCTTTCTCGATTGGCTTTTGAATAATTCTCAATTAAATCAGAAAAAATATCAATGAAGTCGCGCGCCGTTTTTTTATCTTCTTCTAAAAGTCTAACCTTAAAAATGCGGCAAACTCCAATGAACTCTTGCGGTTCCAGTTTAATGAGCGCGCGCATAAACTTTTGTTCTATTGTCTCTTTCAATTCATCTATACCTCTCATTTCTTCTAATTTTATCACACTTTTTACAATAATGTGAGAAACCATCTTTTGATTGACTTTTGCGCATAAAAAGCTCTGGGCTTATAAGTAAAATCTGGCCGCAATCCTTACATTTCTTGAAATTTTCTGGGAACGCGCAATTCTCCAATATTTCTCGATGAAGTCGCGCTGTATTCGCAATAGCGGGCACAATCCTTTTACAAAAAATAGTTGAAATATAATTTGATCCATAGGACTTTTGATATTTTTGATTAATGATTTCCGCTATCTTATCATTAACCTCGTGTCTAATCTTCATATTCAAAATATCTTTTTGCGCATCTGTTAATCCAGCGCGTTCTACGTACCACTCAAACGTATTGAAGACTTCGCGCATCGTTGATTCAAATGGAAGATCCTCTAAATCAAAATGAATGTCTTCAAAAACTTTAAGAAAGGCGGCGACGTTTTTTCCATCTGAAAAATCGAGATGGCGCGGGGTCGAAGATTTCGTCCATAGAATATCATTTAAACGTCTAAGTTCTTCATCCTTGAAATTTGGAATCGGCCATCCAATTTCTGGAAAAATCTTTTTCGAGAGTGTGCCTTCCGTTTTAAATCCAGCAGGAAGTACGTCTACATTGTCTCCGAAAATTGGGGTTACTGGGTGTTCGGGAACTGGTATTGAATCTCTCTTCTGAATATGGCGCGTCCACGAATTCTGATAAGAATATTGTTCGGTTCGTTTTGCAACTAGAAGATGTCTTTGCTTCAAATAGGAATATTGATTGAGTTTGAGAGCTGCGCGCCGTATCGATTCAGCTTCTTCGGATGAGAATCTTTTGAGAAGAGCTTCTCGTGGAGGTTTTATGCGTTTCTTATGTTCGATCTCCCAATAATTAATTCTCAACTCAATCCTATCGATTTCTTTCCAAAGCTTTTCGAGTTCGGAGAGAGCTTCTGGCGAAGCAAGACGACGAGCCTCTGCTCGCGAAAACGATGTTTTTCTTTTAATAAGAGGTGTATCAGTAATCGGCCTAAGTTCTGCTTCGTTGAAAGTGGGGTTTTCTTGAAGTTGATCAAGCGAAGCGATTTCAAGATGATCCCAGGTCGAATATTTTGATTTGAGTTGAACGAGTTTTTTTTGTTTTGCATTAAATCCGTCGGGGTCTTTGCCCCATAATATATACGTTCCGATTAGCTCGAGGTTCGTATCGGTCAAAGTTGTGGGGTCAACTGACTTGAGATACTTTGAGACGAATTGAGCACGATCATCTGATGAGCCAATCGAAAAGTCAAGGTCTAATTTCATTTTTCCTCCTCCTTTCTTCATGATTAAAGTATACATTTTTTTCGGAAGAATTTCAAATTTCACTCTAACTCATCCTAGAAAAAGTGCTAGTTCTATTTTTATATCAACCTAGAAAAATTATATCAACCTAGAAAAATTATATCAACCTAGAAAAAAGTCCAGGCCCGTTCTTTGACCCGATTCTCAATTCGTCATTTTTACTAAACCATACCCCCTCCTTTTGTGCAGAATGACGGATCAGATAGTCATAGCTAACCGTCGTCATTTTGCACAAAAAGGTCAAGTCATATTTGGATGGTCTGCCTATTGCAAAATTGAAAAAAAGCGTGTATAATAAACGCGTAAACAAAAACAGAAAGAGGTTTTTACAAATGAAAAAAAATATCGTTAAAATGCCTGAAAGCGTAAAATTTGACAATGCACGCAAGGGTGCGAAATGGACTTTTGACGGCGTGCATTATTGCAATGAAGGGAACGTAGCCGAGGCGGTTTTAAACTACTACTTTAACAATAAGCTTGAATATGACTATAACAGTATTCGTTTTAATATTGAAGCCGACCTGCCTGCTCAAGGTATTAGTGTTAAAAGCGGGCGCTTTTCCCTTGCATCGGCTGGGCTTCTCCATGGTGAAGACTTCTATTCTCAGCTTCAGGACTACACCATGCGCGATGCCGCTTCCGAGGTTGCTTATGGCGTTTTAATGAATGATAGTTTCGTTTATTATATTATGAGCCATACAGACTTCTATGATTTCATGGTTGAATTCTATGATAAAAGAGAATTTGAAAAGCGCGGTAAAATCCGCGGTTCTCGTAATTATAGTAAAATTGTAGAATGGCTCGAGAGGAGGGTGTAAAGCTGAAAAGCTTTACACCAATTCCGTTTTAATAGAGTAAAGGAATAAAGTCCTTCTCCTAAGCTCTATCTATTAAAATTAAAGGACAAAAAGGAAAGAAAATCAATAGATTTTTTTCTCTTTATTTCTTCTTTTTTTTCTTACTCTTAACTAAGAATAAGCTAGAAAAGAAGCTGGAAGCTAGAAAGAAAAGAAAGTTTTAAAGATAGAAAGAAAACTATTGACTTTCTTTTTACTTTGTAGTATAATAAGTATAGAAAGAAAGAAAGAAAGGTTCTTAACTATGGATATTATAAATTATACTATCTACAAAGGTATTGACAATACCATTTTTAAAATGATGAAAAATCATTTAGTAAATAACGATATTGAGGAAATTTATAAAGAGTGGAACTTCTGGGATGTTCGCGTAGAACGTTTCAAAAAGAATAAACAGTCACGTTTCATTTTTGAAGTTCTCCTTATTGGGAACATTCTTACAGCAGCTGCACAGGTTCAATCTTATGATACGATAGAATGGTATTTAGAAGGCTATCGCTCTGAAAAGACTTGCGCACTTCTTTCTTTTGTATTACAGAATATCAGATGGAGCGCTCTTGAAAGCAAGGGAAAGAGAATTTTTGAAGGGCCTTTGCTTCCAGAAGCAGAAGCAGAAGAAAGACAAGAGAGAGAGGAAGGAGCAGAAAAGGACAAAAAGCAAATTCTTCTTGAAAAAGTTCAAAAAGAAATTATAGAAGAATATCCCGCTTTCAAAGAAGTTTTTTATAAAAAGTATAGAGATAATATTGCTTCAATGGTTTTCAATTTAAATGGAAATGCAAATGATAGTGAATTGTTAGAAAGATTAATTGAAGATGAAATGATTGAAGATTTCTCCAATTTTAAAATAAAACAAATTGAAAATCTTTTAAAAAACTCTTGACTTTTACAAAAATATGTGCTATAATAATTGCAGAAAATAAGAAAGGAATTGATTACATGAAAAAGCTTTATTATGGAATCGTAGGAAAAAATGTTTATGAGGAATGGGTTATTCCAGAAAATACTGTTGATGTAAAAGTAATCACAAAAGGAAACGGAATATTTTTACAATATGTGACGGGAGATGAGAAGAAAAAGAAATGGGCATCGAATGTTATAAGTAATAATCTTAAAAGTATTCAGTATTCTTATTTTGATAAAACCTTAGGACTTTCTTTCGTTAAGTTAACTGGCGAAAAATATGGCTTTTCCAAATGCTCAAAAAATGATAAATTTGATCCCATAATTGGAAGAGCCGTTGCAATTTGTCATGCAATGGGAAGAATAGTTCCAGATTTTATCTAAAAGAATTCGAGTGTAGTTTATCTACACTCTTTCTTTTTCTCTAATTTTTTATTATAATAACACTTTAATTCGATAAAGTTCTGCGCCCGGGCACCGACCAAAATTAATAGAAATTTTTTTAGAAAATAATCGCCCGACCGCTTTCGCGCACTAAAGCATTAAAAGGAAAATTTTCTAAAATATTTTTAGAAAACTCTTGACTTTTCAACTTCCGCGTGGTATAATAATACCAGAAAGAAATGAAAGAGGTAGTTAAAATGTTTACAAATGTTATGTTCTATGTTGTTTGGGTGGTTCTTGCTTTTCTCCTTTTGTCGGTTTTGGTTCTTATCCCGCAAACTTTAAAAAAGAAAATCATTGCTTGCTTTCTTATATTAATTGTAACTTTTGGAATAACTACTTTATTGTATAAGCAGGCAGAATGGGATCAGGAACGTTGGAACAATGGCATTTGTGAATGTGGCGGCACTTATGAACTTTCTGCGGCTTCTCAGCATCGCTCTTCCAAAACTTTTTACTATACTTGTGATAATTGTGGGCGCACAGAGGAATTTTCCAGTTTAATGAAGTAACGAAATGAGGGGAGTTTTTCCTCTCATTTTTTCTATGTTTCCTTCTTGACAAAATTCGTCATTTGCGATAAAATGGGCCGGGCCGCCAAGGTGTAATATTGCATAAATTTTTATATAATTATTTGTGCATTTTGTCATATTGACATTCTTCAGAAAAGTGGTATAATATAATCAAGAAAGAAGGACGAGTGTAATGAATGAAATTTTCGGTTACTGTGGTTGGGATTTTGGTGGAGCACTGAATAATAAATTTCAAAGAGATGAACGGATCCGTATTGGGCGTATTATTTATCGTGTAGTCTTTCGCATTGGCTCTTGGCATTTATTAAAGAGAATTTCAAAAAAGACTTGACAAATTCCAAAAATTATGTTATAATAATTTCAGAAAGAAACGAAAGGGCGAATATAAAATGACAAAAGAAATTTACTTTGATATGGATGGAACACTGGCTGATTTTTATGGGGTTGAAAATTGGTTAGATTATCTTGAAAGAGAAGATACAACTCCTTATAGAGAAGCAAAACCTCTTTTGAACATGAATGTTCTTGCAAGATACTTGAATAAACTTTCGCGCGATGGTTGGAAAATCAATATCGTTAGTTGGGGTTCTAAAACTGGTTCTTCTGATTTTCTGCGCGAGACCGAAAAAGTAAAAAAAGAATGGATTAAAAAACATTTGAAATCCGTTTTGTTTGAAAATTTTTATGTTGTTCCTTATGGAACGCCGAAACAAAAAGTTTGCAACTTCTCAAGCGGTTTTCTTTTTGATGATGAAAAGAAAAATCGTGTTGAATGGTCTGGGCACGCGTTTGATGAAAAAAATATCTTAGGAATTTTGAAAAATTTGTGTTGACAACTCAAAAGAAAAGTGCTATAATAGTCTTAGAAAGAAACGAAAGGAATGTTCAAAATGAAAAAGATTCTTGCGGGTTTAACTTATACACTGGGCGCGGTGCTCTTGGTCTGGTGTGTATTATCTTTCTTTGATGTACTGCGCGGACAATGGTTCGATAATGTGTATAGTGTTTGGAATTTATTTAAACTCATTGCAGATTGGAGAGGTTAAAAATGTATTATTGTATTGATGGCAAAACTTTTAAAACAAAAGAAGATGCTTTTGATTACTTCCTTGACGTTTTTGATTTTACCGATGGTTCAAATTTGGATGAACTTTGCGAGAAGATGGAATATACAAAAGAAGAATTGCTCGGAACTCTTTTGTCTCTAGCTCTTAGAAACGAAACTTTTGATAATCTTGGTGATAGGGTTTTGAATGCAATAGAGGAAATTTTTCAAGAATTGGTAGAAGAAGACGAAGACGAAGACGAAGAAGACTGCGATTGACCGTCTTTCTTTATTATAAAATAAATACATGATCCAGCGTGGCCGGGCACTTCATTACACTAAAGCATAAAGAAAGAACGGGATTTCTCCCGTTCATTCCTTTTAAATTTTTAAAATCAATTCATGTGTGCAAGGTTCTATTAGATCGGTTTCTTCAAAATCGCAAAGGCAATCCGTTTCAATGTTAAATACTTCAAATGCTGAAACTTTGAGATATGGCTCATCGTCAAAGAAAAATGTCTCACCAACTTTTAAGTTTTTAAAATTTGTTGTATAGTCTTGATTGTCGCTTCTCCAATTCATTTTAACCTTCCTCCTTAACAAAAACATAATTTGTTTTTTGACGAACTATCGTAAACGGATTTTTTGAAATCTTTTCAATTTTTCTTTTAATTTCATTGTCAATTTTATCTTCATCTATCCAATTTGTAATAGGTTCTATTTCATCTTTAAAACCCATTCCATTTGAAAAGATAGAATAAAATCGAACTTGTTTTTTATATAAGTTCATTTTTATTTTCCTCTCTTTCTTTCTTTCTGAATATATTATATCATATCATATATGTTTTGTCAAGCATTATTTTCATCGAACATATGTTTTTTGAGTGGCCGGGCGCGCCGCTTTCGCGTGGTAAAGTGTTAAAGTGTTAAAGTAAATGCAAGATCCATTGAAAAACTTGCAAAAATTTTTTCAAGAAAACTATTGACAAAATCATGAAAATAGGTTATAATATAGGTGTTCCAAAAAGGAAAGGAAGAAAAAAGAAAGCATAGCGCAGAACGCGCAAAAAGAAAAAAATGAAAAAGTGCTTGACAAACTTCCGAAAGTATGGTATAATGAATACGTTCCCAAGAGGAACAAAAGAAAATTAAGGTTGCGACTTACCGCTAAAATGAAAGGAACTTATTATGACTAACAGAGAATTTCTTAACGCCGTTATCGCTCTCTCCGCTTCCGAGGAAATCACGGAACATGCAAAGGCTATGATTGCCTCTCTCGATAAGAGAAACGCGGCTCGTACCTCCAAGCCGTCTAAGACACAGCTGGAGAACGCTCCGATCAAGGAGGCAATTCTGGGTGTCATCGCAGAGATGAACGCGGAGGTTTCCGCTTCCGAACTGCATGAGCGTCTGAACATCAGCGTTCAGAAGGCTTCTTCTCTCTGCCGTCAGCTGGTAGAGGAAGGCAAGCTCTCCAAGGGTGAGCGCAAGGAGAAGGGTAAGGGTCTTGTGAAGGTTTATTCCCTCGCAGAAGATTCTTCCGATGAAGAAGTGGAGGTAGAGTAAACTCTAACTCTGAGGACGCGAAAGCGTCCTCTTTTTCTGCACTAACACTTTAGCACTTTAAAGCGTTACCACTTTAATGCGATGCGACGCCCGGGCGCGCCGCTTTCGCGTGCTAAATCGTTAAAGTAAATGCAAGAAGATCCGATAAACTTGCAAAAATAATTTTTGAAAAACTATTGACAAAACCCTTAATAGGGTGTATAATATAGGTGTTCCGAAAGGGAAAAAGAATAGTTATTTTGAAAGGAAGTATTGACTATGACAAAAATTTCTGATGCAGTAAAAATCCGTTTCATGAACGAAATCAAAGAATTTCTCGAGAAGAACGGAAACGATGTACTCAAAGTCAAGAGCGGAACCTATTCAATTCCGTGGGTAGAAGGTGATGATGAAGGCTATCTAAACATTACCTTCAGCGTGCCGAAGGGTTCACGTGATGGTTCGTCCCTCTATGATGGCTACGAGGAGGCGCAGAACTACGAACTCGAGACCAAAGAAAAAGAGGAACGCAAGGCAGAACGCGAGCGCAAGAAGCGCGAGAAAATCGAGCGCGACAAGAAAGCGCGAGAGGAAGCCAAGCGCAAGAAGGAAGAAAGAGAAGCAGAGGAAAAGAAAGAAGGTTGAGCGAGAGGGCGCGAAAGCGTCCTTTTTTTATATCTTTGCTTTAACGCTTTAAAGTGTTACCATGCTACCACTTTACCATGTTGAAGCGCCACCCGGCGCGGCTTGTTAAAAAGATAACAAAGAAAAATTTCAAAAAGATATTGACAAAACAACTCAAATGCTGTATAATAGGAGCATAAAGAAAAGAAAGCGAGAAAAAGAAAATGAATCGTAATATTATTGTACTTGACACGGAAACCGCAAATTCTCTTGAAGAACCGATTGCATATGATATTGGTTTTGCGGTTATTGATACAGAAAATGGAGACATTCTTGAAGAACATTCCTTTGCTATTGCCGAAGTTTTTCTCGATAAAGAATTGATGAATAGTGCTTATTATAAAGAAAAAATCCCGCAATATTGGAAAGAAATTAAAGAGGGTTCACGCAAACTTGTAAAATTTGAAACCGCGCGCCGTGTGCTTTATCAGACAGTTAAGAAGTATAATGTAAATATTATTGCGGCACACAACGCGCGTTTTGATAATCGTTCTACAAATCTTTCAAGACGTTATTTGACTTCTTCAAAATATCGTTTCTTTTTCCCCTATGGTATAGAAATTTGGGACACTTTGAAGATGGCGCGAGAGGTCATGAAAGAAGATGAAAACTATTCTTGTTTCTGTATTGAGAATAACTACATGACAAAAAATCATCAGAAAAGATTTACAGCAGAAATTTTGTATAGGTATTTGACAGGAAATAATAAATTTGAAGAAGCACACCGCGGTATTGATGATGTGCGAATTGAAAAAGAAATTTTTATGTATTGTTTACAAAAAAATCCAGAAATTGATGGAAGGCTTTGGAAGTAATGAGAGGGCGCGAAAGCGTCCTTTCTTTTTTGCTTTACCGTGTTAAAGTGACCGGCCATGATAATATTTTATTTATACTTAAAAAACCATTGACAAGTCCGAAAAGAAGGAGTATAATATAAACAGAAAAAAAAGAAAGAGGTAAGAAAAATGTTTAAATATATTAAAAAATTATTTTCTGATTCTGTTTTAACAACTAGTATTCGTCATTTTTCTTGTAACTTTGTTACAGTTGATGGGAAGGAACATTTTTATTCTGGCTTTAAATATATCGATGAAAATGCGATAAGTTGCAGTGGCCCTGAATATATTATGTATAATGTTCGTTCGGATGGATATATTAAAGATGATAACGATGTTATGTATCCATTACAAAATATTATTTCTATTTCTTGGGTATGTGATGATGAAATAGAAAAAGTATATGTAAAAGAATATAAAGTTTTTTATACTAAAGATTCAAAAAAGAAAGAAAAAACTATTGACAAATAAAAGAAAAGATGTTATAATATAAACAGAAAAAAAGGAAAGGAAGAAAGAAAATGAAATGGACAGATAAGTCAACTATAAAAATTGCTCTTTTTGAAGATTTAAAGGTTGGTGAGGGATTCGAAAAAGATGAAATTCTCTATATTAAAATTAGTGACAATTGTGCATTTGACGTTATCAATAATAGAAGTAACTTTTTCAATTCTACAGTAGAAGTTCTTCGTCGTGACTGTGAAATTATTTTCTACTAAGGAGGCCTAAAAATGGAAGCAATAGCATATCAAGTAAAGTTTAAACCAAAAGATGAAAAAGATGAGTATAACGGAATTCTCGTCTACAATGAAAACGAACCAGAAGAAAGTATAATTATTTGTTCTTGTTGCGGTGGGATTTTTCCTCTTAATATAGTTGAAAGTTATGAAAAATATCCAACGTGGGTGGACTTCTCCGCCGAAATTTGAGGGCTTTTTCCCTCTTTTTTATATGTAATTTTAGTATATTAAAGTGCTAAATCGTGCGCCCGGGCACTTCACCACACTAAAGCGAAAAAGTCAAAAATTGATAAATCAATAAATTGATAAATCAATAAATTCGTACCGTTGTATAACTTTCCAGTGTGAAGGCGAACATATGTTCCGAACAAACGTTCGATCGTGACATGAAAGCGAACAAACGTTCGAGTCAATTCCAATGCCTTGTCAAATAGTTGACATTAATTCTAATGCACTGAGCGCGCTGTCAAATAATTGACAAATAAGCTGGAAGCTGCACCTTATGAATAAGCTGGAACGATGAGGCGCGCGAATAAGCTGGAACACGTCACTCGAACATATGTTCGCCCGCTAAGCTGGAACTACAAAAAAATTTTGTAACTTGAAATTTAAAAATTTTCCGAAATTTGTAGAGGAACATCATATAAAAATTCACCTATAATCGTAAAGAAAAAAAAGCATCTTTTTTTAGCCCTTGGATGTGTCATGGTTAAGCTGGAACACGCTGTTGAGGAGAGGGCGCGCTGTCAAATTCTAACTCCGCATATGATAATCGAACGTATGTTCGTTTTTATTAGAAAATTTTTCGACCGAAATTTGAAGTCAGAATAAGCTGAAAATCAATCTCTTAACAACTAATCGAAAGGGACTTTTTTGATATATTCTGAAAAACGAGACTTGACTTCTAGCTTCACAGGATTTTGGGGCGCAAGAAACCTTTCCGCCCAAAAAGAGGCAAGAGTTAATGGACGTCAAAGAGGAAAGCTGCGCCGAAAATTCAAAGCAAAACCAAAAACGCAACGTATACGTTTTCTCGTACAATTACGTATACGTAAAACGTATACAATAACGTATACGTATATATGTACATAAAATGTATACGTAAAACGTATAAGTAAAACGTATAAGAAAATTTTCCGGTTTCGCGTTCAAAAAAATGTACGGAATAACGTATACGTTCTACTTATATATAATACGTATACGTAAAAAAATTTTTTTTGCAAATTAGTTCATTTTTGCGTAGCAAAAAGAACTAAAAATCCACTTTTATATGTAAGTAAAGGTAATACATTTATTATATACGGCGTTCTCGGGAACGCCCCGAATCCCGTTCACCCCGTACTCCTACGAAAAACGTATACGTAATACGTATACGTAATACGTAGAAGAAAAATATATACGTAATACCAGTACTACGTATACGTAATACCCATAGGAAAAACGTATACGTTTTACCCAAGCACCACCCGAACCAAGAGAAAAACGTATACGTAATACCCGTACAAGAAAACGTATACGCAATACGTATACATAGTACGTATACGTAATACGTAGAAGAAAAATGTATACGTAATACGTATACGTATTACGTAGAAGAAAAACGTATACGTAATACGTATACGTAATACGTATACGTATTACGTAGAAGAAAAACGTATACGTAATACGTATACGTAATACGTATACGTATTACGTAGAAGAAAACGTATACGTAATATGTATACGAGAAAAGAGAGAAAGAACCCTTTCTTCTCCCCTTTCTCTTTCTCCCATAACGTATACGTAATACGTATACGTAATACGTATACGAGTGCCCTAGAAATTGGTTTGAATACGGCGCGACTTCGATAGTTTTAGTCCATCAGCTAGAATTTAGAAGTCGCGCCATCTTCGATTTTTTGGAAAATTTTTACTCAAATAAAATTGATTCTTCATAGGACATGAGTAATTCTTCCAAATTAAATTGAAAATTTTCTGGAATTTTTTCTTCGATTTTTCTCCACCCGTTTAATTCTTCGTCGGTTGGTTTTACTAAACCTCTCTTTACTTCCTTTATTCTTTCAAAAGTAGAGGGCGCGATGTCGAAGAAATCTTTGTATTCACCACCATCAGCTAGAATTTTCAGCCACTCTCCAAACATCATTTGATATGACATTTCTTTTGAAGTTGGATAAAGATTATTAGAGAGTTTATGACACATACCTCTAATTGCCTTAAAAGTTCCACTTCGCGCGGACTTCGCAATTAAGTCTCGGTTTCCAACCATTTCATTAAAAACAAAATCATATCCATTCATCGCGTGTTTGTCAACACTCCAAAGAAGTTCAAGCGCATTAAAGTTTCCTTTTCTCAAGTCAGCAAACCATCTCCGAAAATCGATTGAAGTATCATATCCACCAAACATATTCTTTCCTTGCTTGAATCTTGAGATTCGACCATCGATAAAATCTTTCCATTCTGGTTTTACAAGTACCATGTAATCTTTATCTGAATTTTCTGAATTAAGACGATAATTCTGAGAGCCATAAAGCGCTCTAAAACATGGCTTACCAAAAGTGGTTTTATTAATTTTCATCCCGAATCCTCCGAGTCTTTTGTAATCTATTAAGATACTCACTAAGCTTTTTCTGAAAATCTTCATCTTCCAAGAAGAAGCCGTCCGTTCCCATCCAACTCTGAAAGTTACAAATGAGCTGCATAAAACGCCAATCTGGGAATTCGTACCAAACCTCACGAAGCGTATTCAAGTACCTATCAATTCTTTTCAGATCTCTCATTAGAATCTACCTCCACCCATTCATATTCATTTACCATGTCGCCGCAAACAGATGTACAAATAAAATCTTCAAGATATTTATCAACTTCTTCGTCAAAATACCAATCAGGGACGTGGACTTCCGCCTCTCCAGAAAATTTCAACTGTACTAGCATTTTCAAATCTCCTTTTTATAAACAATAGACACATTACCATTAAAGAAACTTACATACATCGGTTTGTTAGCATCAGCGATAACAAATTTCTTTTTAAAATATTCACGATTGTCTTTGTCGAGGTCACACCAATCTATATCGAAATTAAGCTTAAAGGAAGGAATAATATCAGTTTCATAAACCATTGTACAGTCCTCCTTACATTAAATCGTCCATCGAATTAATACCAATCGCGTCATAAAGCATTTCGAGAAAATCACTCCAGTCTTTAATAAAAGGAACATATTTTTGAAGTTCGAGAAGCGGAGGAAGCTTTTCATTTAATGTATTGTAGTTAATATTTCTAACAGACCCCTTAGCTAAACCTTCCGCATGTATTCTATGATTAAGACCAACAAGAATTTTAATAAAATGCTTTCTTGTCATTTAGTATCTACTTCCTTTCTCATTTTCTAATAATATTATACCAAATTTTTGTACAAATTTCAAATATTATTAGTTTGAATGTTGATAGCGCGACTTCGATAAAAATTCGGATAGAGCTTCTCGAATTACTTCACTCACTTTCGCGCCATTTGCATCGCAATAGATACGCAATTCATTTTTCATTTCTTCAGTAATATTCGCACGAATTGGATAAATATAAGCTGCTTTCACTTTTCATCTCTCCCACTTTCAATACTATCATAAAAATAAGCACCTATCAAAATTCCCCAGCCAACTGCTTGCAACCAATTAGGACAATTTCTAAAGATATACTCAACACTACCTGCCGCAGCAAGATACAATAAAGTTCTTCGACCCCAATTCCATCTTTCCATTTTATTTCACCTCGTCATATTCTGTTATAATTTCCAGATTACCAGCGCGATCAACTAAGTCTCTTCGATGATAAAGATCAGCGCAACCAAGTCTTACTTCATCATTATCTACTTTTTCCAAAAACTCATTTACGTTCATGGCGCGATACCGTGGGTTTCCATTTTCTCTCCAAAAAATGCCAACGCCAGCTTCGTATTTAGTAATCCTTACATTTTCCCAATTTCCATCAAGAAGCATCCAATTACCATAGACAATACATAAATCTTTTATTGCTCTTTCAAAGCGACTTTTCATTTTTAACCTCTCTATTTGACATTGCTACAAAAATTTCGGCCAGTTGCTTTAACTCGGCACGGTTTAAGATTACATCATGATTTATATAATCTTTACCACGAATAATTGACCAAATCATCTTCAATTTTTGATGAAGACGGCGCGACTTCGACTCAGCTAAGAATTTTGATGTAATACAAGAGCTGAAGCAATAAAGATCTTCTTCTTGAGAAAGCTGGAATGAATATCCATCACCACAGCCGCAATTACAAGATATAATCACGCCAGTGTTATCTTTAGAAGTATATATCATAGTGATTCTCCTTATATTACAAAACTGTTTACGTCTTCACTATTATCAACAATTTTTGCTCTTGTGTTCCATAAATTGATTGCCGAGTCATAACCATTAACCTTAAACTTAAGCTGACCGTCTACAAATCTAAATTCCGAATTACGATTAAAATAAATTTTGCATGTATTACAACCAACTCGATACGAAGCAACATATAATCCGTCTGATTTGTATCCATTGTCGTACTCTTTTATGCTTGCTTTCCCACCACAAAACGGGCAAGGTTTTAATTTATTTATATTTATTACCTTCCTCTTCACTATACAATTCTTCCATATCTCTTTCGTTCCAAACACAAGTCGCGTGTTCTATATCATCATATAGATATTCACCGCACATTGGACAATAATTGTATTGATACGTTACTTGTACTTCGTACAATCCCTTATCATTTGACAAGAATCTAGAAGGATTATGATAAAATCCACATTTTGGACAAAAAGCGTAGATGGCACCATTGCCTTTGAATTTTTCATACTTCCATGTCATTTTCCTGTTCCCACTCCTTTTTAAAACGAGAATAGACAGCTGTGCATCTCGGACACAAAACTTCTTTGCCAAGCTTGCTCCAGTCCTTAGGTAATCGTTTTACGACTCTATTGAAAAAAACATAACTCTCTGGTTCTAACTCCGCTTTTCCACAATGATCACAAATATACACCCATCTCTTGACTCTCATTAGTAACTCCCCATAGATTTCTTTGCAAGACATTTAATAATTTTATCTTGGTAATTAATCTTTTCCTCTAAATCTCTAACTTTATCTTCGAGAGGTTTTACTAATTCTAAATACCAATCTTTGTCGTCTATCAAAGCGTTGCTTCCTTCCATGTTATCTAAAAGAGAAAGAAGAACCTCATTAGTTATTGGGACTTCTTTTGAAGAAGAACAAATATTTTTTACTGCTTCTCTCATTAAAAATATATCAAGTTTAGTCATCTTTATCCTCCAGAACCCAAATTTGTCCTCGGTTATCTATGATTTTATAATTATCAGTTACTTTTTTAAATGTAGTGGTATCTGAAATCTTTACCTCGTACTTATAACGACCAGTCGGCGCGCCAGATATAATTTCATTTAACGTCATCCAAATAATACCGCCAATAAGTCCGATAACAGCTACCCACATAATAGGTGTGCTAATTTTATCTCTAATTGTTCCAAATCGTGCACATCCTAAAATGCTACCGATAATGCCGATAAAGACAAAAACTACTTCAACTAAAATAATAAAGCCTGGATTACATAAATGTCCAGTAATAGGAGTTTTTGTAAGAATTTCCATCTTTATTTATCCTCCAACACCCAAATTTTTCCATGTGATTCAATTATATTATACTTTTCAACTATTTCTTTATAATCTGCTGAATCGTCCACTATTGCTGTATATCGATTTCTTCCAGTCGGAATTTTTTCTAAATGAGAATCAATAATAAAGAGAGTGATTAAACACAATATAACACTTCCCCAGCAAATTGCACTACTAATATCAAGAATTTTTCTATATTCTTTTGTTGTTTCTTTTGTTGAAGCATAAAAACCACTAACGCCCCACGCAAGCAATGAAACGAAAAACCAAATAATGAAAGGAAAGAATGGATAATTATTTTTCAAAATTGGTGTTACTTCAATAATTTCCATAAAGTTCTTTAAATTCCTTTCCAAACTCTTTTTTAGCTTCTTCCGCGACTTCTCTTGAGTTAAAATAAATAATACCAGTTTGACGAAATACATACGCCCCAGAAATTACGACTCCTTTTTCCGAACCTAAACCTAAGTACCACTTTTGAGTATCTTCATTGTTCCAGTCAATTTTATCACCATCATGGGTCAAGGAGAAGCGCCACATCTTTCTAAGAAGAGTTTCTTCTGCGGCTCGCTTTTTCAGAAGTTCCTTGTTAGTGCAATAATTACCAACTTCATATCGTTTATCATCCAAACAAGTAACCAATTCAGTGGTTTCATATACTATACCATCTCTTCCTATATAGTAATAACCAGCGTCTTGCTTTTGTCTTTCAAAGCTATTGTTCAGACTGCTATTAGCATGACCTTTAATTAAATCAATCAATTCTTTATCTGGTTTATATTCAACGCCATCAATATAAATAAAATCAGTCATTTTCTTCCTCCAAATCTGGAAAATCAATAATCGCCCATGCAGACGGCGCGACTCCGTAAACTTTATCTATTGGAAAATGGGAGAGAGAAACATTATCAGTCCAAACATCGCTCTCTTTATTATAAAGACATTGTTCTACCCATTTATAATCATTTTTCTTCATTGCGCAAAAATAGAGACCGCTTTTATCTGGTTTTTCTTCAGGATATTTTCTCCATATAATAAAGCTTTCTTTCTTTGCTTCTTTTTCTTCTTCTTGGAGTTTTTCAAAAAAATTCACAAGGTCATCTGCGTTGTCTTTTACATTTTTAAAAAGCTTAATAATTTCAAAATAATCACTTTTCATTATTATTCTCCTTATCCGAACAGATCATACTTTGCTATAACTATTGTATTTGCTCATTCGGGTTTCTTCTCATACTCCGAACACTTGCGGCACTGTAGAATGCCGGCTGGCAGCTCCTGCTTTTTAATAAACATTCCCAATACGGTTCTGAATGATCCAACGGGCCACTTATATCTGTAATTTTGAGATACTTGCAATCATCTTTTTTCTGTTCTTTGGACATTTCATTAACAGTCGCCATCTTTGCCATAATTCTATTAGAAACTTTATCAACGACTTTATCAATAATCTCATCAGATCTCTCTTTTATGATAGTATGTACTTCATTTATGACTGAATGATATACATTATCACTCATATAATTATCATACATAAGTATCTTAGAAAATTTTATAAGTTCATCTGCACTATCGCGCGTTTGTTCAAAAAGTTGAATAATTTCATCATACTTCTTCATTATCAGTAACCTCCTCTGCCCAAAGAATTGGAAGAACTATCTCTCCATTTACTGTCCAAACATTATCTAATGTAGAGTAGAAGCAATATTCCAATCTTTCGTCTTCTCCAATTTTTACATCTGCAAAATATCTGCCGTCTTTCTCAGGTTTCTTATCAAGCTGATGCCAAATAATCATTTTATTCCTCCGCATAATCCATTAAGGCATTCGTAATATTAGGAATTAAATGAAAACAAGTGTCAGAACCACGTCGCCCACACTCCTCACAGTTTCCATTATCCTCGGCTTCAATACACCACCTGAAACAATGCTTCAAGTCTTCAATAGTATCTCTTTCGCTATCATATTTATTACTTAATGAAAGAAAATTACTATAACCTTCAAGAAAATGATAAACTTCATGGATTACAAAATTTTTACATCTTATTTTCTTTGGATCAATCTCTCTTAGAGGACAAACATTACATCTTCGATTACAACACCAATAAAAAGCAAAGGCAATATCTTTAATATCAAATTTAGAATTGATTCTTCCCATAATCTTCTCCAATCTTTAAAAGAATTTGTTCAACTTCTAAGTTCAAAAGAGTACATTTTTCTGAACTGTCATAACCCCATATGCAACTAACGCAATTCATTTGATCGTAAAGATTACACATAATGAAACCATTTAAAAGCTCCTGGATATATTTAGACTCTTCTTTTCGGTTTTTACTACGGAGAAAATAGAAATATTCAGTAAGCTGATCTACAATAAGTTCTAAAATTTCTTTATTGCAATCAATAATCTTTTTTCTTTCACAGTTGTCACAATTTCCATTGTCACATCCTTTTAACAGCCGCACGAGTTCTTCTCTTGTGTATTTTGATTCTGCTTTTCCACAGGTATCATCCGGCTTAATAATACCTTTCATAGCAATCGCGCACTCCCCATAGCAATCAGAAAACATTAGATGTTTACAATTTTGACAAGTAATCATTCATCTTCCTCCCTTATTGCCCAATCTACGTCATCATAAGGAAAGTCCGCGTTTTTGTCTATTGCTTCTCTAATTTCATCTAATGAAGCATTGTCAGGTACTTCAATCTGGTCAAAAGTAAAATATTCAATATCAATCAGCATTTTCATCTTCTCCTTTTACTACTTTAATCTTAATATCGTCATAGGTATAATACGCGCCTTCATCAAGAGCCATATCATAGATTTCATCCATAGTGGTGCTCTCAGGAACAACAAAAGAAATCGATTTTACAAAATCAACATAAACTGCCTTTACCTTTTCCATTTAGCAATCCTCCACCTCGATTTCTATATCGCTATAATCCATAGGAGCTTCTTCTTCTGCTAATTCTTTAATGTCTTCATAAGAAGTAGCATCTGAAACTGTAAAATCTTTTACAACTGTATATGTAACAAAAACCTGTTTCATATTATCTGTTCCTTTCCTTATTTTCTATAATAATTATACCAAATTTTTGTACATTTTTCAAACTTTGAATAGTTATTGGATATGAAAAAAGAGAGCTTATGGCTCTCCTATTTCGTCTCTTTTATTCGCATTTTGTATATGGCGCGATCCCGATTCGAGCGACCATTATTTCTTCTTATTAATAATCTTTACCTTATAGCCAAGTTCCTTCTCGATTTCATCAAGAGTCATTTCGCGAGAAGCAGGTTTTGTGATAATATCAAAATAACAAGCAGGATCTTTAATACCCCGTTTACTTGCAAGTGCAGAGACAGCCTTATATAAAGGCACTGAATCATTACAATTTATATAAGTGCATGTACCAAAGTAAAATGGATTACTCGTAATCGTAATAGATGGAAGATGCTCCTGAGTAAAGGGTAATGTAGTTTTTGGGAATTCAACAATGTGCTCACCCTTTTCATCTTTATATTTATAAACCAATTTAAGATACCAGGTTTTATCCTCTTTAAAAGGGGCAATGTTAAAAAGTTCAGCCGCGTCATTTTTATTCATTAAATATCAATCCTTTCATTTCAAATATAATAGAACAATATATACTTCGTTTATACCAGGAGTTTACAATCCCGATTGGAAACCCAACGAAAATTCATGTTTTCATCCACAACAAGAAAATGTTCCATGTCTGAATTTACAAAATATACCTAAGAATTATGTGAATAGCCATAATTGTCATACCAGGCCACAAAAATATTAGGCATTACTATTCTCCTTTTTCAAATAATTACAAATGAGTTCGCAACGGTGCCGATATTTGCACTCAACAATCGTATCTCCACAAAGACATAAGGTATCAAGACTTGATTTAACTTGCACTGGTTTTTGGGCTAGCAAAGGCTCAAATTCTAAACAGGCGTGACAATACTCATGAATATTAAGCTTAATCATCACTATTCTCCTTTAACAATATTAAACATTTATTCATTGACCAACATTTCAATTACGATAATTATCAGTCCAGTTTTGATAATAATGACAAGCGACTGAAATATTATCAATAAAATCAAAGTCAGCAACCTTTACAGACTGCGGCTTCTTTCCTTCGGTACGTGGTTGTTCAATAACTGCATTTGAAATAAAATATATAATTTTCATATAGGTTTCTTTGAGCATGCAAACATCTCTATGATTGCAGATTGTACACTGGACATTAAACAAGCTTCTACTCATATTACTAACTCGTATGTCTCCTCAAAAATATCAGGTTTACAAGGATAGAATTCTCCCTTGACATCACAGATAATCCAATCACCTACTGTGATATGATGGTCGCCTTCTAAGGTGTGAATTTTTAGATCTATGTTTCCACATCTTCCAATCCAGACTAGATTCTTTACTCCGATAAAATCTACAATCTCCATAAAATTGTCGCCTGTCCATTGAACTGCGCGAATTTCAACAGGTTTCTTAACAAAAGTTTTAATCATTATTTTTCCCATTTTTCCATTACTTGACCTCTTTGTTCAGAAGCTCGTCTCTATAACCCCGTAGCAGATCACAGATTTTTTTGAATTTCTGAGTCAGTTAGTTTATGTGTATTCCAAAATATGATATTGCGAAGTTCATCGCATTCGCGCATAATTTTGCAAATTTCAGATACAGTCATTTGATTCTCCTTTCATCGATCTTTCCAACATCGAATTTTATAAGACAGCTTCTACAAATATTTTCTTTGATGGGCTTATCTATAGCTTTCTTCCAAACTTCGGCTCTTCTATAACCTTCAAGCCAAATATAACGCTTGCACTCTAGACATAAACGTGGAATAAACGCAAATCGATTACATGAGAGCATCATCGCTACTCCACCTTTCCAGTAATTAACTCACTATAAGGCAAACTTTCAATCCAATTACAAAAATCGCGCCATTCGTCAAGCTTATGGTTCTTACGGGACTTATAAATGTTTGCCAAAACCTCATAATTTAGCATAACCGTCCGACGCTGATTGTAAGAGCTAGGCAAAAGCTGGATCATCTGCCACCAATATCGCTTGTCCTTAGTTTTCAAATATTTTGCACGGCACTCATTAAGCATGTCGATAATGTCTAGCATTAGTCCAAGCGGTGACAATCTAGTTCCATCCGAGCTTACCGAAACCGTAAATGGATTGTCTTCTCTGCCTAGCAATTGCTCAATACTGAAATCATCAAACGTGAACTCTTTTGCATGAATCTTATGCATCGTCGAACACGAATTTGCAACAGTTCCAACCTTGTATGTATCGAATTCTTTCCCATTTATGGACTATCTTTTACTATGTGTAAACATAGGATACCATTTCGGCATTTAAGATGCTTCGTTTCCTAAAACATCGCTACGTATCAATAGTAGCCCTACTCTCCTGTCCGTAAGACTTAGGAGATAGTCTCTACAGGTTCATAATTATAACAAATCTTTTATAGTATATTGTTTATCATAAGGAATAACAATCAAACGAATATGATTTTTTTCGCAATAATCTTTTTTTCTTCTATCGTTTTCTATTAAATTATCATATCCATCTTTCCACTTTCCTTCTGGTTGAATATAATGTTGTTTTCCATTATATTCAATTAAATGAGATAACTTATGATTTTTAAAAATTGCGAAATCAAATCTTAAACTTCCATTATTAACACCTTTTAAATCTGGAAAAGTATATTGAGTTGAAAATTCGATGTTATTTTCACTTAATAATTTGATTATATTTTGTTCATTTTTAGAATGAATACAACCACAGCTATTTACATAGCCAGCTCTAATAGATGAACCTCTTGTTGTAAAAATATTTCCACATTTTTTACATAAACATGTCCATAAAGCAACCCCTTGTTCATCAGAGCCAGCTCTATATAATATTTTTAGATTGTCTGTTTCATAATTAGTCATATCATAAATATTACCAGATGCTTTTTCCTTTTGTAAGCATCCACATGATTTAGTATGCCCACTGTTCAAATTACGAGTATCAACATCAATTTCTTTTCCGCATTTGCATTTACAGTGCCATTTTCCACCTTTGATATAATAAAGAGGTGTTAAATATCCAAAACTTTTTCCTGTTAAGTCTACTCTTGGCTTTGAATTTCTTGATTGTTTTTCCATTTTATCACCTTCTACTGTTAAGTAGAAATAGGTATCAAACACTATAAGAATTTGAAACTTTTATGTTTCCCACGGGATTCTTGGGTAAGTTCCCCGTTAGCTACAAATATTGTAACCCCCGCTGATAAGCGGGAAAAGTATTTCATTGGCAGAAAGAATTCTACCAGTAAAGTGGAGCCGTAATATCAAGGTATACAGTAATCATCCGCATGAATTTACGATGATCCGTACCTGTATTACGAAGACGAGTCATGAGATCGAGATCATTAGTACCAATGCCTCTTCGATATGGTTTTCCAGTAGATTCAAAAATATAAGCACATTTATTGTAGTCATGACAACCACGACAATTTTCCGTCGATGGTTTACAGAAACTATCGCTCTTCTTCCAAGAGTTCATCGGATTACGCATACCACGAATGGCAGCTTCCCAACCCATTACTTCAGTATTTTCAATTTTTATCATCTTTATGTCTTCTCTCCTTACTCTCTTTAATAGATCCAGCGGCAACTAGAGCCATAGCAAAAGCTCCAAAGGTTGCCCCAATAAAAAGACCAATCAAAAAACTAATCATCTTCTTCCTCCTCAAAACCATCATATGTAGCAACAATATCATACAATGTTTGCGCCAAAGTTTTTCTATCTAAAGTAACACCGGCTCTTTCAAAATAATGAAGCTGGTCATTTATGGTATCTTCATAAGCCTCAATGTAGTCCTCAACTCTCCAATCGCCATCAACAATTTTCTTTAGATAGTTTAAAAGACAACGACCCTTTGCTGTCAGCATATATTTTTTCATTCGTAATACTCCCACTCAAGACTACCGCCGCACATTTCTTTATCCTTATAATCAAACTGAATTACATAAATTTCTAGACCAGGCTCATCGCAATAGAACTTACACATATATCCATTCTTCACAAGAATACGCATAAACTTTGAAATGTCATCAAACATTTGACAGCGCGCGTCCTCTGTTTCAAGGTACTTATTTTTATAACTATCAAGACTAAAACAAATACTATTTGGTTTCATATTAATCCTCACTTTCTAAAATCCAATAAACATTTTGATTCTTTTCATTCTTGAATACACCAATTTTTCCCTTTTTGTCGAGAGAACGAAGTACGCCTCCGACTTGAGTTGGACTAATTGAAATTCCAAATTTACGCATTGCCGCGGTTGAAATGGATTTAGAGGTCATACAACTTCTTTCGCTAAGAATTGCTTCAACAACTTCGAGATTAGTCATTTCCTTTTAATTCCTCATCCTTAAGAATATATATATCTCTATCATAATCCTCTTCAAAAGTGAAAGTTACTTCATCAACACCCTTCCCAAAATAGCGTTCAATCTCATCAATTCCTTCTTTGACATCGCGCACAAGTCCAGTTGCCCTATACATTTTATCATCAACTTCCTCATAATAAAGAACAGAAAATTTAACCATATCTTAAGTACCTCTTTTCCTTTTTTCTATAATAATTATATCAAAATTTTATGTAAAAATCAATTAATTTTCTTATTCAAATTTTTATATTCTTACTAGAAATATCCCACTTAATCCATGAGAGAATTACTAAGGAGGGAGCCTTATGTTGCTATATGACGGTCGCTCCTATGCTTTTCAATGGGATTTAAATATCTCAGTGATTGTCCCAAAAGCAATGGAAGGACAAGATATTGAATTTTCTTTCTCTAAAGACGAAAACGCTGTCACAACAAAGGCTTATCTAAAAAATGATCTAATAGTTGCTGATATTCCTAATTATCTTTTAAAAAGAACTGGTTTTTTAAATGTATATCATATATTAGAAGATGAAAAAGGGAATAGAACAATTTGGCGAGGTCAATTAAGAATTCTTAAAAAAGAAAAGCCTGATGACTATCCCGGTTCGTGGGAAGAGGAAAAAGAATGGGATTCGTTAAATAAAAGGGTCACTAAATTAGAAGAAGAACTTCCAAAATACGAACTTAAAGTTGGAACCGAGACAAGTCTTGGCGGCGTAAAAAGCTCTAAAGAAAAAAATAAAATAGAGATTCTCGAAGATGGAACCATGCAGATAAATGATATAGATCTGGCGTTAGACCTTATCTTTAGTGGTGGTGGGGCTGACGTTAATGAGGAGGAATTTTAATGGCTATCCAAATTCTTAATGCCCGTTTCACAGTTAGAAATGATCCTGCTGAGAAATGGGAATCCTCCAATCCAATATTACTAAAAGGTGAAATAGGTCTTGAAAACGACACCAACCAATTTAAATTTGGTGATGGTGCAACACCGTGGAACGAACTAAAATACGTAACACTTCCTTTGAATCCAGAAACTCCTGTTGTTGAAAATTTAAAAATTAACGGAGAACTTCTAGAAAAGAATAAGGATGGTTCTATTGAATTGCCGTTAGCAAGTGCCGCTGGTTATGGTTTAGTTAAACCAGACAATGAGACATTAAGTGTAGGCAATGGCGTTCTGTCTATCTCAAAGTTAAGTGTGGACAAACTTTATGTTAAAGAAGATTCCGAATTAATACTTGATGGAGGTCATGCTTGATATGGCGAATACAATTTTACAAACTCGTATTCAACTAAAATATGATACTTATACTAATTGGCAAACTAACAACCCAGTTCTTAGAAAGGGTGAATTAGGTATTGCCGAAGTACCAGCTGAAACCGGCGCAACTCAAGGCGAGCCTGCGGTTCTAATTAAAGTCGGTGATGGTACTTCTAACTGGAAAGACTTAAAGTATATTACCGGTCTTGCCGGAGATGTTTATGCTTGGGCAAAGGCGGCTACGAAGCCAACTTATACCGCAAATGAAATTTCTGGTCTTTCTAATTATATTTCTGGTCAGATTAATGATACTGATACTCAATACACAATTAAACTTGAGGGTCGTACTGTTAAACTCTTCTCTAAGAAGAAAGACGATGCTGATTTTGGTGAGACTCCTATCGCTTCTGTCACTATTCCAGAGACAACTTATACTTTAATTACTGGTGTGACAAACGGCACTGTTAAGTTTAATGATACTGAGGTTGCAGTCGCTGGCCTAAAGAGTGCAGCTTATGCTGAAGCAAGTGCATTTGATGGCGCTGGTTCTGCTGCTGCTGTTCTTGGTAAGGCTACTGATGCTGCTTCTGCTAATACAGTATATGGCGCGAAGGCTGCTGCTGCTGCTGCACAGGCCACAGCTAATGCGGCTATGCCAAAGGCTGGCGGCACGTTTACTGGCGCTGTTACACTTAGCGGTGCTCCAACTACTGAGCTTCATGCTGCGACTAAGAAATATGTAGACGAAGCAAAAGCTTCCGCTGTCTCTACTGCTGCTGCTGATGCAACAACAAAGGCGAATGCGGCAAAGGACGCAGCTGCCGCTGATGCTACTTCAAAGGCTAACCAAGCTTTAACTGATGCAAAGGCTTATGCTGATGAAAAGACTGCTGGCCTTACGGGTGCTATGCACTACAAGGGTGCAGTTGAGGCTTGGCCACCAACTGGCGCATATGTTTCTGGTGATGTTGTTCTCTATGGCTCAAAAGAGTATGTTTATGATGGCAAGTCTTGGCGTGAACTTGGCGATGAAGGCAGCCACGTCTTAAAGACTCAAAAGGTTAATGGTCACGCTCTTTCTGGCGACATTACCCTAACTGCGGTGGATGTTGGTGCAGCTACTTCTGCTGATATTGCAAGTGCTATCGAGGCTCTTAATGTTGCTGTCAAGGGTGGAGCAGGTAAATATATCCAATCTATCCAAGAGACGAATGGTAAGATTTCTGCTGTTGAAGCTTCTATGCCAACAGCTTTAAAGAATCCAAATGCTTTAACTTTTGGTACTAAAACTTATGACGGTTCTGCCGCTCAGACTATTACTGCGGCTGACATTGGCGCGATTACTGATATTTCTGGTAAGCAAGACAACCTAATTTTTGATGGAACTTATAATGCTGCCACTAATAAGGTTGCTACTGTTTCTACAGTTACCAATGCGATTAACAATCTAGACGTAGAAGACACCGAGGTTGCTGGTAAGGTTGTTAGTGCTGTAAGTGAGACAAATGGTAAAATCACTGTCACTCGTCGTGATCTTATTGAGGCCGATATTCCTACTATTGGTGCTGCTAAAGTTTCTGGTCTTGCTAAGGTTGCTACTTCTGGTAAGATTGATGACTTAACTCAAACGGCTTATATTATTTTTGACTGCGGTTCTTCTTCCACAGTTATCTAATTTTATATATAGAAAGGACGGAGGGTCGGCGCAAGTCGGCTCTTTTGTCTTATATAGGAGGATAAATGAATAATACGTCTTTTAATACAAGAATAAAACAAAAAAGGGATACTGCTGCTAATTGGGAAAAAATCAAAAATTCTTTTTCTCCCTTAGATGGCGAGATTATTATTGTTGACACTTCCGCTGGCGATACTCGCCTAAAGATAGGAAGATATGATACCTCTAAAAGTAGACTTCTTACATACGCAGAATTACCTTTTCTAGATGAAAAACTCTATAATACAGTTGGAACGAAAATTGGTAACATTTATGATGAAATTAATGAGAAAGCAACGAAAGACGTCGCTACACAATCTACAAATGGACTCATGAGTTATGTTGATAAAAAGAAAATTGATGACCTTGATAGTACAGTTGCTACAGCAGTTGGCGCCGCTGTGGCTGACATCGTAATAGATGGCGGTACTTGGTAATATAAAAAAGGACTCGTAGAAGATAATCTACGAGTCTTTTATTATAATTATTAAACTTTTTGAAAGTATATTCTTCCCGGTAATCCAGCAGCTGGTCTCTGAGCGGCTGTACCATATCCGTCATTTGGAAGGGTTTGCAAAGAAGCTCCCTTGATAGCACATGCGTTCCAAACACCACCCTCACATCTCCAAACTTCTAAAGCGTAGTTCGTTCCAGCCGAATTGTAGATTAGCGCCAAAATTCTATTCGATAGATTATCACCACTTCCGATTGAAGTAGCAAAGTATTGACCATATTGAATATTAAGCCATCCAATACTACCACATTGGAAGCCACCACCATAATTTATAGAATTTTGTAAAATTTGAGAAAGCGCTTTAGTTCTCCAATCATTCTGATCAGATGCTGCTATATCGTGAACGTGCATTATACCTAAATTCATTTGAGCGGCATAGCTATTAGACGCACCTGTACCACCATTATTAACTGGAATTGTATCAGCGTTTGTATAAGTGTGCCACCAACCTTTCCATCCAGTATTCGGGTCATATTCAGCTGTCCAAATACGGCCACGCATTGGATATGCTTCATGTATCTCAACTATTGTTTTGTAGTGATTAGCTACGGAAGAATGAACTTGATATACTTTTCGATAGCCGTAAAACGGGCCAGATGTTACAGGTGAGTTAACAAGCGTTGAAGCGTCTTCTGTTCCAAAACTCCAATCGGCGTTAGCGTCGCCAAGAGAATTGTTGATATCAATCAACCATAAATCTGTATAAGGTTGATTATTCGCACCATAATATGGTGCATAATGTTCAACGACCCCAGCAGCTGCGCCTAGATTTATACGCGCATCTGAAGCAGTGTTCGCTCCAGTTCCACCATTATTTATTCCGATAACATCTTTAGCAGAATATATACAGACCCAATCCTGCCAGACGCTATTTGCATATGTTCTGATATACATCGTATATTCAAAACAAGTGAATCTCTGATAAATATTGACATTGTTTATTACTTCTAGTATTCCGTGATTGATTCCATTCGGACGAGGTGGAACATTTGAGCATTCCCTTAGATCTACCCAGTACACACCGGGAGTAGTTAAATTATTAAAGTCACCTGAAAATACTCCAGCAGACTGGAGAGCTTGATACCCCTCTCCACGTGAGTTTGCTCCTGTACCACCATGTTCAATGCCAACAACTTCAGTTACGTTACCGGCATTTAGTTTTTGTGACCCCCCCCCGCGGTTCCAACAAACGCAGTGGCATCTTTTAAATTAATACCGATCTCACCTTCGGCCAAAGTACCTTGAGGCGGATCAGAATTCCCTCTTTTTGGTTTAATAATATTAGCCATTATTTTCCTCCTTTGGAAATAAAACTTTTTCCCAATAGCTAGTGTTTAACTTTTCAAAGAATTTATCTTCTTTTTCATTTATACACGCATATAAATAGTCCTTCAAAATACTGGTATAATTAGAACCAATATAAAGTGCTTTCTCTTTTTTTGTGGTAAAACTTTTTAACTGATCTGCCGCGGCCCTACATTCTTTTTTTATATTTTCAATTTTTTGCTTAATCTCCAAAGCTCTATCTTTATATTCCTCTGCATAAACCAAAAATTCATCAAGCTCTCCAGAAAGAACGATTTTCAAAAGACGCTTGTTCGTGATACAATTATTATTGCGTGAATAATGAGCAAGAACATAGACAGGAGATTTTACTTTAACTCGATGACATCTTTCATCACAAACAACATACCCTTCTTTGTCCCAAGGCAATTTTTCAACAGCTCTTATCAGTTCATCGAAATTGGCTTTATAAAGTTTTGGCAAATCTACAAGTTCCTTTACGCTATCACAAGTTTTCCAAAAGGGAAATTCAATATCAAAACAGCATTCTCTTTTTGATAAAAAGAAAATTTGATAATCTTTATAAGGAATTACAATACGATTCTCAGGAGAGCAGAGTTCAAATAGATAAGTGTTAGATTTAGATAAATGATCTGTAAATTCTTCAAACTTCTCGAAGCCATAATTACGAAGCGCTCTTTCAAAAAGTTCTCCAAAACTGTGTATATCATTTGCTGGAGTTTTAAAAGCGTCAATAGAGCCATTAGTAGAAAGATGCCATTGCCCTTCCCACCACCAAACTTTCATCAAAGAGCCATCTTCTTTTTCAGAAATAGTGGCAGATTTCCAATCAATTTTTGCAGCATTTCGCTCTCCAAAATTAAAAAACTTATCGAAAGGATGGCAAGCTATCTTCCAAGTATATTCATCTGGATGAAATAGGATAAGGCCACGACATACCTGAACAAAATCATTAGAAAGATCAGAATTAATCTGGTCATATTTAAATAATACGAACTCACCCTCTTTCTGAATTTTAAGATTATATGGCGCGGAAGTCAAAAATTCTTCCCAATCAGGCTGTACATGAAGGAAATCTAAAAAAGCATCAATTTTTCTCATTTTTAACTCCTTCTTCATTTAAACATCTTTTACAGAACATTTTTTCTTCTTTTTTAAGAGGTAAGCCACACTTAGCACAAAATTGTTTTGAAAACATTGAATATTTATGAATTACATTTTCTACTTCGGAAGAATATCTGTCAAAATAAATTACAAGTTCTCCCCATTTTTCTTTTATTTGGAGACAATGAAAATTCCTAACGTGCTTGCCCATCGCCGTGCGAAGGTCTTTTAACATTTCTTCACCAAAAGCACAAAGCCAACCAGCTGGCATCTCATATAATGGATTATAATTTTCAGAAGCCGAATCAATCATGAAAGGATATTCCTTTTTGAGTCTATTGACGCCAAATTTACCATCATCTTCAAAAATTGAGAAATCATATTCACGCATAATACCATTCTCCTTCCTGGTTTACAAGAGCAATATGATGAGCACTATTATTATCGTTAAAAAGTTCTACTCCATAGTTGAAGGCGCGACCCTCTTCAAAAATTTCCTCACCCATAAGAAAATCCCAGAGAAGATCTTTTGCTGCTCTTTCGTCTTTTGCTCTTACACAAAAACTCTCACAAACTTCAGTCCCAAAAAACTTGTAAAACATAAAATATTCTTTCATTATATTGGCTCCTTTTCTTTTTTCTATAAATATTATATCAAAAAAATAAAGAAAAATCAATTCTCAATTTTTCCAGTGACGTCGCAGTAATGAAGCTCCATCAAGTCTTTTCTAGAATCTGGAAAATACCTCTTAATCTTTTCTTCGTTTTTTTCGCCAGAAAAGAAGGGGAGCATATGGCATTGGATTAGATAAAGAGTTTCAAAAGCTATCGCTCTTTCCTCAGCTCCTTTCTTAGTCATGTCACCAAATTCTTTTGAAGTTAACCAAAGATAAGCTGAAACTTTTTCATGGCTGTAATAGTGCGCGACACCATTCTTGAACTCTTTTGTAAAAAATTTACCTAAGTCATGGTATCTTGCCGCAAGTCGAATAGCTTCTTTTTTATCGATAGCGAGCATTTCTACAAGTTTGAAATGCTGTTTAATTGTTTCTTTATGAAAAGGAGTATCATGCGGTTGATCTTCCATTTGATAATACCTTTCGATCGAATATAAATCAGAATAACAATCTCTATGAGTAATTATCCAATCCCAGCCTTCGTTGCGACATGGCATTTCAAAAGATTTCATCTGCTTCATAATTACATTCTTTCCGACCGTTCTTTTTCTTTTTGAATCTCTTTCAATGCAAATTTCAAACGGAACGCACATTACATAACAGATTTTTTCACAATCAATTTTTTGTTGTTTAAGCTGAAGAAGAAAATGAAGTCTATCTTTTTGCTTTAAATTGGTGGCATCATATATACAATTCTTTCCATTTTTTAAAGCGCTAAAAATTCTTTTATGAAAAATGTTAAAGACTTTTTGAGGTTTGCCTTGTATACTTTCCTCTCCATAAAGTTCTTCTCTAATTTTATCAGAAGAAAAAGCTTCAACTGGCTTCACCGGTTCTGTAATACTTTTTGAAAATGTACTTTTTCCAGAACCACTAAGTCCTACCAAAAAAAATAATTTAGGTTTATTCATATTGTTTGCTCCTTTTTAAAATAACTAAATGACTACATCTTTTTCCATCTTTACAACCCTTCCTTCTTGGATTTGTACATTTTTCATGAACTCTTTTTCTATCAATATTTGCACAATGAAGCAGACAATAAGCGTATTCAGTACGTTTAATCCACAAGTAGAAATCACCTCAAATTCCAGAAAAGTCAATCAATTTTGGCATACCTTTTTCATCATACCCAAAATTTCCGCTGTGGAAATCGTTAATTTCTTCTTCTGTGCAGAACTGCGCGACTTCCTTAATCTTGTCTTCAGAATAAAAATCAGAAAATACCGCATTTAAACTATCGAACGCTTCAAAGTCATCAATAGTCGAGTGAATATAATCATCGTGATCATATTCATCTTCAAGGTCTTGAGAGCAGATAAAGTTCTCTTTTGCATAAGAATAAAGTTTGTCATCAATCTCCTGTCTTCTAATTGTCATTCTTTTTTGAATATAAACAGGAATGTCAAAAAATCTATCAACAAAGTAAGTTTCTGCAAAAAACTCATTCAAATGAACTCTGCGCGCGGCTTCATAATTTTTTGCTTCGAGTTCGCAAAAATTCTCACTCATTCTACCATCAAGTCTTGGCACCTTAATAACCCAATCACTACACTCGTCAAAATCAACCATAATTTTTGAAAGGCCGAAGTCGATTGTGTATCCTGTGTCTTCTGCAATTTCATCTAAGCCTTCAACAAAATTTTTACTCCTATAATAAACTAAATCTTCAAAATTACTATCGCAAAGGTTCTGCATAACTTCCAAAATGATTTTTTTATCGATGTTCATTCTGCTCAACCTTCTTTCTTTTTTCTATAATAATTATACCAAAATTTTGTCCAAAAATCAAATTATAAATATTCTTTTACCAGTGACTTAAAGGAAGCTAAAAAATGCACACTAATCCTTGTTTCTTTTAATGCGACTTCTCTTTGATGCTGCCATGCCGCGTAACCCGTTGATTCTGGGCCTGGTTTTTTCCATAAAATTCCAGGTGTGCTATAAGAAGCATTAATTATAGAAGTTGGATTCCTTTCAGCTTGTTCAATAGCGCGACCATAAATATTTAAAAGGAAAGAAAGAGGAATCATAACTCCATTTAAATTAAAAATATGAATACCATTTACTCCACGTGTTATGTCTCTACCTATTGTGTTAAAATCATCAAAGAGGAGATATGCGAAGTCGCGTGCGATTGCATCATTAATCGTTCCTCTCAAGTTGCTATTGGCGCCAACTGCACCACTAGCAGTATTAAGCATAACACCAATAAAGGTTCTCATATTCTTGTTCACTTTATCCATAATACCCATATATTGTAGCGCCGACATGTCAGAAGTACCACTAAAACCGCCGCGACGTGTAAAGTTATCAGTTAAAGAATAGTTTTTATCAGAACTATAAATTATATAACTATCATTAAGTTTACTTAATTTCTCTCCCAAATCATCAAGAAGTTTAATATTTTTTTCTCTTGTTCCAGTTTCACCTTCTTCTAATGCTTCTTCTAGAATACTTGCGTCAAATCCAATGGCGACATAGTTATCTGCTTTCATGTGCTTTTCACCAGTTGCATTGGCTGAAACAACATGAAAATTATTGCCTTTAACCTGGGAGCCAATAATAGATAAAATACTTTCTTCGATTGCTTCTAATGAGAGGCCGCCGCGTGCATTTACATTTTTCTCAACTACATTTTTCACAACATCATTGAACTTATCTGGAATTTTTCTTTTCTTTTTATCTATTGTTTGTAGAATACTTTTCTTCAAATCATCAATATGATAAATATCTCTTAATCTTTTTTCTAATTGCGAACGCTGCCCGATCTTGGTCAAAGCTTGAAGAAGTTCTGTATAAGCTTTTTTTTCGTTCATATCAACTTTATCACTTAACTTATTTGTCATCATATTATCGATTGCAAGACTAATAACATTTTCAATTCCAGCCTCAAGAACTGGTGCACAAGCATTAACAAATTTTTGATTACGAGGACAATTTTCCATTGCAGAAATTAGTTGTCTATAAATGGTTGGAAATTCTTTATTCCAAGCTGTTGAAAAATAGCTACCAAACCAACTAACAATGCTCTTTTTTGCTTCATTTTCTTTAATTAGTTGAATATTGGCATCATAAACTTTTTTTAAATTCAAACAATTATTCAGAGTGTCAATAAAATCTTTTATAGAATCTTTTTTATTATAATCAATCTCTCCAATATTAACACCAAAAATTTTCTGTAAAACTCTTTTTTCTTTATCTTCTTCTGCGCGAGCGAGTTGAAAAAAATATTCTGATTGTCTGTTTCTTTCATCTAAATCATTTTTTTGAAAGGTTAAATCGCTTTTTGCTGTGTTGTAAAGTTCTTCTTGCCCTTCATCTTTCAATCTTTCATAGAAAACTAACATTGAACTAATTGATTTAGAACGAGTATATTTATATTGATATGCCATAGTTCACCACCTAATAAAAAAGGGAGTCGGCGCCGACTCCCAAAATATATATAAACAGAGAACTAATCTCTGATTTTTTAATCGAGCCGATCGGCCAATGCTGCAACCTTACCACGCTCTGATTTTTCAAGTCTCACATATCCAAATTCTGGAATACCTTTTAATCTTTCAATCATTAACTCCAGACCATGAGACTTCTCAAAGACATCTTTATCTCGCTGTTTTGTATCGCCTTCAATCCAAAGTTGAGAATTTTCATCAACGCGTCCCATTAGAAGCTGAATATGCTCTTTTGTGAGATTTTCTGCTTCAGTTGAGTAGATAATTGAATTACGGAAACTTCTACCTCTTAACATATTAAGAGGAACAACTTCAAAGCTACCCTTATCAATAAGAGTCTTTAAACCGTCAATACCACCCACATGGTCAGCAAATGGCATTGCCCAGTCGATTAACTTCTCAAGTAATGTTCCTGGGAGATGGCCAATAGGTTCTGTATTGCGAACCGAAATATTATTACGAACGTAAATAATCTTATCAAATTTCCCCTGTTCAAGCTTTTGAAGCATACCTGCTACCATGATTAAGGTCTTACCACAGCCGAACTTTGATGTTAAAACTTTAATTGGAATATTATCGTTATTGATAAGATCAAAAGCACAATATTGTTCTGGATTGCGCGGCTTTAAAAGTCCCATAAGGTTACTTTCAATAACAGAATAATTAACTTTCATTAAGACTTTATTTCGTTTTACATAAGTTTCTAATGGTTCATTAAAAGAGTTCCTAATATTTAGATATTGATTTTCTACTAAATCATCAGAATTAACTTGATTCTGATAAAACTGCGCGAGCATTTCATCACTTAAACAAACATCTTTAATTCCTGTGTAATCAATCATTTAGTTACCAACTCCTCATCTCCAATAATTTCAAAAATGGAAGTAATAATTTTATCATACACACCATGCTTCACGCAGTCTTCAGCAGACACATACCAGTCCCCATTCATGTTCTTTTCGACTTCTTCCTTTGTAAACTTAGTTTTCTTTAAAATTACATCAGAAAGTTCGGCAACTTGTTTCTCATATTCATCCATAAAAGCAGCAACTTCTGAAAAAGAACCAGAAATACCATCGCAAGAACCTTTATGAAAAAGAACATTAGAACTTTTAAGACCAAATCTCATATGACAAGAAAGAAGAATTAAGCCAGCTGCGCTATATGCGTTACCAAGATTAATACCATAGACGGGAGTTATAGATAATTCAATTAAATCAGAAAGAACTCTAAAAATGTCTAACTCACCGCCAGGTGAATGAATAAGAAGTTTGATTGGCTTTCTTTTTTCGACTGGAATATTACTATCCTCTCTATTCCACTTTAAGATATAATGAGCGAGGTTCAAAGAATAATTATTAATCTCATCAGAAACCCAGAAAATTCTTTCCTCTAAGTCGGTATAGAAAGAAAGAAGACTATCATCTGGAAGAGAATAATTAGCTGAATCTGGAATGGCTAGAGTTGGTAGTAGAATTTGTTCATTTTTTTTCATTTTTATTTCCTATTCCCTAAGTAAAATTTTTTAGACTTTTCTTTAAAAAAATAAGCGGGACAGAACGTTCCCGCTATAATTTAAAGCTTAAAAAGTAGATCAAAAGGATTCTTTTTGGAAGTCTTAAAAGTATAAGTGCCATACTTCTTACAGTATTCCTCAAATGCCTTCTTATACTTATCATAAGCCGCAAGATATGCTTCTCTTAGCTCTTTAATGCGTTGTCTTGCTTCTTCTTGTCTCTTTTCCTTTGAAGAAAATTCCTCTTCTGCTGCAAGACAATCAGCTTCAGTATCATAAAACTTATCGGTTTTTTCACTGTAGTATCTCATAAATAATTCCTCCTTAAACGCGATACTTATTTACAAAACTTGGAATACAACCATCATTAGAAAGATTTACGAGGTAGGTATCTTCATAATCAGTTGTCATATAAATGACACCAAGAAGAGAACGAGCGTCAGCACGCAGTGTACCATCGAAATTTTCAATTACATACTTGTCAGTTGTTCCATCGCTATTGAGATTTCTAACAAAATCCTCAATTTCTCTCGTCTTATCAAGACGAATGTGCGTTCTTGTATACGCCATTTCATCAACCTCCTTTCAAGATTTTTTAATGGTAGCGGGGATGGGTTCGAACCCATGATTTTCACCTTATGAGGGTGACGAGATAGCCGCTTCTCTACTCCGCTTGGCGACTTGGATGGGACTCGAACCCACGATAACTGGAGAGACAGTCCAGCGCATTAGCCACTATGCTACCAAGTCAAAAAGAGAGTTTTAGTTTATACACTCACAACTTGTTGGTGACCCCAGCCAGATTCGAACTGACATTACTGGATTGAAAGCCCAGCCTCCTAACCTATTAGAGGATGGGGCCAAATTCATCAACTTTTCCTTTCTTTATACGAAAAATATTTTATACCATTTTTAATTTCAACTTGAACTTGATCTTTTCGTTGAAGCGCAGTCATAATTCCCATCATAATGGTAAAACTATCTTCCTTAACTGCATGCATTAAATCATCATAAGTATATTGTTGTTCTTTATGTTTCTTTAAGAGAAGTAAAATTTCTTCTTTTCTTTTAGTTTGGTCAATGATTGATTTTCCACAATAAGGAGTATTTTTATAAAGTTTAGTAAAGAAAAGAGCTGTAAAAATTGGAGTAGAAAAATACATTTTATCAATCCTTTATCTTATTGTTCTTTTTAAAATTTAATAATTGAAAGTCCTTCATCCTTTAAAAGATTAACAACTTCTTCTTCTGGAATTTCATACCATGTAGGATGTTCATAATGTAAAATTTTATAGGCTAAAGCTTCAATCACTTCAATTAATTCTGCCTTATCACAAGCTCCATATTCAATCATTCTATCCTATTTTCTTCCTTTCTTTTTAAGCCCTTTCTTATTTTCTATAAATATTAGATCAAATTTTTATTAAAAATCAATTAAGAGCGTTCTTCCCAGTTGACTTCATTAATAGAGCCTCGATCATTAACTTCAAAATCATCAATTATTAAGTCTAATCTATTACATTCATATTCATTATCATAAAAGAAATTAATGGGATCTTCTTTAAATCGTTCAAACTCTTCATCAGTCATTTCTATGATACCTTCTAAATGTCCATATCGCAAATGACCTGCAACATAATCAAGAGGGGCATCAATAAAAATTTTCTTCATAATAATTATATTTCCTTTCCATAAAAAATTGTGGTGATTCCAGCCGGATTTGAACCGACGACTCCAGCTTGAGAGACTGACGACTTAGACCGCTTGTCGATGGAACCAAATCAATGGAGGGTGTCACCCTCCTTACGGCGATTGATACCGATTAGATTTTTAAGCAAAAAATCTAATAAAAAACTATGTGTATCAGCTCATACATTGAAGAAACTTCCAAGGAAGCAACCGGCATAAAGTAAGGTTAACACTTGTCCATTTTGACTAGGAACGGAATAACCTTTGGAGGCTCCGGTCAGACTTGAACTGACGACTCTACGCTTATGGAGTTTAATATGAGAATTGAACTCATATCTTTTCCCACTCTTCTTTTGAGTGTGAAATGCACTACTTATGCTAATTAAACACAGGCGTATGCTCTACCAACTGAGCTACGAAGCCATGAGGCCAGCTTTTAACTACTTATTGGCGCTGGCCAGCCAATTAAACCATCCTTTTAAAGAGAGATGCGACTCTACCAGTCATTACCTAGAAATGGTTTTCTGTCCGTCTCTAACCTTAACGTGAGAATTAGTCTTTATCGCCAAGACTAATAGTACGCCAGTTTTACTTTCATTTACTGGAAACGCAAGCCGCAGAAGACCGATTATATCCATGGTTCACGATCTTCGTAAACTTCTTACCCAACTCTCATTAACGCCACGGTAAGCTGACCCTCTTTTAGGATTCGGGTGTTTTTTGTCCACTGAGAGTAATCTATATTTCCGGTTGTTTCGTCCACAGGAAACATAAAAATGCAAACGCCGATTTGGACTAATCGGAACTCCTCTGCGTTTTACGGGGTTGGAACCGTCGTTTTCATTACTATTTGATAAACGCCCGCATTAGTTTGAGAGAAGACTTGAAAGGAACCAGAAAGATGATCTTCTCTCACGTTTCTATAAATATTATATCAAAATTTTAGAAGAAATACAAATTTTATTATTGTTAGCTATTACCAACTAACATAAACATCAAGTGTTCCAAAATCGCATCCACTATCGTACACACAACCAGACTTACCAAATGGAGTATCAACAACTGTGCCCCATCCAAGTTCACTTGATGCTAGACAGATATATCCATTTTCATCACAGACATACCCATTCTCGTCTACATAACGACCAGGAATTTGAAGCCCTCCGCCTGGAAGAACTTTCTCTGAATACCAAGTCCATCGATAACTGCCCCAATAAATTACTCCATTAAACATTAAATCATTTGCGCTATAATAGCTTGAATAGTCATATGAAGGAGCTTCTTCAACTACTGGTTCAGGCGTTGGTTCAGGAGTCGGCGCAACTGTTGGTTCCGGAGTTGGAACTGGAGTGGGTGTCGGTGAAGGTGTTGGCGAAGGAGTAGGAGATGCAGTCGGTGTTAGTTTTGGTGTCGGTGTTGGAACCACCATTTCGTCTAATAAAATTTCTACTTCTTCAGCAGCTTTTTCATTAGCTATAAATAGCTCATCCGCATTTTGAGTGCCTGCACTAACACATCCACTAATCCAAATCACGGGAAGTAAAATTCCCAAAATTACTAATCTTTTCATTTTAAATTCCTCCTTTATTAAGGTAGGCGGCTGGTACTAGTAGAGAGACTTGAACTCTCGACTCCGTGGTTAAAAGCCACGTGTTCTACCACTGAACTACACTAGTATATATAGCCGACCTTATCGAACATTGGAGCATACTTTTTAATTCTATTGTGAATTAAAACTCCCATTAATTTTTCATTTCCATTTTCTTCTACAATATAAATTTGAGCACTATCTGTCGTAAAGGAACCTTTTCCTTTAGGGAAAGTAAGCTTCTTCGCGCAAGTCTCAATTCTTTTCATATCGATTGTATTCAAAACAACACGGCGCGAACCTCCAATAACTACAAAAACAGGCATACCATTTTCAAGTTTTGGAATTATTTCTTTGATCTTTCCATGCCACTTCATTGTATATTCCTCATAAATATCCGTTATAATGAGATGCGTTTTGACTCTAACTTCTGTCATAATTGACTCCCAAATGAATTGAAAAAATCAAGAATATTTTTATCGACTTCGCGCGCCTCTACATCCTCACTTCTTGGGGCTGGCTTAGATTTGTGACCTGGACTTTGTTCTTTCCAACATTCTAGAAAGTGTTTTCTGATATAACTTTCACTCGAAAAAGTTCGATGACACATAGGACAAACATACATTGGAAATCCTTCTTTCTTATTTTCTATATTTATTATATCAAATATAGTAAAAATTTTCAAACTTGGCGGCGGATACTGGTGCTGCCCCAGTGCTATTAGAGTCAAAGTCTAATGTACTACTGTTATACGAATCCGCTACATAAACCGCCTTTGAATGGGACAAAGACGGTCTAAGAAACTCCTTCTACACATGGCAGATGAGCTAAACGCAAGCTTCAACCTTTTCATCAATAATTCTCTGATTGTCGCTTGCTTAAATGTGTACTCTTTTTATCGGAGAGCACAAACCGATTTTACTTTCCTTTATAATGTCGATACCAATAACGATATTCTTTTTTAAAAGACTTAATTTCAATCACTGAAAGATACAAATTTATTCTCTGAATAGATTCCAAATATTCTTTCCACGAATATCTAAAGTAGTAATCACATATGTCCCATGAATCGTAGATTTTCTTATATTGCGCACCTCGACACGGATCATCAAGACAGCGTTTTAAGTATCTACGCACTGTCTTTGAAGCTCTGCGTTTTTTCCATTTTCCTTTCTTGTCTCCACACCACGGTGTTTTCTTATAACTTCTACTCATATTTCTAAGCCTCCTTTTAAGACTTAGAAGGCGTGCGTATCATTTTTCATGAAACTTTCCTCCTGTTCATTATCCAATACAATAACAAATCGGTATGATTTAATTTATTGGCAAGGGCAAAAGGAATTGAACCTACAAAAATGCGGAGTCAAGATCCTATGCCTTAAACCACTTGGTAATACTCCTATGACATAAACAGTGAAAAATTATTTATTTTTCCACTATAATTGTCTGTTCATATTTTTCCCACTATAATTGTCTGTTTGAGAATGACAATTAGGACATAAAAGTTCTAAATTTTCAATTCTATGATCGTTATGAATTCCATTTTTGTGGTGTAATTGTAAAGATATTGGTTTATTTCTCCAATTTATAATGCCACAACAATTACATTTATATTCCAATCTTCCTTCTTTAACCAAGCGCTCTTTTAATCTTGAAGTATTTTCATATGTAGAATTCTTAATTAGAATCTCATCTAATTTATATTTTATATTTGGAGAAGTTTTTGTATTTTTCCCAAAATGAGATACGTCACAGGATAATTCTTTAATTCTTTTCTTTAATATATCTGTTGAAGAGCCACCTTTTGTTCCCAAACCTAATTCTCTTAAACAATTTGAATAACTATTCGCGTTTTTTATAATCTTTCTAAAAACTTCATCAGATACTTGATATACTTTACTTGTCCTTGACACTTTATCCTTCTTGAAAATTCCTAATTACTATTAATAATTTAATATGATTTTTCCGTTAAACTATACCTCTGTATGGAGCAGTAGACGAGACTCGAACTCGCAAAACCTCCTGCTTGGAAGGCAGGCATTCTACCATTGAACTACTACTGCATATAAAGAACTAGCTATTAGCTAGCTCCTATTGAGTGTTTTATTTCGGTCGAAACCTATTCGGTTTATAGTTATCGCACAACCTTTTATAAGTTCCGCAGTCGACTGAAATCGAACCAGTCAACTGCTTCAACACCTCGATAGCTGATCTCGCCGCTATCCTCTATGGTAGGCCAGGTTGGACTTGAACCAACAACCGCCTTTGGGCACCGGAGTGATACCAATTACACTGTACTGACCTATGTGAATCGGTTTTAACTTATAAAAGACCGAAAACTTTTAGATTAGTCGCCTTCACCCCATAAGGATGTCCAATATAGTCTAATCGTAATATTGGCTTTTAAATAGGATTTCAGACCCAGCAGGTTACTGAAATACAATCACTACAGCGTCCATATAGGACTTGGTCTTCAAGGGTAGAATCGAACTACCATTAATCAGTTATAAGCTGACCCTTCTAACCATTGAAGTACTCGAAGAAATGGAGGTTCAGATCAGATTTGAACTGATAATCTACACTTTACAAGAGTGTTGCATCACCAATTATGCTACTGAACCAAATATCGATAAGCTGAGAACTTGACTTATCACAGTGTCATCTACTATAGTTGGATATAGCTATTCACACAACTGATTAAGTTGTAGACACCAATACCACCAGTTTTGTAACTACTGGCAAAATCTTACTCTAGAGAATTATAGATTTCCGTTCAACACATCGTCCCTTGCGAGGTTCAGAGATTGCGGTCTCTTACGGTTGCACCTACTAGTACTTTCTCACGCTTTGTCTTGCAAACTCTGCGCGCGTTCATATTTCAGAACGATAGGGTATTTTGCTTCTCCAAAGTCGTACACACTTTTGCTTTATTTTTTACTCTAATTTACCTTAATTGCAAAGTATGTATCTAAGTGTAGGTTCTTATGAACGACGGGGTGCACGTTTTGCCATCCGTACCTTTTGAGTACGGCCCAGCAGCCGCCATTCTGCTCGCTTTGTTATCAGCTAACTTTTCTTCACTCTCCCTATCTTTCGATTTAAGAGAGAAATTAAAATCAATAAAGCACTAAACCTAACAAGATTCGCACCTTATAGCACTTTCGTAACCACTTATTTCTAAGTTAGTATAGGACTTTTTACATAATCCCTTCCAAACCATGATCTTAGTAGTTACCCTTGACTTTTAGGTTTGGATTAACGAATAGTGGCTTTCCATCAAATCGCAAGAAAAATCTCGCGGTCGCGCAGCCTAAGAGCCTATCAGCTACGCTTTATACGTATCGCTACGCTTATTTAAGGACTTGAAGCCAGCCCACTGTTAAAGGTTCGCATTATAGTAGCGAAGCACTGTTAAAGGGGAGAGTTGGACTCGAACCAACATCCAGAGTTTTCTTTCTCCGGTGCTACCCAATTACACCATCTCCTCATAGGGAGGCGACTAAAAGTCGCCTCTTTTCGTAGCAAATTATTGCGAACATGCCATCTGCAAAGGCGACTCATTTAATTTCTCCTCAACTAATATTGGGATACGGCGCGATGACATAACCGCGCAGTTGAGCAGCTTAACGTACTGCTCTTGAACCAGAATCAAAAAGATTTATGATTACGTCTCCCAGACTCACGCGTTTAGACCGCGCTTAGACGTTAATCGGGTTACTGGAATATACAGCTAAAACTGCAAATGGTGCTGGATACCAGACTCGAACTGGTATGGTGTCTCCACCAGAGGATTTTTGGCGCTGAGTGTAAGTTCTGCCCTTACAAGATAAACCACTATGGAACTCAACAAGTCCTCTGCGTCTGCCTATTTCGCCAACCCAGCATAGATAACCTTTTCAGAAGAAAAGCTCAACGTATCTGTCTCACTCGCTTTATCGCGCAAATTTCTCCCTCAAAGGCTATAAATATTATATCAAAAATTCAAACGAAAGTCAAATTTTTAAATCTTCTTTTCCAACGCGCGAAGCTGTCGGCGCAACTTCTTAATAATTTTCTCGTTCGCTACCGGATCTCTTTCCTTCAGAAGATTAATTCTATTTTCAATCTTTCTTACTTCGTAATCTCTTTCCATAGTAATTCTTCCTTTCAAACTTTATAAGAAAATTATATCAAAAATCTTCAGAATTTTCAAATTTTCTTTTGTGCTTTCTTTTCCTTGTATAATCTTTCTTGGATTTCATTGGCGCGCACTTCTTACGTCGCGCCAGCCAAACCTCAAGTTGTGAGGGTTCCATTGGTGTTTTCCAGTCTTTTCTTTCTTGGCTCATTATCTTTCCCTCACTTTCTAATAATATTATATCAAACTTTTGAAAAATTTTCAAGCAATTAAAAACTTATTATTTAAGGTAATATCAAAAGCGATCTTTGCATTATAATAAGGGAGATTCTTTATCTTCTCCACCATCGTGTCTGTAAAGTTTTTATAAAAATTTATCATCTTCGCGCCGACTTCATAAGACAAATACTTATCTTTTACATTGAAAATTTTAACATTTTGAAGATTTTGTCTTGTCATGTAGTCTGAGAGCATAGAAAAAATAACAAAAAAATCTTTTCTATCAACTTCTCTATTAAAAATATGAAACTTTTTATTGATTAAGCCGTCGCAAAAGAGACAATAACTACAATCCCTAAGATTTTGGGAGTAATAAGAGTATAAACAATTTTCACTTTTATAGATTCCCATACAGTCCTTCAATCCAATCGAATCTGTAATCCCATAACAACTATCACATTCATTACATCGATAAACATCAGTACAATCTTTAATCTTTGTACTATTCAATGTATAAAGACTATGTTCAATATTTGAACTAGCGATAATCTTATAACCGTCTATAATGGTTTTGCTTTTCTGAACATTTAAAGAATCTCGAATCCCATCACAGAAAAAAATAAGTTTGGAATTGTAAATATTTTGACTGTGCTGCACAAACATGCTATCAAAAACTTTAAAACTTTCAAAGATATACTTCGAAGTATCAATGTCCAATACTTCTCTTATCTTCTCAAATTCATTATCATCATAATCTAAATGAAGATAAGCCCAGTAAATGAAATCTCGTTCCGCCTTAGAGCCGATTTCAGCACGGCAAAGATAGTCAATAAATTCCTCTCCATCTTTTAAGAAATAGAGATCTTTATCATAACCTTTTTTTTTAATTTTATTAAGTTTAATCTGCATAGACTTTCACCGCCGTTCCATCAAGTTTAATCTCAATGTCATATGGATGGTCGTGCTCAAACATTGCACTTTCTGCACTTTTGTTTAAAAGCTTTAAAAACTGCTGAACTTCTGGGGTCGCGCGGAAGTAAGCAACTGGATATTTATGACCTTTTCCGACGACAAAAGCGCCAAGTATATCTCGACAAAAACGAAGATAATCTGCATAAGATAAATTTAAAAGGCGCGAAGGCAATAAAATATACGAACCATCAATTCCATTTGGAAACGCGCTTTTAAAAGCTTCATGATTAACTTCAATTACACTATAGGTTGGCATATAAGGGCTTTCTTCGAGATTGAAATATTTCATAAGCTTAGTTCCTCCCATAATTCATGAAGTTCATCAAACTCTTGCGCGGTCAAAGTCATAAAATCCTTCCAATCCGGTTTTCTAAAAATGGAAAAATTAACAGTTGGAAGCGGCTTATCAAACTTTTTGACTTCCTTTTTTGGTAGAGAAAAGTTTGGATCAACATATTTCTTTACTGTAGATGGCGCGAACCCAGTTTCACGAGCAACCGCGGCGTAGGTCTTGTGTTTTAAGTAAAGTTCGTTAATTTTGATTACATCATCTTTTGTTACTCGCATTTCTAAGCTCCTTTCTCAACTTTCTGAAATAAGTATAGCATTTTTTTTAAAATTTTTCAAATCTTTGGAGTTTTAAAAGATGTAATTTATCAATTAAGTTGGAAAATTTTATAAATATATGTTATAATATTTTTAGAAAAGAAACAAATTTTGTCTCAAATTTTTAGAAAATGGATCTGTGACAGAACTGGTATGCTTCAACCTGCTTATATTAGAGCAAGAAAAGCTTTAGTTGAAAGAGGTTGGCTAAAAGTAGAAAATAGGCATATCTATTTATTATTAGATGATATTCGCGCTCAAGGCACAACATCACATTGTGTCTCAACTTCGAGCACAACATCAGATCCTTCCAAGACACAACATCAGATTGTGTCGGCACAATATCATGATGTGCCCCAGGCACAACATCACGATGTGCATAATATAAAAGAAAATAAAAATAATAAAAAAGAAATAGAAAAGGAACCAATAATTTTGGAAAGCGGCACCTGGATTGAAAAATTTAATGCAATTCATAATCATAATACTGACTGGGGTAAAGAGGCCGTTTCACTTCTAAAAAATTTTACTCCCGAAGAGGCACGCCGAGTCGTCCTTCTTCTCCAAGATAAATATAATATAATTTTTAAATAGAAAAAGAGAGGAATTACTTCCTCTCTTTCTTTTTTAAGCCATTTGAATGCCGTCAATAGCCTTACCAATGATGCCAACATAGCCGTTCGCGCCATCGACATATTTATTTGTAAATGTAATCCAATCAAGCCAGCCGCCGCCAACGAGGTGAACACGGCAATCTACATGACCAATAGGAGTACGAATCTGAACACCATCAATAGCCTTTCCATAAATGCCAGCATATCCATTCGCGCCAGAGCCACTATTCTTCACCTCAGGAAGCCACTGGCCACCCTTTAAGTGAACTCTGTAATAAACATCACAGTTCTTTGCATTAATCTTAAGACCGGTAATTGGCTGACCATAAACACCAGCATAACCGTTCGCAGAATTATTATAATTCACAACCTTATCAAGCCAGCCACCGACATAGGCTTGATAAGTCATATCACCAGTATAATCAACCTTTGTTGGCTTAGAAGGTTTAATTGGTTTATCAGAACTACCAGAGCCATCGTTCATATATGTCTTAACCATATTAACAAAACGCTGCCAACCTCTATCAAGTGTACGATGTGGGCAATACTTACCATCGAAGTCTTGGTGCTTCTTTAGATGAGAAATATCCCAACCATAGTACTTGAGAAGAGAAGCCGCATATTCTGCCGCGTTCTTCTCAGCTGCATCAAAACGCGCACCACCACTCTTAGAATAACAAATTTCAATATGAACGCCATGTGCATTACCATCACGAGTACCTGCTGCAAAAGCACCACGATAAATTGGAATGCCGATAACAATTTCCTTATCATCAACTGCTACATTAAAAGATGTGGAAGAATTATTGCCAATCATATAAGCAATTTCATTCGCAGCTGGCGCATCATTTGCTGTATTATGAATAACAATATACTTCATGTCTTTCGCGCAAGATTCAACAGGAACCTTTAGGTCATATTTAGACTTGCTTAATAAATTTTCTTTAATTGGTACCATTTATATCCACTCCTTTGAGTTAATTTTTATTTATACTTTCTTGAAAAAGACTCTACCTTTATTGCCTGCTGCTGGTAATGATGTTCCGTGATCTGAAAAATAAAATCGAGCAATAGGTGCAAAAGTTTCTCCTAAATAAAGAGGAACATCTCCTCGTAGAGAAGTGTAACTACCATTATAATTTAAGCGAGTAATACCTTCAGAACCGCTACCTGGTAAAGATTGAGCAATGGCTAATTGAGCATTGTTATCATCTGCTTCATAAAATCGAGTATATTTATTTCCGCCAGTCCTCATTCTATTTATTTTTATTCCTGGTTCTACACTTCTTCTTTCACTATTTATTAAAACAACAGATGCGACTGAGCTTTGTTCTTCTGCATTTAATCTGAACCAATTCGTCCAGTTCCATGGTGCTTGCCAGTTATATTGATTTCGCACATATATATTTGGTGGGTTACTAATTGAATATAAAATCTGAGTTGTGTATGATGAGTTTGATATTCCAGTTACTACTAGAGTAAAAGCTCCTTTAGAACCATAAAAAAGCGGCAAATTTTTAATTTTATTTGACGAAGAAGCAGAAACGTAAACACCATTCTGTCTATAAGTATCGTCATTCAAGTCAGCGCCAGATGGAATAAGTTTGAAATTTTGTTTGTATGCGTCTTGCATAGTAAGATTTTCTTGCCAAGGACTCCAGTTTCCACTTATATGAGTACGACTAAATTTTTTATTTGAACCCGTGTAAGTTGCAGTCTGCAATACATCCGGCGAATCTCTTGAGTAAGTTTGTACTTCTAGAAATGCCCAGCCTGTAACTCCAGATGGATAGTTTGTTACATGATCTGTTGAAAAAACATACGTTCCACAGTTTTGGCAATCATTCAAATTTCCAGTATAAGTTCCGCCACTCATCAAAGCCGAATATCCACTATCTCTATTTGTTCTACCTGTTCCTCCATGCGCAAAATCTACAACACCAGTAACATTCGAGCTGGTTCCACCAACATTTGAACTAATCGTATTTGTACTTGGATTATATTGAAAATTACCATTATATGCTCTCTTCTTCTCATCGTCGGAATCAGAAAACCAAATATGTCTATTTGTATTAGATGTTGCTTCACCAGATGGATTAACCGCATCTGTCGTTTCACTATTGCCAGCGTTTAGCTTTTTGCTGCCCCCCCCGCGACTCCGATAAAAGCAGTCGCCGCAGAGGTATTAATTCCAATTTCACCTTCGGCGAGAACACCAGGCGCTGGATCAGTAGTACCTCGCTTTGGTTTAATTATGTTACTCATTTAATCTCTCCTTAGTATTGTTCCCAACTTGAACCATTATCTATATAAGGAATATATCTATCCCATGAACTTCCATTGTCAATGTAAACTTGATAGGCATCCCATCCAGAGCCGTTATCAATATAAACAAGACCTTGGCCAGTGGTTGGTGTTAATGTCATCGAACCACTAGCTGAGGCAGAGCCGCAAGTGTAACTCTCTCCGTCGCGATCGGTAACTTTGAAGCTGAAACTCATTGTTTTTGTGCCTGCCGCATCATGTGCAACGTTTAAAGTACCGCTTTTCAACGTAACTGTACTTGAACCGTTATAATCTGGAATTGTTCCAGTGTAATGAGTCCCGTTTATCGTAATGTTGTAACTGATGTTGCTTTCTTGCGTAGCCCAGTCCCATCCAGATTGAATTGGCGAAAGTTTAAACTTAAAACTAATATTAGATGTGTTTGCACTATCATTTTTACTATTCTCTGTAACAGTTAATGTAAATTTATGATGTCCTCTTGAACCGTTGCCTGTAATTGTTTTAGATTGTAAAGCCATTCAATCACCTCTTTAAGCTTTCTTGAAATATATTCGTCCCTTCGTTCCTGCGGAGGGTAATGATGTTCCATATATACTACTATTATTATTACTTGCGTAAAGTCCACCGCCTGCTATCCAAAGTCCATCAGAACATTGAATCCAACCACTAACGTCAAAATTTCCATATACATCTAATATTCCACTTTGCGATTCTATTATTCTAGTAGTATAATCTTCTGTACTTCCATTAAAATGAAAATCGATAAAACCTCCATGTCCAGCAGTTGAAGGTAATAACTTACCGAGTTCCATTCCATTTGGAGTTAAGATTGGTGTAGTAGCCATAATAACTCGTTCCCAATCTCTCCAAAGCCACGGTTCTTTATAATTAACTTGAGTTCTAACCCATATTACATTTCTTTCGTAAGATTTTAGCCATTGAGTACAATAAACGCCATCGTCGCCAATACCTGTAACAACTAATTCAAAAGCACCGTTATCACCAAAATCACTTGGAAGATTAATAATTGAGTTTTTAGCTAAATAAGAAGCATAAAAGCCTTTATCTCTGTAATCATTCAAATTCGCACCATTTGGAATTTCAATAGTATCAATCTTTTTTGAACTACAGCTCACCCAGTCTTTCCAAACTCCTCCAACATAATCTCTACTGTATAAATTACCATTACTTAAATTAATTGCAATCTGTCCACAAGCTAAATCTGATGTGTGATACCTAAGAACAGTTAACAAATAATGAGCAGATTCGGGAGGTAAGTTTGATGCAGTATCAGAGCTTAGAACATATGTACCAGATGCTACAATATTAGCATCAGTTCTATCACTGCCGCCAGCAAATAGAGCTGTTAAGGCCAAGTCTCTTGTCGTGTTGCCTGTGCCGCCAGAGCTAATTGGAACAGTTGACTTAGTCCCAAAAATCTTTTGCCACTCATACCATTGCGAATTCGTATAGGTTCGACAATAAACGATTCCATCTCTATAAAAAGTAAATCGTTGAAGAACTACGTCGTATGAAATAACTTCCATTGTTCCCCATCCCGAAGAAGCTGGCCCATTAGTGCAATTTGATAAGTTAATCCAATAAACTCCAGTATCAGTTAAAGTATTGAGATCACCAGTAAATTTTCTTCCGCCATTGATCAACGAACGTAGAGCATCGCTTCTCTTCGAATAGCCAGTTCCGCCATGTTCAACGCCAACAACACCAGTTACGTTACCTGCATTTATTTGCTGAACGCCATCTCCAGTCCCATAATACAACGACTGGTTGGAAGTGTTAATACCGATTTCACCATTTTCTAAATTAGAGGAAGTAGGTACAGTTGAACCTCTTTTTGGTTTTATAACATTAGACATTTTCCCATCTCCTTTTATTACTTTAAAAGTATATCACAATTCAAAAAAGAACTCAAATTTCTAAAATTAAGTGCTTAAAAAAAATTAAGTCTCTATTTATTTGAATTTGTATTTCTTTTATGATATAATAATAAAGAGAAAAGAAAGGAGGAATATAAATGATAACAAAAGAAATGGATTTATTCATGAATAAAACTTTTATAAATCTATATTCAATAGCAAAAAGAAACAATGAAACTATTATTTTAAAAGACTTTGATCCTAAAAATATAGAACACTTATATCTACTTGAAGTCGCGCAAGTAGTAAATAATTTCTTTAGATATAAGATTATTTTAAATATGCCACTTTATAAAAAATTTTTCAATAAAAAGTTTTGGAAAATAAAAGTAAAAAGAAAAGTAAAAAGTGGAATAAATATTGATGAATTTTTAACATTTACATCAAAAAATATGGAAATCGATGTTAAAAGTTTGTATAAAGAATTATATGAGAAAAATTGAAAAAACTATGACTTTAATATATAATAAATATATATTAAGGGAATAGGTGATAAAATGATAGTTGTAGGTATTCCAGTTTACCACTCATTAAAGACATTACCAACTTGTTTAGATAGTCTAGTAAGTCAAACAAAGAAAAATTTTTTTGTTATCATCTCTCAAGATGGAGATAATGAAGATTATTCAGATATTATAAACGAATATAAAAAAAGAGGGCTTAATATCGGACTTATAAAAAGAAAAGAAAATGGAGGCCCGAGTGTTGCTCGTCAAGATATTCTTAGTCTTGTAAAAAGAAAAAACATAGAGTACATTACTTTTGTTGATTCTGATGATATTTTACAGCCGCGCGCCATCGAAGTTCTTTATGACATTATTAAGAGCTATAATGGTGATGTAGCCATTGGCAATATTATAAGAGTTGGAAAAAGTGGAAAAAGTGAAACAATCTTTTCCAATGATACAAACCACACATGGCTTGGTGGAAAAATGTATAAAGTTCAATATTTAATTGATATTGACTTAAATTTTCCAAAAGAATTAACTTGGAATGAAGATTCATTCTTCAACTTGGTCGCAATCGCGTCAACGAGTAAGAATGTCATCATTAACGAAGATCTCTATATTCAAAGAGAAAATTCAAACTCTTTGACTCATGTTCAAAATGCTTTAAAGAAAAGTCCTCATCAATACATTCATGCACAAGCGAAAGCAATCCTTGAAATTCTAAAAAATCGAAAAGAAATTGATTTAGATACATTTTTCAATGCTTTAAAAAATATTTACTATACTATTGGAAAAATTTTCTATTATGATTTAGATAATTGGAGCTGGGCGCCGCAAGTTGAAGACTTACAAAATTGCGCAGCTGTACAAGAGATCTTAAAAAAAGAAAAGAGAGATTTCTCCAATAAAATATCGTTTAATGGTAAAGAATATGAAATTCCAATTACTTTTAATGAATTTATTAATAGTTTTGTAAAGAAGAGGTATTCAGATGGTATATATTATTAATGGGCATCCAAATTCGGGAAAGAGCTACTTCGCGCGCAAGTGCGTTGAAATGATGGGAGATGAAAATGCAAAGATTTTTTCAACCGTTGACACCACAAAATGGATCGCGAAAAGCCTTGGTTGGAATGGAACAAAAACAGATAAAGATAGATGGTTTCTCTCTGAATTAAAAAGACTAACAAAAGAATGGAAAGATTTTCCATTTCAAGAAGCAAAAAAGAAAATTGACGATTATAACTTTCAGTGGAAAATTTTAGGAAAAGATTTGAAAAAAACTGCCGTGTTCATTATGAGCCGTGAGCCAGATGAAATCGCAAGATTTGAAAATGAACTCGGCGCGAAGTCCATTTTTTTAATGAGTCCAAATGAAGATACCAATTTTTCAAATGATTCTGATGCTAATGTCGCCAATCATGATTATGATTATATAATTGCAAATCCAATGAATGATGAGATTATTCAGGCCATTGATGAATTTTTAGAAAAAGAAAGATTATACTATTTACCAGAAAGAAAACAGAAAAATAAGGTTTATATTCAAATGTTGAAGGGAGCAAAAGAATGATTGGATATATTGATGGTTTTGACTTTAAAGAGATGAATGCGATGAAGTACTGGGCTGCGCCAGCATCGTGGGACATTGAAAAGAAAAGAGAAAAAACGAGAAGCCGCATTTTTAGCGGTGAATGGTGGGGCGCTGAAAAGAAAGATGGTTACTTCACCAAAATTATTAAAGATGAAGATGGAAATCTTTTTATGCAGAGCCGTAGTCGCAACGTAAAGGGTGAATTTCCAGAAAAACACGAATGGGTTCCACATCTTCAAAGTTTCTTTGATGAATTGCCTAACGGTACTTGTTTGCTTGGCGAGCTATACCTTCCAAGTAAGCCAGGTTCTTCTAATATTACAACACTTCTTGGTTGTCTAAAAGAGAAATGTATTGCAAGACAGGAAAAAGGAGAAAAGCTTCACCTCTATATCTTTGATATTCTTGCTTGGGAAGGTAAGAGTTATATGAAGATGCCACTAAAGGAAAGAATAAATGAGATTAATCTTCTATGGTGCGATTATCCTCACGAATTTGTATCCTATGCAAAATTCTTTAATGGAAAAGAACTCTGGGAAAATCTTCAGAGAATTCTTGCTGAGGGCGGTGAAGGTATGGTTATTCTTCATCAAGACTCCCTTTATGAGCCAGATAAACGTCCTTCTAAAACGACTCAAAAGGTAAAGAAAGAACTTCAAGACAATCTTGATGTTGTTATTATCGGTGCCAATAAGCCAACCCGTCTTTATAATGGAAAAGAAATTGAAAATTGGAAGTATTGGGAAGATACAAAGACTTTTAAGCGTTTAAATGGCGACTTTTTCAAAGAATACGCAAATGGTGCAGCGATTGAACCAGTTACTAAAATGTACTTTATGAATGGCGCTGGCTCCTTGAAGATTGGTGTATATAAAGATGGGAAAATTGTACAAGTAGGTTCATTGAGTGGCTTGGATGATGAAGTTCTCTTTAACTGGCAAGATTATGTAGGAAAAGTCGCAGAGATTACCGCAATGCAGATTATGGAGACAGGAGGACTGCGGCACTCGAAGTTCCAAGAGTGGCGAGAAGACAAATCTCCAAAAGATTGTACGTGGGAGAGCTTCTATGGGAATTAATAATCCTTCTTCTTATGAACGAAAGGTAATTGAAATTCTTCAAAAAGAAAATATAAATTATGAGCGTGAAAAGACCTTTTCAGATTTGCGGAGAGGTCTTCTTCGCTATGATTTTTTCTTGCCAGAACAAAACCTCTTAATTGAACTACAAGGTCAAGGTCATTTTTATTTTATTAAAAAATTCCATAAAGATAGATCGGACTTTCTTAAATCACAAGAGCGCGACCGTAAAAAAATTAGCTTTGCTCTCGCGCATGAAATCCCGCTTTATTGTATTCCATATTGGGAGATGGATAGTGTAAGAAAGTCAGAAGATCTTTGGAGAGAAAAGTATAGGGCGCGAAGTCAATATTTTAACGATGAAATTTATAGAGAACATATAAAAAAGTAGAAAAAATGTATTAAAAGCCTACTTAATTGCGAAGCAGAAGGAGGAGATGCCACGAGTCTACAAGAAATAGCAAGTTCTGTCGGCGGTGTTTTTTTGATTATCTTTTTGATATGGCAAGTTTGGGAAAAAGTTAGTGGTAATATGGAATGGTATTCTAAAAGAAAGCTAGCTAGACTTGAAAAAGAAAAACTTGCAAGAGAAAAGGAGATAGAAGCAGTTACTCAAAAAGTTATTGAAAAAGCAATACCTCCGATTCTCAATGAACTAAAAGAAAAAAATGGTCAACAAGATGCGCGCCTAGACCGATTAACAAAAACTTCAAATGATATGCTTCGCAATTCCATGGTTAAGATTTATTACTCCTATCTTCCGTACAAAAAAATTCTTTATTATGACAAAGAAGTATTGATAAAGCTTCATAGTGATTATGAAATACAGGGCGGTAATACCTTTGTTGAAGAATTGTGGGACGAAATCAAAACATGGACGGTAGTACGAAACGTAGAAGACCTCAAGAAATAAAAGAAGAGGACAAGCCTTTTGGTTTGTCCTCTCTTTTTTTTATTCGGTTTTCAGCTATTTTGTTATTCCTTTTATTTTTTCTATTATTTCAGATACTGCACTAGAACCTGACATTAAAGTTAGGCCGGTAAGAACTTTTCCGGCAAAGGTCACTTCTTTAACAAACCCAGTTGCATAAATAATATCGATATTAAAAGAAAAAGTTAAAAAGAATCCCAATATCGCTGCACAGGATATTGTTATCCATTTCCCGAAAGAATATTTTCCCCAAAATTCGTCTTTTCCTCTCTGAATTATATACCACATAGTTACAGATAAAGCAATAATAAGAGCAATCATATCCATAAATTAACCTCCATTTTCCCAAATATATCCTCCAGCAGTTTTTCGTTTACCTCTGCAAACTTCACTAATATGAGTATACCAAACGCCGGTACTGTCTTGAGCTTCTTTATAAGAGTGATAAGAAGCTATAAAATTTTTATTTAAATCATATTGGTTGACAATATGTTCTCTTTTCTTTTTTCTAATATAGTATCCTTTTAATTTAACCTCTTCATCGGATACATTAAGTATTTTCTTTATATAGAAAGAAACAGTTTCCAATGAACAATTAACTATTTTCTTTATATCTCTCATACCATACCCTTTGTTGTATAAAGATATAATTTGTTCTATTTTAGAATCAGATAGAATTAAGCCTCCATCTCCTCCTCTAGTTGCATTGTATCCATTCTCAAAGGATTCATAAAACTTTATCCAATAAATTTCCCGTTCATTTATTATATCATTAGAACATTCTTCTATTTCCTTTATTGAAAAACAATCGACGCCATATTTTCGCATTGCAAAATACAAAGGTCTTCCTGTTAGCTTATCAGCTTTAGAATTTTTACAATGTTCTTTCCAACGTTCTTCTATTGTCTTTGTAGTTTTACCAATGTAAACTTTATTATTTGTCGTATTTTCTATTTTATAAATATAACCCATAATACCTCCAGATAATTAAGGAAAAGTGCTTATTCTGAAGGAAATATTACTCCATAAGTAGCTAATTTATGGCTCCCACTTGTCCATTGAGTTCTAATTATAAGTTAGCATTATTAATAAAAAATCTAAAAAATTGATAATCAATTAAAACTTTGATATAATAATTGTAGTAAAAAGAAAGAGGTGTATTATGGAATTAAGTAAACTTCAAGAAGATATTGTAAATGCACCAGAGCCAGTTATTTTTGTAGAGGCAAGCGCGGCAGCGGGAAAGACGGCAGTTATAACCGAAAAAATTAGAAAAAATTTAAATAGTGGAAAAAGGATTGTGGCTTTTACTTTTACGAATATGGCAGCTGGTGAAATGAAAAAAAGATTAGGAATTTCTAATAATGATGAAATTTATATTGGAACAATTCACTCTTATTGCGCGCAGCTTTTACTTCGTAAAGGAATTGAGGAAGCGCGCAGAGCCATCGATCAAGAAAACTTTGATGAGCTTTTTGAATTAATTAATGAACATCGGGAAGCTATTGAAAAAGTTGATCTAATCGTTTGTGATGAAACGCAGGATAGTGATGAACTTCAATTTCGTTTTATGTTTGATCTAATTCATGCACCAGAATATTTTATTTGCTATGATCGTAGGCAATCTATTTACCAATGGGCTGGTGCGCGACCAGAACTTTTAGATGACTACGCAGAAGAATTTGATGCAACGATTTATAGTTTGAACGAAAATTATCGAAACGCGCCACGTATTTTGAATTTTGCGAAAGAAATTATTGAAAAAACTGGAATGTATGATAACTCAATTTCAATGAGAAAAGATAGACAGGGTGTTATAAAAAGTGTTCCATATTCAAAGCAAGTTATTGTGGAGAGCATTAATACAACTCGTCGATATAATAGGTGGGCTTTTCTTGTGAGAACCAATGCTGAGGTTGATGATTTGTGTAGAATTTTAGCTTCCGCGCGAATCCCATATGACACATTTAAACAAGGCGATCTCAAAAAAGAAGAACTCGACGAGAGAATGAGTGCCGATACAGTTAAAGTTCTAACAATGCATAGTGCAAAAGGCTTGGAGTGGGATTTTGTTGGTGTCTATGATGCACGTTTTTATAGTCGGGAAGAAAGATGTTTGGCTTACGTTGCGGCGACCCGTGCAAGAGATGGATTACTCTGGTTGACGAAGCCACGCCGTCCACGTTATAATGGCGAAAAAGTTTATGATTGGAGTTTTAATAAATAATGTCTAATGAATATAAAGATTGGCTTCAAGAACAAGAAGAACAAAATTTATCAATTATTAATGATATGAAAACGAAAGGCTTTGCTTACTTAAATCCAGAAGAGTTTTTTGAGTTTTTAACTTCAATGCAAGACTTAAAACTTCATGGATTTTATGTGGAAAAAGCTTTGGACAGAATTGATACTTACATTATTACACCAGACAAAAAGACTAGAAAAAGGTGGAATAAAGAATGACAAATCGAGAAGAAATTATCCAGTCTATTGGTATTGAGCAGATGATTCGTGATTGCGCAGATCGTTACTACGATATTGAGGGTTGGTTAAAGCGAAATTTTTGCGATGTTTGTCTTGATAAGATGAATAATGAGCCACCATGTGATTTGGATACTGCTATTCAGAAGAACTGTCCTTATGGACTTTTCTGTTTGAATGATGATGAAATTATTGATATGTGGCTTAATAGTGAGAAAGAGGACGACTAACGTCCTCTTTTTCTTTTTATTCTTTTACGACTTTATAAACTTTTTCTCTAATTTCAACAACTTTATACCCTGGCGCTACAAAAGAACCACCAAGTTTATCGTCTCCTTGTGCGGGTGACCAGCCATAGAAAGTGCCACCATATACTTGAATATCTTCAACTTTTCCAGTATTTTTAACATTTAAAAGAACGTCATTTTCATCTGGCTCATGTTTAAAATGATACTCTCCACCATAAATATCTACATGAGAGTTCTCACAACAAACACATTGACTTTCTTTTCCACTTTCAAAAGTACCATTAAGAATTGTGACTTCTGCGCCATGATAAGCGCTTACTGGAATTGCATTTTTGCTCTCGCCAATAGAGACAAGTCCTTTTCCATCAATGACCATCTTCGCGCCATTTTGAGCACATAAGAGCCAGTTACCGCATTGAGAGGAAGCTTTCAGTTCTTTACCATTGAGATCGACTTCTACATTGACGGCGCCATCTGCTGTAACTTCGTCATCGGCGCTAATATCCTCAGAAAGAACTAAATTCTTACCACTTTTAATAGCAGCAACCGCACTAGAAAAATCTTCTACTTTCTCAGTATTACCAATAAGAGAATCAATCATTGGAGCCAATACATTTGGATTTGTATTGTTTGGAGTCTTTAAAATATATTCGAGAATTTGTTGTTTTGTCATAAAGACACCTCCTCTATTGAAAAAGTAACTTTAATTTGATTTTTTGATATTTTTTTGATATAATAATATTAAAGAAAAAGAAAGGAGTTAATATGTTCAAAGTAAAAAGAAAAGGAACAGATAAAGTTTACCAAGTTTTGGATACTTCGGTAGATGAAGTATTTGGATTAACTTACTTTTTAATTTGGGAAAACGGTGGATGGAGATGGCGTCCTGCAAAAAATTTTGTTCCACCGAACTGGAAGGAGGACGAAGGGACTAAATGAGTTATGATGCAAATAGTATTCAAACATTGTCTTTCTCAGATGCGGTAAGACAAAGAATTTCCATGTATATGGGAAGCGCAGATAACCAAGGCGTTCTCCAGTGCATTCGTGAAATTATTACGAATTGTATTGATGAAGCAACTGTTGGATACTGTAGTAGAATTTTCGTAGATTTATATGAGGGAAATCACGTCACGGTTTTAGATAACGGGCGTGGATGTCCTTTTGGAGCGAGAGACGACGGTATTGATGCTCTTGAAGCAATCTATACATTGCCGCATAGTGGTGGTAAATTTAATGATAAGACTTATCAAAATGTAGCAGGTATGAACGGTATAGGAGCAAAAGGTGTAGCTCTCTCTAGCGATAAATTTCGCGCGGTTTCAATGCGCGATGGAAAACAATGTGAACTAATTCTTGAGAAGGGTAAGAAAGTTTCTTTAAAGACAACAGAAGGAGAAGGTCGAGGTACTTTTGTAGATTTTACTCCTTCACCAGAAGTTTACAATCTGGAACCAATTTCAATTAAATTCTCTGATATAAAAGAAATGTGTCGAAATTGGTCTTATCTTTATCCATCTTTAACTTTTATTCTAAACAACCATATAAAAGGTGAAGAAGAAACAGTTGAATACCACGCGAAGAATGGCCTTTTAGATTTTATGACGACCTACGCGGGAAAGTCTTTGAATAAGACTCCTCTACACATTGTTCTCGCTGAAGATGGTATTGAAGCAGAAATTGTTATGTGTTGGACAAATAACCGCAACGAAGAGTTTTATGTTTTTACAAACGGTCTTGAAAATGTTAATGGAGGAACAAGCTTAACAGGTGTTAAGACAGCTCTTACTAATTACTTCAAGAAGAAAGTAAAAGGTGACGTCTCACCAGATGTTTTACGTAAAGGCTTATTCTATGCCGTCAGCTGCAAAGTTCCAAATCCAAGTTTTAGCGATCAGACGAAAACGAAAGTCAATACACCTGCACTTAGAGGATTATGTCAGCGCGCGACTTCTCAAATGTTGGGAGATTTTGAGAAGAAACATACTGATGAGTTTCAGAAAATTTTGGAATTGCTTTTAAAGGAAGTCAAAGCAGAAGCTGCGGCAGAGAAAGCGCGACGTCAAGTTCTTGAAACAGGAAAAGAAGTTGAAAAAAATCAAAAAAGAAAAGTCTTTGCAAGTGATAAATTAAAAGACGCAGAATTTCTTGGACAGGATTCAACTCTTCTTTTAGTGGAAGGTCTGAGCGCTGCTAGTTCAGTTGCGATGGCACGCGATGAAAAGCATTTTGGTATCTTAGCCCTACGAGGAAAAATGATTAATGCTTTTTCCAATGATGAAGAAAAGTTTTATCAAAATGAAGAAGTGAAACTTTTACTTAGCGCGATGAACATTATTCCAGGACGTTATGATAGCAAAAAACTTCGTTATGGAAAAGTTGGAATACTAACCGATGAGGATAGTGATGGAAAAGCCATTGCTCTTTTAATTATGTGCGCTTTATATAAAGTTGCACCAGAACTAATTAATGAAGGACGTCTTTGTTGGATGAGGTCGCCACTTTATATTGTAAAGAATGGAAAGAAAGAAACTTATTATTATGATGATAAGGAATTGCAGGAAGCAAAAGACAATGGGTTCATTCGGGGTGAAGTACAACGCAACAAAGGCCTCGGCAGTTTGAGTGCAGAACAAGCTCATCGCTCTATGTTTACTCCAGAATTTCAAAGAATTGATACTTTGATTCCTGATGCTGCCACTTTTGATGTACTTTACTCTCTAATGGGTAAAGATAGTGAGCCAAAGCATGATTTTATCTTCAATAATATTGATTTCTCAGAAATCCGAGAATAAAATTTTGGGAGAATTTGATTTCTCCCATTTTTTATTATATAATAATAACAGAAAAAGAAAGGGGTGTTTATGTGGAAATTAGTTTAACTCCCGTAATTAAAGAAAGTTTTCTTCAATTTGGTGGAGCGGTTCTTCAATCGAGAGCTTTACCAGATGCGAGAGATTTAATGAAACCATCTGCTCGTCAAATTTTTTATTGTTTATATACAGATAAATTTATTCATGAAAAGCCTTTTCAAAAGACCTTGAAAGCCATCGGATCATCATTTAGGACTTATATCCACGGCGATTCTAGTGCAGAGGGAATTATTATGCGTGCAGGGCAGCCGTTTGCCATGCGTTATCCTCTTATTGAGGTCGAGGGCTCTTATGGTACATTGCTTTCGTCTGGTTCATGGGCTGCTCCTCGTTATACAAGCGCGCGATTGTCAGAATTGTCAAACTATCTTTTTGCTGATATTCAAAAAGATGTAATAGAGGAATGGAGAGATAATTATGACAATACTGAACAATATCCAATGATTTTACCATCAAAAGGTTTTTATAATTTAGTAAATGGCGGATATGGGATTGGTGTTGGCGCATCAAGTTCATGCCCCCAGTATAATTTAAAGGAACTTAATGAGGCGCTAATTAAATTGCTTTGGAATCCTGAAATTGATTTTGAGGAAATTTATTGCGCTCCAGATTTTGCAACTGGAGCACTTCTACTTAATGCGGATGAAGTAAAAGGAAGCCATAAAAATGGGACTGGGGCAGCTTGTAAATTAAGAAGTGTAATTGAATGGGATCCAAAAGAAAAATGTTTAGTAGTTACTGAAATTCCTTATCAATTATATACTGAAACAATTTGTTCTCAGTTAGAAGAAATTATTAATGGTGAAAACAATCCAGGTATTGAACGTTTCAATGATTTAACCGGTAAAAATCCTTTAATCAAAATTTATATTTCCAAAGGTTCTTCACCAGAAAAAGTTATTAAATATCTTTATAAAAATACTTCTCTCCAAAGTTATTATGGAGTAAATTTTACTTTTTTGGAAAATGGTAGATTCCCAAGAGTATTTGGTTGGAAAGAACTTCTCCAGTCTCATCTTGACCATGAAAAAATTGTTTATACACGTGGTTTTGAGTTTGATCTCCGAAAGATTATGGCAAGACTTCACATCATTGAAGGTTTAATGAAAGCCTACGATATGATTGATGAAGTTGTTAAAACGATTAAGTCTTCTTCCTCTAGCAAAGAAGCTAACACTGCATTGCGTGAACTTTTATCGATTGATGAAATTCAAGCGAAAGCAATTCTTGATCTAAAGCTTTCTCGTCTTTCAAAGCTTGACATTAATAAATTAAAAGACGAAAAGTCCGATCTTGAAAAAGAAAAGGCTCGTATTGAAGCAATCCTCAATGATGAAGTCCTCTTAAAGAAAGAAATTGAAAAGGGCTTGCGCGAAGTTGCTGCAAAATTCGGAGACGCGCGCCGTACAAAAATTATGAACATTTCTAATGATGATGATGAAGAAAATGTCGAAGAAAAACAGCTTTCTCTTTCTTTAACGAATGAAGGTGCAGTATTTACCACAGAAACCTCAACTCTCTACTCTCAAAGGAGAAATGGTACAGGTTCTAAATTCAAGCTGGATAAAGGAGAATATGTGGTAGATACAGTAATTGGTAGTAGTAAAGATGAGATTCTTTTCTTCACTAGCACTGGTAAATTCTATCATACAAAAACAAGTGATTTTGTAGTTGGAGAAAAGCAGTATCTTAATAATTTAATCTCGTTGGAAGTTGATGAAAAGATCATGGCATCGACTCTTTTAACGAAAGAAAGTCAAAAAGATAATATTATTTTTATCACGAAGAAAGGTTTGTTGAAGAAGTCGGCTCTTTCCGAATATAATTTAAAAAGAGGAAATGGCGCGCTGGCCATAAAATTAGATGATGATGATATAATTCGTTCTGTTTTAATTTTAAAAGATGAAAATATTGGTATTCTTTCCAAAGCTGGATATTTTATAATGATTTCCACTTCTGATATTAGACCCATTGGCAGGATCGCGCGTGGAGTCATTGGAATGAAGCTTTCATTAAAAGATGAAGTCATTTCTGCTCATGTGATCCCAAATGATACAAAAGAAATTGCATCTATTTCAGAAGATGGTTATACAAAACGAACTGACATTAGTGAGTTTAAAATTACTGGTCGAGCGACAAAAGGTGCTAAAATTCAATCATCAGAAAACATGATTGATTTTTTGACTTTTAATAAAAATTCAGATATACTTATAGTATCAAATAAAGCTCAGATAAAGATTAAAAAAGATGATATTCCTCTTCTTGGCCGTGGTGCGGTTGGGGTTAAATCTATTAAATTAGGAAGTGGAAAAGTCGTTTGTTTTTCTAAAATTTAAGGGGTTTGAATTTTGAAAAAACTTTAAAAAAGAGCTATACTATTTATAGAAAGTTAAGGGAAGAAGAAATCTCCCCAGCTTAATAAAATATTTATTTAATTTAAAAAGGAGTTTTTAAGATTATGAAGCTAACTGAGAAGTCTAAGGAAATTTTTGAGTATGTAAAGGCAAATGGTGCACGTGTTTCCGTTGAGGAGATTTGTAAGGCAGTTGATAGAGCACCTCGTTCCGTTAATGCTAATATTAATGATCTTGCAAATAAGAAGCTTGCAGAGCGTGAGAAGGTCGAGGTTGAGGGTGCTGATAAGCCAATCGTCTATGTAGTTCTTACTGCTGAGGGTAAGGCATTCGTTCCTTCTGAAGACGAGGAGTAATTTAGATTAATCTTGGGGCTAGGAATAGTCCCATTTTTAAACAAGAACCACAATAATTTTTTTATCGCAAACTTATAAAAGGAGAAAATTAAATGTTAAGAGAAGCAGAAAATATTGTAAAGGTTGAAGGTATTTTAGCAGAAACAGATTTGAAGTATGGTTCTTATACAAAGAATGGTCAGCAGATTGAAACGATTGGTGGCACCATTACTGTAAATGTTGACCAGGTTATTGATGGCGTGCCACAGACCTCACAAATTCCAGTTCATATGTTTAGCGCTAAGTATACAAAGACGAATAAGATTAATCCTTCTTATGAATCTATTGAAAGAGTTATGAAGGAGTTTAAGTCTATCGCAGCGACAGGTAACGTGGATGAAGCTGATAAGATTAGAATTACACGTGGCTATCTTAGAATGAATGAGTATTATAATGGTCAGACTGATAAGTTTGTTAGTTTTCCTCGCGTTCATTCTAACTTCGTGAATAAGGCGACTGGTGAATTTAATCCCCAGGCAAATTTTAGCATGACTTTTGCAGTCTCTAATATTCAGCCAGTTGTGGATTCTCAAGGTGTCGAACTTGATCCGAAGCAACTTGAAGTCACAGTAATTGTTCCTTATTATGGCAGTAAGGTTGATATTATGAAGCTTCGCGCGAAGAATTCAAATGTAGTTAATGCTATTGAACAGTATTGGAGTACAGATGATACCTTTAAGGCAAATGGTCGCCTTGAATGGTTCTCCAAGACTGAAAAGGTTCTTGAGGAAGTTGATTTTGGCGAGCCAATCGAGAAACTAAAGACAACTAGTAGTAGTGATATTGTCATTACTGGCGGCTCTCAAGTTCCACTTGATGGTGATTTTGCCTTTGATCAGGATGAACTTGTTGCAGCGCTTAGAGAAAGAAAGGCTCGTCTTGAAGAGCAGAAGAATAAGTCAAAGAGTAGAACTGCACCAGCACCAGCACCAACGAATTCTAGTTCTATACTCGCTGGCGAAGACTTGGGATTTTAATCCCAAGTCGGGAGGTGAAGTAAATGGCTATTGATATTTTATCTCTTGAACCAAATGTTATTTCAAGGGATCTGCGCGGAAAATATATTTTGTTGGCTGGCGCGCCTAAGATTTGGGCCTCTAAGTGGTGACATTTAGGGATAAGGTAGTAAAAATCTGGAACCCTGAGACGGGAATCAGAGCGGAAGTTAAAATGTAAAAGTTTTAACACGCGCAACGCATAGAGATATTAAACTTCAAATATAAGGAGGATTCAGTGTGGATACTCAAACTAAAGAAAACATCATAAAAGATTATACTAATGGAATGAAATTGACTGAAATTTTTAGTAAATATCATACTTCTTATAAAACAGTCGTAAAATTTTTAGATGAGAATGGTATTGACCACTCTCGCGCCACCAGAAAAAAGGGTATTTCAAATCCAAAAAATTTAAGGATTTTATCAGAAGAAGAGGAACAAAAAGTTTGTGATATTTACAGGGTCACAGGACGAGCAGATTTATGCTGCCAAGGTGTTTCTGCTGGACAAGATGTGGTTAGAAGATGCTTACAGAAGTATAATCTTTATCGAACTCAAAAAGAAGCTATAAGACAATCTCCTCAAAATCAACGGAAATTTTTTGTTAGAGATGATTTCTTTGATAGTGAAAATGAACGAATGGCTTATGTTTTAGGTTTACTGGCTTCAGACGGATGTGTTAGAAAAAAGACCAATGAAATAAAATTGAGTCTTAGTTCGGTTGATAGGGATATTTTAGTAAATCTTCAAAAAGAAATTGGTGGGCGACCAATCAGTGATTATACTACGCAGGATGGATACGATGTATCAAGTTGGACTTTTACTTCAAGTCATATAAAAGAACGACTTTCTTATTATAATATTGTACCAGAAAAAACTTTTATTTTTTCATTTCCAAAACATTTGAATAAAAAATATTGGAAAGATTTTATTAGAGGATATTTTGATGGCGATGGTAGTATTTCTACTGCTGGCCCTTCTGCTATTAGATTCCAAATTTGTTCTGCGACTAAAGACGTACTTGAAACGATAATTGGTTTTTTTGAAGAACAAGGTATTCCTAAAATTTCTATATTAGAAACAAAAAGAGTAAATACTTTGTATTATTTTCAATATTCATCTGTTTCTACAAGAAAAATTTATGATATTCTTTATTATAAAAATTGTTTGTGTTTGTCAAGAAAAAAAGACAAATATGAACAGTTATTAACTCAAAATTTGAAGAAATAAATCTCCAAGAGACTACCTACCTTTAGTGTAAAGGTAAAAAGATATGCTGAACTTATACGAAAATGAAGTATAAGAAGTAGAGGATAAAAAACCTTTACGATAACATAATTGAAGATTGGTAAGACAACACTGTGTTGTCAGTCAGAAAAGGCTTTAATTTTAGCAACAGAAATTGGTACTAATGCCCAAGCTGGTGCAATGGTACAACCAATTCAGAAGTATTCAGACTTTAAATTGGTTTTGAGACAGTTGGAAAATCTAAAAGCGAAAGAGAGATATTCTACGATTTGTATAGATACTATTGGGATAAAGAAAAGTGTCCTCTAATTTAGTAATGAATTAGTTTTATTTCAGTAAAATCTGGAACCCTGAGACGGGAATCAGAGCGGAAGTTAAAATGTAAAAGTTTT